CAATGCATGGACGGGTGGCACTGTATCAAACACCTTGGGTGAGTTTTTAGCCCAAGATAATCAGCTCACTTCCAGTGCTGTCAATTCAATTCTGGCAGCATTTGTTGCTGCAAATAAGACTACTGGAACCAGAATTTTAAATTTAGGAGGCACAGGCAATGCTGCACCCACAGGGGCAGGAATAACAGACAAAGCTACTCTTGTGTCCAGAGGCTGGACAGTAACCACAAATTAATATGAAAATTTATTCCAATCAAAATGTAAATACAGAAAATAATGCATTGGAGCTGGCGGGAATTGAACCCGCGTCTTGAATAATTTCACTCACAGGCACTACAAGTTTATTTTAGTTATAATTTCATGAGGATTAAACTAAACAAAAAGCCCTCATTCATAACAATTTTATACATACAATCTATTAATTGTTATAACCCAGATTATACGGAAACTAGTAACACGCTCCATTTTACAAGCTTCAATCTACAATGGAACGATTGAGCTTAAACTAGCTCAAGTGTGGCTTCTGTGTCCACAAAGCCAGCTGCTGCAAGAATTGCATCAGCCTCTTCGAGACTCATAGCCATGTCGAAGTTGTCTTCGGCATTTAATATGATTGCTATTTTATACTGGCATGCCCCAGTACTTGCACTCATGAACTCCACCATTCAATCGATACCTTTACAGCCCCATTGAGAAAGAACTATAGTTGATTATATTTTATGCGCATTATATAATCAAGTATATTTATGGCGAAGAAAGCTTTGGTCACAGGTATAACAGGTCAAGATGGGTCCTATTTAGCAGAATTACTCTTAGAAAAAGGTTATGAAGTGCATGGTCTTATAAGAAGGTCTTCATCTTTTAATACAGATAGAATAGAACACCTCTATAGGGACAAACATCAAAAAGATACTAAACTATTTTTACATTATGGGGATTTAAGTGATAGTAATGTGCTAATAAAATTGCTGGAAAAGATAAAACCTGATGAAATTTATAATTTAGGTGCACAGAGTCATGTAAGAGTTAGCTTTGATATCCCTGAATATACAGGTGATGTTACAGGATTGGGTACAATTAGATTTTTAGATGCTATTTTAAATGTGTGCCCAACTGCAAAGTTTTATCAAGCCTCTAGTTCTGAAATGTTTGGTTTAGTTCAAGAAGTTCCACAAAGAGAAACAACACCTTTTTATCCAAGAAGTCCTTACGGTGCAGCCAAAGTATATTCTTACTGGATTACAGTTAATTATAGAGAAAGCTATGATTTGTTTGCTTGTAATGGTATTCTTTTTAACCATGAAAGCCCTAGGAGAGGTGAAACCTTTGTTACACGTAAGATTACACGTGCTATAGCAAGAATTAAAGCAGGGTTGCAGGATAAACTATATCTTGGTAATTTAGATGCAAAAAGAGATTGGGGTTATGCAAAAGATTATGTAGAAGCAATGTGGTTAATGTTGCAACAAGATAAGCCTGATGACTATGTTATTTCTACAAATGAAACACATAGTGTGAGAGAGTTCTGTGAAAAAGCATTTGGTTATGCAGGGTTAGATTGGCAAAAATATGTTGCTTTTGATCCGGCTTATTTAAGACCTGCAGAAGTAGACTTATTAATAGGTGATTATTCAAAAGCAAAAAAACAGCTTGGATGGGAACCCAGGGTTAAGTTTGATGAATTAGTTAAAATTATGGTAGATGCTGATATTAATCAATTATCTAAAGAAATGTCTGGTAATAGCATTAGAATTTAAACGTTTTTATCTACTATATCATCTATTCCATCTTTATTCTTATCCTTAAATGATAGAGGATCTCTAACAAATATTTCTTTAGCGTTAAGAAATTCTTCACTTAATTCTTCATCTTTATCTAATATTATTTCATTATGGTTTTTTTTATACTGTATGAATTTTAATATCAACAGGCCTGCAGAGCTTATTAACATTAATACTAAGCTTATCTCTAAAATATTCACTATAATATTTATTCGGAGGTAAATAACATAATTGAATATCTAATTATAGGTAATAAATTTTAAAAGTGAAGATATTTGTACAGTTTGCTTCTTATAGAGATCCACAATTAGTACCAACAATAGAAGATATGCTTGAAAAAGCTTATTACAAAGACATTTTTAATTTTGGTATATGTTGGCAGTATGGTGAAGATGAGGATACTACAAAGTATGATGGTAAAAGTAATTTTAGAATAAAAAAGCATCATTTTGATGAAAGTGGCGGTCTTGGGTGGGCAAGAAATATAACAAATCAGCTTTATAATGGTGAAGAATTAACTTTACAATTAGATTCACATCATAGATTTGAAAAAGACTGGGATAAAGCTATGCTTGAGGATTACGAGCAAGCAAAAGGCATGGCAGAAAAGCCAATTATTTCAACGTATTGTACACCTTGGGAGCCTGATAAAAACATCTTTAACCCAACACCTTGTTTAATGTCTCAATATGAGTTTAGCAATGATAAATTATTAATGAGCAGACCTTATTATATTGGTGATTATAAATCTAGAAATAAAGTTATTAAAGCTAGAACATTATCAGGTCATTTCTTTTTAGTAGATGGTAAATTTATTTCTGAAGTACCTTATGATCCTGAGATATATTTCGGTGGATATACAGAAGAGACAACAATGAGTGTAAGAGCATTTACAAATGGTTATGATTTTTTTAGCCCATATAGACAGTTAATATGGCATGAATATACCAGAAATTATAGAAAGAAGCATTGGGAAGATCATGGTACACAATCTAAAACAAAAAAGACAAGCGGTGAAAGAGATGTATATGCAAGAAACAAGACAAGACAAATGTTTGGTCAAGAACAACACAATATAGATATGAAAAGTTATGGATTAGGATCAGTGCGCTCCTTACATGACTATGAAGTATATGGTGGGTTTGATTTTAAGAACTGCTTAATTCAAGAATATACTTTAAAAGTACAAGAGCCGCCAAACCCTTCAGATTGGGAGCAGCAGTTTATTACAAATGAATATAAAATGCAGGCTTTATGGGATAATACTAAAGTAAACAAAAAAGACAAAAAGCTGCAGTTTGTTGCAATTGGATTTTTAAATAAATCTGGTATAGAGTTAAAAAGAGTAGATCTTAATCAGCAAAATGATCCAGAAGTTATAGTATCTGCAAAAAACAATTATATAACAGAATTAAAGACAAAGGATAAGCCTGAAAAATGGGTTCTTCATCCTTACTATGAGGGTGAAGGTTGGGGTGAGCGTCAGGAAGGTTCTATTAAATTCTTATAAAATGGTAATCAGCATCAGGTCCGTTACCACAGAAATACCTTTCTCTACATTCAGAAAAGATAACTGTTGGGTCAACCAATTTAAAGCCTAATGATTCAATAAAAGGAATACTTTCATTAACTTGCTTAGCCCCTAAATTGTACTCAACATGCTGTAATTCAATAATTAAGTGTTTTGTGTCTTTTAGGGTATTCCTCATACCATTTAAAATATCAATCTCAGCTCCTTGTACATCTATTTTAACAAAATCAGGCAGTGGAAAATTTTTCTGTAATACTGCAGTATCAATAGTGGTAGTAATTCTTTTTGATTCGTGCTCTTTATCATATATCTTTTCTGCAGCAGGTGAAAATTTTGAATTTTCCTTGTAATAGGAATTACCACCAAGGTAAAGAGGGTGTTCATAAAATGTTACTTCGTTATTATCTTGATTACTAAAAACTCCCAACTGATAATCTATTCCATAATCTTTATAAAAATCTTCTACTTCTCTTAAAGCTTCAAATGCAATAATTTTTGCATTTGGCCATAGTGTTTTAGCGTTTTTTGCCCAATGAAGAACCGCTGAACCTATATCATATATAACTGTTGGTTCAAAGTTTAAAATATTTTTAATACCTTGTAAGTAATCTATACTTTTTTGTGGTATATTACCATCTTTATGTAACGTTTTATAATAATGTGTTAAATTACTATCTATCATAAGAAATTATTTAAAAAGCTTTCCCACATAGAGCCAATTTTATTTAAATTAAATTTGTCTAATACATATTCTCTACCTTTTATTTGTTTCTCTTCTTTTAAATTAGGATTATCTTCTAAAAACTTAATTTTATCTACTATGTTTGATGTTATTTTAAACTTACCTTCATAATCTTTAGAGAGAGGCTCCGCTTGCATTTTTTGAACATCAACCCCTTCTGGAAAATCTAACCAATGACACAATCCATCAAAATTTTCTGGTAATGCTCCCAAAGGATATGTTAATACAGATGTACCTAGCGCTAGTGCTTCTGCAACTACACAAGAGAAGGTATCCTTATGTACATCCTGGTATGGTGTATATAGAGGGTAAATAAAATATTCACTTTCTGCTAAATGGTGAAATAGAGTTTCCTTATCTACACCATTATGAATGTGAAAAAAATCATCTTGATGTGCATGAATTACCATTAGATAGTCAAACGCATGAAATTCTTTATCAGGATAGGGCAAACGTCTAACAGATTCAATCGCTACATTACCTCCTCTTGGCCAAGAAGCATGAAAAATAAACTTATGTTTTTTTCTTTGAATGTTTTTAGACAATGTCTTAGTTATTATCTCATCAAAAACAGGATTAGGTATCAATGATCTCTCTGTAGGTACTTTAACATTATTAAATATTGCCTGAACTATAGGCTCTGTACAACTCTTTTCCCAATTAGAAATATTAACTATTCCTAATTTTAGGTTATGTTTATTTACATAATTAATAATTTCACCCATTCCATATAACCACTGCATGTGACACCAGTAAATTAAACCTTTGGTTATGGTAACTGGAAGGTTTTCATAATTATGAAACCAAAGACTATTAACTAAAATATCAAAAGTTTTGTTTTCAACATTTTCAAACTTAAAGTTTGAATAAGTAACACCATTAGAAACTGTTCCCCATTGAAATGTACTGCCATTTTTTCTTAAATTATTTTCTAACTGAGGTTCTAATTCATCTGAAACAATAACTACTTCGTGCCCCTTAGATGCGAGATGTTCTGCAACTAAAATAGTACTTGTATCAGTTCCTGAAGCTCCTCCCCCACCGTTTCTAATAGTATCTCCAGTAAGGTAGTTGCTTCTCCTACTGTTTCCTAGGAGCGTGAATAATATTCTCACTTATTTTAAAGTTAAAAGATACTTTAATCTGTTTAAAACAGCTTTCATTTCATCTCGGATATTAAGAAGATCGCTATCTTTATTATTATCAAACTCATTAGAAAGATTATCCAGAAAATCTATTCCGCTATCTATAAATCCTATATAATCGGGGTCAAAATTTGATAGAGTTATATTATACTTTAGTTTTGCTTTTGGCTTACCGTATTTACCAGAATATACCTCTACAAACTCATCAACTAAATCATTTAAATCTTCATATGCTTTACCAAAGGCTTTATGCTGAGCGTATGTATCTGATTGCCAATGAAATATACGTAATTGTTCTACAAGAGAGATAAAAGGGTTTATTAACGTCACGTAATTATTTATTGTTTATGAATAAAATACAATATTTTTGCTAAATAATTATATGAAGTTGAATCTCAACATTCAAGATAGACACATAAATGAGGGGCTTCAAGGAGAACCTACCGGATGCGCAATAGCTAGAGCATTAAAAGACAAGATCAATAATATTGTCGATGTAGGTGTATTTCCTAGCCACTTTTTTGTCTCTATCAAGAAAAACAAAAGAGTTCAATATTATACAGGTAAGCTACCAAAAATTGCTTCAAACTTTATAAAAAAGTTTGATAGAAATAAGGAACAAGCTACACCGTTTAAAATGACTCTTACAGCTAAATCTACTACAAAAACCTTAGCAACTATATAAGTTGTTATTTTAGTAGAGGGGCATTAAAGGCTTTGCAAAGAAGCGATGTAACATCTTTTTCTTTTACACCTTCGTAAGCCTCGTAATCACCATAAGGATCATTAGAAGTAGTAGTAATTGAAAGAGGAAGTTTTTTTACTTTATCTAAAATAAGAAGTAAGAGTTGGTTTAAAACAACATCACTATAAGCAGAATCAACAAACTCTTTTATATTTTGGTAATTAAATTTACCACTCAAATCACTTATAGGATTTGCATACATTCCAAATACATAATGAGGAAGATATTTTACAGTCATTGCAGCACAGTCTTTAATAACATGATAAGCAGCAGGGTTTTGTATAGTTACACCACTGTCAGGTGTATCAGAACATTTTTGAGCAGGGCTATATAATTTTGCCTCTTTTAACGGTGAGTTTTCAATTATAATATCTAGGAAACGCATAAAACTATTTAATATGATCTACCGCAATGCCAGCTTTCTTAAGAAGATCAATTCCAGAATTAATTCTATAATACTCTGAGAAAACAACCCTCTTTACTTTCGCCTGAATTAATAATTTAGAACATTCAAAGCAAGGAGAAAGAGTAATGTAAACTGTAGCATCTTTACTTGATTGTGTACTAGTGGCTAACTTCATTAATGCATTACTCTCAGCGTGTAAAACCTCTGGTCTTGTTACAAAATTTTCATCTTCACAGGAATTATTAAAACCACTTGGTGTACCATTATAACCATCGCTAATTATTTGGTGATCTCTTACTACAAGACAACCAACCTGCATTCTTTTAGCTCTGCTAAGTTGACTCCAGGTCTTAGCAATTTCTAAATATTTTCTATCAAGAAGAAGCTGGTCTGCCATAGCTAAGCATTTTCATTATATCTGAAAACATATAAGGTGTATAATAAAGTTCAAATTTATTATCACTATTAAGGTAAACAACTCCTAGTTTACCAACAATCTTACCTGTCATTGTATGATACATGAATGCATATAAGGAAAGTTGTAAGCTATAAATGTTGTACTCACACTCACTTAAATGACCAATAGGGTCTAACAGAAAAGACTTATAATTAGAGACTAGGTTAAATCTTTTATTTGTCTTAAAATCATATACGTTAAATGTATTACCTAGATCTTCAATTACATCAGCAGTACCTGCTATTCTATAAACATGGTTATAAACAAGTTCTTCGCATTTAGACTTCTTACTATCATATAAATTCAGACTAATGAGAGAATCAATTATATCCTTATGCTCCGGGTCTATATCACCTGTTTTATTAAAGATATCAATTACATCATGTATCTTACTACCTCTAGTTTTGCTTTGAGCATTCATAGTATTCCACCTCTTCTTTATTTCATCAGGAGAAACACCTTCTTTATCTGCAACTTTTTTAGCAAAAAATTCTGAATCAAACTTCTTTTTAAATTTATTAATTAAAGTTGTAGCAGATGTGTATTCTATATCTGTAAAGATGTTTTTGTAAGTGTGAGATATCTTATCAAATTTTAGCATATCTCATTATAAATGAGACTGTTTATGAATCAACTCTTGCTTTAACTAATACATAAGCAACAGTAAAACTATTTGAAATAGCTTGTTTGAAAGTAAGCTTGAATCCTATGCTTGTAAGTTTTTTATCTAAAACATCAAACCATTCTTTAGATACGCTAACTAAAATTGAATGATTCTTTTTATCAATAAGAACTGTATCTGTAAACTCTTCACAGATTGCTTGTATGTAGCTAATGTATGACGTTGCCATACATTAATATTTATTCTAAATAAAATTAGTTGTCCAGATCCTCGTAACTGTCTGTGTCTGTATAAGCTGAATTAATAAAAGAAATATTTTCCATATCTCTTGAGCCATATTTCATAATTTTGATTAAATAATCTAGTTCAATTTCATTGAGGTATAAAATGCCAACCTCTTTTTCATCTACTAAAACAGATATATGAAATGCGGTATCAGAACCGCCAGAATTCTTTAATTCAAACTTCATTTATTATTGTTTACTGAATTTAAAATAGATAGTAGCTTATCATAAACCCCACCAACTGTAGTGAGATCACCAGCTCTAAAAATACCTTTCGTAGAACAAGCTTCAATAAGAGTAGCTATAACTTTAAGGTCACTTAATGTTAAATTTGTGGTTAGCTCAGTGGTTTCTTGATTCATATAAATTATTCTATATTATATAATTATTTATTCAACATTATTTTTTTAATATTTTATTTATATAACGCGACTTTAAATTTGTAATAGCGCACTGAGAGCATTTTGTTTGATTTAATTTTTCTAAATCTTTCTTATAATCTTCTCTTAATTGTTCGCAATTTGGAATTTCGTTTGGGCAAGGTTTTGTATCATCAAAAAACAGAGCTAAAATATTCATTTAAACAGCAAAGCCGCTATTTACGTCGTATACTAGTGCTCCTTGATAATCTGTAATTTTTACTATCTCTTGATAGTTATTTGTTCTATTGTATGCTTTTTTATGTGCTTGTAGAGCACAGTCTTCTTCAATAATAAATTTAAATGACTTTTTGTTAACTAAATCCTTAACAAAAATTGTAAACTTTTCAATATACATATCCATATACATATAATATAATTAAAAAGTTAATTATCAAGTCATTTTTTTGTAACTAAAGCTTTATAAAGGTAGGCTATTGACGGATATGTGAGTGCTGCTAATGGAATAAAGGTTAATGGTAAGTTATTTAGTAAAATTAGTATTGAACTGACAAAAATAGATGTCCAAAAAGAAAAACAAATCCAGCAACTAGATAATGTACCGAGTTTTATATTTTTAGTTAAAAGCCAAGTATCAAAATCTTCTTGAGTTACAAATTCTTTATTAAAAATTTCTCCAATTGAAATTTTAAACGGGCTAAAAAACCATATTACTAATACAGTTAAGACGGTAAAGAGGCCTATTAAATATGGCATTAAAAATTCTGACATAAAAATATTTAAATGGAATAATTAATATTTCAATATAAATTTTTTAATGATTAATATTATAAAACATATAATATTTTTTTTGAGACTTAAGCGAAGAAAAGCTACCAAAAAACAAAAATTTATTTATAATATATGGTAAATTGCGATAAAGAGTATTTGATTGTTGTAGGTGACAGTAATAGTTATGGTTCAGAATCAATAGTAGATGGGGATATGGACAGTAGAGAAAATATAAACAATTGTTATGGATTTTTTTTAGCAGAAAAATTAGGTATTAAAAAAGAAAATTATCATAATTTGTCTTTACCGGGAGCATCTAATCTCTATATAAGTAAAAAGGTAACAGAATCTTTAGCCTATTTTGAAGAGAAAAATATAGATTTTAGTAAATTGTTAGTAATTGTTGGTTGGTCAGAGCCAACTAGAACAACTATTACATTTCCCGGGGAAAAAACAGCTCAAGTTTCCCTATTTCTTTATAACTTATTCTATAAAGTAACTCTTACAGAGCTGTTAACTAAAAAAAGCAAGACTCCTAAATCAGTTGAGTTTGAATATGATAAAGAGATATACAAAAAATATCTCTCAAAGTGTAAGGAATATCCCTATTATGAGTCTCTTATTAAAGGACTAGGATTATATTTTCTAAACTCTGATCTTGCTTTATATCAGGATTTAATCTTAAGACGTGGTGTTGTGGGTATACTTGAAAATAAAGGTATTAATTATTTTTCTTTTCCTACAATAAGAGAGATTTATTTTAAAAACTACTTTGATATAATTAATACTTTCTCTATTAAAAATAATATATTTACTTTTAAAAAAAATAAGTACTTTTTTAACTCAAAAAGCCATGCATTAAATTTTTGTTTTTTTGAAAAATTTAGTAAGTTCGGAAGAAGTTCTGTTGCAGGGCACCTAAAGCGTGAAGCGCATAATGAGGTTGCAGAGTTTATTTTTAATGAGCTTAGAGCTAGAAAAATTATTTAAATTAAAGCATTATTGTAATATGGATTGAGCGGTATAAACTTTTGCAAAATAGACATTTTTTCACTAAAATTATCAATTTTGTGCAATTTATTAAAAAGTAAATAGTTAACAGGATGAATTATTAAGCCATCTTTAGATATATCAAAAAATTTATAATTTTTATTTTTACCCAAGTTTAATATTGCGGCATTATTTAAATTGCAATGGTAGCCAATGGTTACATCTTCTTGATAGAATGGACATACATTTTTTTTAAAGCTTTCTACTATTTTTACTGCAATTTGTCTACTTAAAAAATAGCATCCACCTACAGCATATTTGAAATTTCTATTATAGCCTGTATAGCTATTAAATGTTATCTGTGAATTTTTAGTTTTTAGTTTATAGTATTTTTCTGAATTTTTTAATCTTTTTTTGTGTTTATTAAAGCTCGTTATTATTCCTATATAATCTCTTCCTTTAAAATCTAATTTAGATAATACATCTAAATCTAAATATGTATCATCATCTACTTTTGCAATATAATCAAATCTTTTTGCAGAATTTAATGCATGTTCAATCATTTTAATAACTTTATATTTTATAGAAATATAGCTATCTTCTACATTAACGAGAATATATGGTAGATTAACATTTATACTATCATTTTTACCGAGAAAAAAGTTAAATTCATACCCACTTTTAGAATAATATTTTATTAAAGACTTATGCTTATGTAAATTATTTTTATGCGTAATAATACCTAAATAAATATTTTTATTCATTTACTATATTTTTAATACTTAGCCTTCTAATTACTAGAAATCAATATAACTAGACTTCTAAATTTTTACTTATAAATTATATAAATGAGTGGTTTTTTAGTCACTAATAAAAATATAAATGATAATAATTTAGAAAAGGTAAATTTTTTTTTAAAAAAAAGAGGACCAGATGAAACTACATTTTCTAATTACGATGATTTATCTATTATCTTTAATTTAAACAACATAAGCAATAATATATGTAGGTATCCGTTTATTCGTGATAATATTTTAATTTTACTTGACGGAGAAGTCTTTAATTATAGAGACATTTATAAAGAATCTAACTCTTGTTGTGAAAGCATTTTTCATAATTACAAAAACAAAAGAAAAAATTTCTTGAATGGTATTGATGGTGAATATGCTATTGTTTTAGTTGATTTTAATAAAAATTTAATCTACGCTACTACAGATTTATTTGAAACAAAACCATTATATATAAGCATTCAGGATGAAAGCTTTGGAATCAGCTCTCTTCCTAGTGCACTTAAAGCACTTGGATTTAAAAAAATAAAAAATTTTAGAAGTAATTGTGCTCTTGAGTTTAATCTCAAAAATAAAAAAATTCAAGATATGTATAGTTATTATAAATTTGATATTAATAATGAGCACAAAAAACATTTTGAAGACTGGCATATAGCTTTTGAAAATGCTGTAAAAAAAAGAGTATCATCTTTGCTACCCACAAGTAATATATGCTTGTCTCTGAGTGAGGGCTATGATAGTGGAGCTGTCGCTGCTAGTTTTAAGAAGTTTGATATATCTTGTTTTTATTTCTCTTACATTACTCAATTGAATAACCCTGAAGTTTTAAATTATAGACATGATATTGATACTAATCTTCCTTTAAATAAGAATGGTGAATTATTTATAAGCCCAAATTTTAAAAATAAAAAATTAATACCTATCGATGATAAAACATTTAATATTAGCAAAGCATTATATAAAAGCTTAAATGAAAGTTTTTATTATATAACTTACTTAAATAACGGTACTTTAGTTAAGCGCAAAGGTGATAATCATTTTATGACGTTCATTTATTATAGTTTTTATAATTTTATAAAGAATAATAAAATAAAAGTAGGATTTACTGGTATTTCTGGTGACGGAGTAGCATACCCTAACGTAAATGAAATAATTAAAAAATATAATAGCATACTGCCTATTGCAAACGGCGGAGCAGGAAGCAATCTTCAAGCAAGTATAATATTTGGTAATTTAGGTGTTGAAAGTAGATCTCCTTTTACAGACCCTGCGCTTCTTCAGGAAAGTCTATGGATGGATAAGAGTGTTTATAGAAATGAAAATAATAATTTAAAAGCCCCTATTCATGATTATCTAGAAAAAGAAAAATTTCCATTTTATTCTAGAGACAAAACCGGTAAACTAAAGCATGAAAAATATGGATTTGGAAATTACTTAAACTTTAACATTTTATGTGACTAATGAATTTTAAATCTTTTTTATTAAGCAATCAGGTCTCTACTTTTTTTAATAAGTATAAAAATATTATTGGTAATAATAATACCTTAGCTGTATTAATTTCAAAAAATTATAAAAATAAAAGCACAATTTCTACTAAAATATACTGTGAACTGAGAGATAATAATGTAGATATATATAAAAACTTTTTTACAGATACATTATTAATAGAACAGCTATTACCTTTTTGGAATAAAGATAGAGAATCTAGTCTTTGTGTTGGGTTAAAATATATAGAGAGTGAGAAAATATATGTTCCGTACTTCCATATAAAATTTAATTATAATAAAATTATTAATTTAAATATCTATAAACCCGAAAAAAGTATATTACCAGAAAATAACCTTAGAGGGATATCTATTGAATTTTACAAAACACCTGTCATTAAAAAATATTTTTATTATAACAGCATTTTAGAAAAAGAATTTTTTTCAAAAAAATTTAAATTACATCAACTTCCATCTCATTTTGAATATACAGAGTACAATAATTTAAATAAAATGATATTTGTTTATGAAAATAATACAAATATAAAAACAACAACAAATATTTTAAAATTAAAAAACAAAAAAATTAATTCAGATATAAAATCTACCTATAAATTGTATAAGGTATTACCTTGCTTTTATGGAAAATATATCTCTGATGATGTTACCAGTGTTTACTGGTCTTTAACAAAGAAGAAACTATTATTTTAAGTATTAAACCATTGCTTGTCAAAGTTAGTACTACCGTCAGTTATCCTAAAATCTAAAGAAAATCTTTTGCCTGTCGTAGTGTTTGTACTACCATGAAGAACATCGCTTCTAAAAATAACTGCATCTCCTTTATTCATATTATTTGCAACCCATGTAGTACTCATTTCAGCAGGAGTAATATCTATTTTTGCATCTTGCCATGAACTTGAGGGGTTAACTGAATTAAAAGATGATTTAACTTTATCTATATAAGTCTGCAGGTTAGTGTTGCTCTCATCTGGTTTTACTAGGCAGAGAACACCATTATTCACTTCTAAGTCTTCTAGTGCAACCCAAATTGTATAAAAATAAGAATTTTGAATAAAGAAAAACCTATCACAATGCGGATAAGTACCGTGTGTATTTTGTGTTTTTCTTACCCATAAATGGTTTGATAGTACGGGATCTTTTAGAAATTTAAAAGATTCAAACAAGGGACTATTTTTGATAGAGAAGTATAAATCAACGTCTGTATCAAAGAAGTATTGTTTTTGAAATTTAAATGTATCTTTAGCTTTGGAAATATTTTTAAAATAAAACATTCTTTTATCGTCTTCGAATTGCTGAATTATTTTTGTTAATTGAATATTGGATACATCCAGAGCATTTCTTAAATATACAAAGCTATTTTTTAAAAGATAATCATGATAATCAAAAAGTGTATAAAAAGGAGCATTTTCTATACTTACTTCGTCTCCAAATATTTGGGCATTCACTATATATTATTTATTTTGTTTTTAAATATTATCTATTAAGTAATTGCATGATTTATGTTGGTGATTTAGAAGCAGATTTGCATGAAAAGTGTAATTTAAAGTGCGTACAGTGTTCACATAGTTCTCCTCATAGTAATTCAGATGATAAAAATTATAGTATTGAAGCATTTAATAAAGATTTAAATATATTATCAAAACATCTTCATAGTAGAGTTTTTAGAATTGTAGGTGGCGAGCCATTACTTAATAAAAATTTAGTAAAATTTATAGAAAATATTAAAAATGTAAAAATATCAGATAAAGTTTCTATGTTTACTAACGGTCTATTAATTAGTAAAACGGATCCCAGGGTTTTTGAATTGCTTGATGAAATTAGAATTAGTGTTTACGATCTAGAGCCACAAAAAATGATAGCTATTAAAAATAATATAGATTATTTAAAACAGTTTAAAAATTTAAATGTTGAATATAATTGTTTAAAAACATTTTTAGTTTTTAATATTGTTGAAAAAAATAAAAATCAAGAGTTAGTTAAAAAAATATTTGATAATTGTTATCATAAAAAAGACTCTTATAGTATTTTTAATGGTAAATTTTATAGGTGTTTTGCTGCGCGTAAAAAATATAATTTTTTGTCAAAACATAAAGAATTGGTAAAAGATGATTTTGAATACCTTAGAGATAACAAGCAAGACTATCTAAATATAGATAAAAATGTAACGGAAGAATCATTGAAACAATTTATTTTTAATGATAATCCTTTATCAGCTTGTGCATGGTGTTTAGGCTGTTCTGGTAAAAAAATAAAAAATTATCAAATTAATCAAAGTGAGCCTGAGTATATAGGTACACTTGAGGACATAAATTTTAATGAAGGCAGCTCCTATGTAAGCAATTGTCTTTTGAGTTGGCATAGAAAAAAAGTTGAAGAGCTTAATAAGGATGAATTCTATAATTACGACTCTTTAAAAAGCTATAAAAAATCACATAGTACTACTTTTTAATGAAGAAATGACTCCATCCAGCCTTGACTGATAATATGTCTTGAATTTAAATTTACTTAAAAACTTTATTATTTCTTCTTTTTTACTTTCAGCAAGCGTATAAATCGATACTTCTGGTAGTAGAGAAGCTGATACTTCTGTAATTTTATCCTTTAAATTAAAATACGATACGGTATCTTTAACACCATTTTCGTGAATACCTTTTATACGTCCTCCTAAAGGCCCTCTAACTGTGTTTATAGAAAGATCTATATTATACTTTATACAAAATTCTATAATATTGGGTAATTCATATATGTTTTGTATCATTGGACAAAAAGCTATTCCTGCAACACGGTTTAAATCATTAAAAAAATTAAAAGTTTCTAAAACTGTTTTTAAATTACCGTTTTTACGTATAAATGAATAGGTATTTTCATTTAGTGAGTCAAGACTAAAAATAAGTTTAAAATTTGGCAATGAGAGTACAGTTTCTTTTACTTTGTTATTTAAAATTGAACCATTAGTTGTTGCAAAAACATTAATATTGGGGTTCAAATTTAAAATTTCATTCCAAATTTTGTAATATATAGGAGTTAAAAATGGCTCACCGCCTAAAAAATTACATACCTTTAAATGAGGTATAAACTCCTTAAGTTGATCTACAAAATTATTATCATAAACTTGTTTAAGCGGGTCTAATTTTTCTCTGTTTTTTCTTATAGATGAAGAAAAATATCCACCGCACATAATACATTCATAATTACAAATATTAGTAATTTCAAATTCAAAAACTGATGGAAATTGGTTATTAGTATAATTAGAATAAAAATCAAACTTATGTAGTAAGGAATTTTTAAAATTACCCGTTTTAATCTGATTAAAACATAAATCACATCCTTTTGAAAAATCAAACTCAGCTAAACTTTTTCTCATATGATCTAGATAAGCACCAAACCAGACTTCTTTTATACTGTTTTTTGGAAAAGATCCTAAGCTAAACGATCTACTATAACAGCAAACATTAATATTACCTGTTTTATCAAAATTTAGAGTAGTGTAAGGAGCATTACATATATATTTTCTTGAACTATGATTAGCATTAAAATACTTTTTAGCTAAAATTTTATTGTTGAGCTGTGTAATAATTGTGGAACCTATTTTATCAGTAGAAAAATTTTCTAAAACAAAGTTGAAGTCGCTTACCCCACTATAATTTACCAGATCAATAAATTGAGTAAAAAAAACTTTTAATTCTAAAGTATTATTATTTAAAGTTTTATACTTTTTAAAATAATCTTTTAAATCGTTTAATTTTTTTCTGTTTGCTGCGGTGAGGTTAAATGTCATATAAAAAATTCTGTAAAAATATCTTTAAATTTTATATTACTATTATTATCTTTTTCATTAATTTTACTAAAAAAAGTTTTAAGAGTTGTTTCTTTTGGCTTATCTAATAATTTAATTATTTTAAAAATTTTACTTTTCGGAAGCATTTTATTTGCATATGAATTATTTACATCAGATAGAAATTCAATGTATTTTGTAAGCTTTTGTTTAACTAAACATTTTGTTTTATCAGGAAGAACATTTAAAAAATAATGTTTTGGAGATGACAAAATATAATAACGTAAATTATCCTTACTAAGTAATTTTTCGTTATACCATTTATAATGAAAATCTGGTAATGTAAAGATATTCATATTAGTGATAACTGCCTGCACCATAAATTTAATATTAGAATATTTTAATAATTCTATTCTATTTTTTTCTATATCACGCCATTTAGTTCCTTTTCTTATGTATTCTGCTCTTTCACCGTATGTGTCTAAGCTAGCTATAACCGTTGCGTTATTAAATTTATTTAAAAGCTCTAAAATTTCATTATTTAAAATACTTAAATTTGTTATAAAATTTATTTCTACGTTTAAATTATTAGTGTTATACAGATGTTTTATCATTTCTAAGTATCCTTTCTGTAGCATTGATTCACCTGCTGCAAAATTAATAACTTTTATTTTTTTGCTAAATTGTTTAAATAAATCTAATTGAGCTTTCAAAGAAACAAAGCTTTTTAAAAGCTTATTAGAATTATTTGCTTTTTCTTCATAAAACATAGTACTGTATTTAAAATTACAATACATACATTTAAAATTACATAAGTTTGACTCGTTGATGCTCCATACAATAAAATTTTCAAAAAATGTACCATCAAATGCAGTTTGCGCAAAATATTCATTTTTTTTATTTAAAATTTCTTCATTTAAAAAATTATTAATAGGTTGTGGTCCAGCAAAACAATGATTAAAACACTCTTTGCACGGGGTATTTTTAGTAAACGATACCCTTAATTTTTTTAAAACCTCTGAATTCCATAATTCATTAACATTGTCAGAGGTTTTTCCTACTAAAAATTTTTCATTTCCTGCTAATTTACAGCATGGGTAGACACTACCATCAGAATGATAAAACATATGTACCCAGGGCAATAAACAACTATTCATAATTTAAAACTTTAAATTCTGGAAAAACATTACATAAATTTATCTTTCGTGATGCATCAAGTTTTTTATTAAAATCAATAAAACCTCTAAGTTGATTGCTTTTATCTTCTTTAAACATGTATGATATAAAATTTTTATATTCTTTTACGCTTTTATCGTGGTAAAAATTATATATACCATCTTCTTTTATTGACTCCAACCATTTTATATGCGAATTATATTTTTCTGCAATCTTAACTTTTAATAAAGCAGGTAACAGTTGAACTGTGTGATCATCTTTAAATACAGGATTTAATCTAAATCTATTTGCTTTAATATAACCTTTATTAAAAAATTCTCTATGAAGGTCAGGAACATGAAGTGCATTAATAGCACTTACAGCAGTATAAAGGTGTAGCTCTACTTGTGGAGCTATTTCTAAAAGATCTTGTATGTTTTGCTCAATAGTTGCCCATAATCCAGCGTTATCATAGCCTCTTATATATTGATTACATTCTCTTAACCCATCGATACTCATTAAAATAATAACTTTTTTAAAGCAGGATAATTTCTTAAAAATATCTACACCTTTAAAAAACCTGGTGCTCATGTTTGTATTATATAAAAGATGAACATCTAGAATATTATTATCAATAAGGTAGTTTAAAACATCAATATTTTCGCTTGTGAGAAATGGTTCACCAGCTGAACTCATGTGTATAAGTTTTGCATTCTTAAGTTGAGGTTTAATTTGATTTAAAAATTTTTGTTTTAATTCTGTTGAAATATTGTAGAAATTAACATCAATTTTTTTGTTAAAAAGTTCCTCTGATTCTTTTATCCAACTACTACTTCTCTCTGGCTCGCACATTCTACACTTAAAATTACATAAATTAGTAAAACTAAGATGTATATATTTTTTTGGTAGTTTAAAAAACAAATTTTCAATTACATATTTTTTAATAAATTCTTTAAAATAATAATTACCCCAATTTCTGGGTGATTTATATCCTATATCCTCATACATTTTGCACATTTTACAGCAATTTAAAAAATTTTTTTTTCTGCTTCTGCTTTTCATTAGTAATTTAATTCTAGAGAAAAAAGTATTTGTTTCTATTTCTTCAGCATTTAGCTTAAATAAGCTATTTTTTTCAGAAAAGGTAAACTCCTTTCTCCACATGCATGGGCAAGGCGAGTAGTACCCGTGTAGATTTCTAAATCCTATCCAAGGAAATATGCAGAATTTTGCCACAGAAATATTTACATGCTTTATAGTTGTTTACTAGCTGATAAATATAACTGTGAAGGTTACGGAAGAACAAAAACAATTCTTAATACAAAAAAGCAATATTTTCTGTCTTTCACCTTTCATGGGTAATAAACAATATTTTAATTACTTTTCACCTTGTTTGTCTGAATGGAGAGATCACCATTTTGTGGAAGACAACGATTTAAAAATATATGATGCTAATGAGATTATTAACTTGGAAAAATACAACAAACTGCGTCTTGCAATGCTAAAAAATGATACAACTTGTAAAGAATTAGATAGATGTAAAATGTGTAAAATGTTTCAATCTGCCGGATCTAGATGTTCTAGAGAATGGAGTAATTATTATTATGCTGATATTTTTGATGAAATATTAGATAATATAGATGATGATGGTTCATTAAAAGACCCAAATAAAATTTATTATGTACATCTTTCTTATACAAATACATGCAATTACAAGTGTAGATATTGCGAACCGGAGCGCTCAGGTGCACTAACAAGCGAATTTAAAGCTTTAAAGAAAAATATTAATTATACAGTAGATACAGAAAAAAAAGATTTTTTTAAAAAACAATTATTTGAAAAATGGAAGCCAAAGCTACTGTCTACCAGGCTGATACATTTTACCTGTAGTGGCGAAGCATTATTGACCCAGGAAAATATAGATGTAATGAATTTTTTAATTGAAAATAATAAAACAGATGTTCATTTACTATATAATACAAACTTATCTGTAAGAACATTTAATAATGTAGATATTTTTAATCTGTGGAGCAAATTTAAAAAAGTAATAGTTTTAGTTTCTGCAGAAGGTTTAGATCCTTACAATAAAATTATTAAAGGTTCACCTTGTTCATTCAAAACAGTAGAAGAAAATATAAAAACTCTACGCACAATGCCTAATATTGTTTTAAATGTTCATGCAACTTACGGTGCACATAATATGTTACATCTTCCTTACTTTCATAGATATTTATACGAACAAAAATTAATAAAAGCTAATGAATTTTATTTAAATCCTTTATTTCAAGACCCTGAAAGCGTACAAATTTACCCTCAATATATGAAGAAAAAGACAGAAGCAGTATTTTTAAAGCATATAGAATGGTTAAACTCAATAAATGAAGAGGGTATAGTAAATTTTTATTTTAATAAAAGCAATATAGAATATGAAAATGCTATTAAATTTATGTACTCTGCTGATAAAACAAATTTAATAAAAGATTATATACAGGGTTATATAGATATAGATAAATTTAGAAAAACAGATTCTTTTGTTCTCGAAGAGTTAAAGCTTTTAAAGATGCACACTTGATAATGGTACAATAAAGCTTGAAGTTACATTATGTTTTAAAGAATATTTTTTAATTTTATCTTCAATTTCATTTAATTTATTAGCGGGTATTGATTTAAGAGCTATTTGTGATAGGTTTTCAGGGTTGTATTCAATTATAGTAGGTCTAAAGACTATATAATTAGTCATAGTTTTAGAAGCTATTTCTATTATTTTTTCATATTCATAAATATTAAGCGTATTTAAATTTACATTTATTTTAGATATAATAGTTTCTGGTTTTAGTTCATTAAATGTTTTTATATTATTAATAACTTTGTTAAAATTTTTATAAATTCTTATTTTGCTGTAAGTCTCTTTAGTGCCTGCATCAATAGAAAAGGTCACATTACCATGAGGCACTTCTTTTAAAAAATTTGTTATTATTGTTTTGTTTAGAAGAGTACAATTAGTAATTATATCAATTTTAAGCGTGTTTTTAAAGGCTTTATAATTAATATAATTTAATATATTAAAGATATTTTTTTTATAAAATGGCTCAGCTAAGCCGGTAATTTTTAAAGTTTTTAAAGTTGATAAGTAGGGTTTAATTTTATCTAATATTTTGTATGTTAAATTATCATTCTGCGGTATAAAATTAAGTGATGATCTGGGACACATTAAGCATGCTGTAAATTTAGTTGGCGCAGGTCCGCCTATATTGCAACTATAATTGGGTAGCTCTATTTCTATGCTTTCTATTTCATTTGTATTAATACAATAATTTTTATGTAATATCATCTTTGGACAACCTAAACTATTAATACAATTATGATGAAATTTATTATTTAATAAATAGCTTTTGATATTATTGTTGGTAGCATTATTAATAATTTCTTCTATGTTTTTTATAAAGATATTTCCTAACGGTATCTTTTGATAACAGCAATTAAAAACATTGCCGTGTGAGTCTATTTTTAAATTATTAAAAGGATACAGGCAGCGTACACTCATAAAAGTTTTAAAGAAAAAATTTCTTTTCTTGTTATTGTATCAAAAAATACACAAAAATAGTTTTTGCTGGTGTTTAAATAAATCATAAACATGTAATTTTTTAAATTAAATTTAAAGATAATTTTATAAACAGCTACATAGTTTATACTTAAAAAATATATTAAATTATCATAAAAACAAATAAAAGCTTTTCTTGCTTTACAATAACTAAAAATAGTAAATTTTTTAGGCTTTATTTTGTTTTTTAAATTATATTTTTTAAGTTTTTTTATTTTATTTTTATCTAACTTTTTAATGCGTTTTATAAAACTGGACTTTAAAAACGATATATCGCAGTCCAAGCAATTTGTCTTCAATAAAAAATTTAGCTGTTTAAAATATTCGTTTCTTAAATTTTCGCAATTATATATTTCACTTGGACATTGCTTTTCTTTATTAAAAAAATTTTCTATTATTATAGGTGTCATAAGTACATCTTATATTCTCTTAAAGCTGCTTTTAACGCTAAATATTTGTCAGCTGATATAGCGCCTAAGTCTTCATTTAATACAAAGTCATCGTAATTTTCTTTTAATTCAAAATTTTTATTAAACCATGGTTTTTTATTTCCAACAAAATGTAAAAAAATAGCACTATTTAATTTTTCTTTTGATAGAAAACTAGTGGTGATGAAATATTTTTGAGGCAAAAGAGTTAAGTGTTTTTTAAATATTATATTAAATGTAGCTTGATTGCCTAACCAAGAATATTTTTTTGCTGTATTATATGCATTTAAGAGAAATTTTTTATTTAAAAATTTTTTATTTATCAACATTACACCACAATTAAAGCCATCATTAAATCCTATATGTGGTATTTCTTCTTTTATCATTGGGTGGTGGCAAGCACCAAAGTCTAAATTAAAATCTAACAATTCCTGTATACTTCCTCTACAAATCATATCTACATCTAAAAATATTATTTTCTCAAAGTTTTTTATAGTAAAAATTTCAAATCTGTTACCTGGATTTATTCTCCATTGCCTCATTCCAGAAAACTTTAAATTTTTATATCTTTTTTTGTTTATATCACAAACAGTAATGTTGGAGTATATCTGTTTAATGGTTTTTATGTCTTTTTCATCTAAATTACCTTCGTTAAAAATAATATATGGTAAACAAATACCCGGGTTGTTTTTGAGAATACTTTTTAATAAAACTATAAATCCTGGTACATAGTCTTTTGTTAATGTTGAAACAAAGCACTGCTTCATTAAACTATTTACATTGAAAATTACATCATCAATATTATAATAAAGCATATATGCATGTTGTTTTTTTAGTTCCTCATGCTGATGATGAAGTTTTGCTTGGTGGCGGCACTATATCAAAGCATAAGCGTTGTAATGATACTGTATCTGTATGTACACTGGAGGAAGGTACTACAGATAGAACAATTTGTCAGAATAATGATATTTATGAGGCCGCAAAAATTTTAAAAATAGATAATATCCACTGCTTAAATTTAGATGAGGATACGATTAGCAATAAATTAGACATTTTAGCAAAAAAAATTGAAGAGTACCTCTCTTCACAAAAAATAGATATATTATATACAGTTTCTCCTGCTGACAACCATCAAGATCATAGAGCTCTTATTAAAGCTGTTAATATTGCAACAAGAGTAATAGGCCCATGCCCTATACCTGTTATAAGATGTGGTGAAACTATATCCTCTACAGATCAAACATTTAAATGTTTAGCGGCATTTACACCTAACTACTATAATATTTTGACTAAAGATGATTTACAGAATAAAATTAATGCTCTTAAATGCTATAAAAAAGAATTTAAGTCTCAACCTCATCCGAGATCTACAGAAATATTAAAAGCGTATGCAGAAATTAGAGGTTCAGAGTGTGGGAGTATGTACGCTGAGGCATTTATGCAAATGCGTAAAATTTCTTTTTAGCTTTCGTACTTAAAATAGAGATAATTAAGATAAGAATCAGGTAAAGGGTTATTTAAATCATACATTACTCTTGAATTCCACTTACCTGTAGTTACAGCTGTGCTGCACCAGTGTATACAATATCTTTCATTTAAAAGATTAATTGAATCACTATAGTTATTCAAAAATTTAAATATTTCTTCCATACTATCATTACCAAAATATTTTTTATCTACAACATACGGTAATAAATTTTCTGATAATATTTGATTATAAAATATTTTCAATGGCTTTATATATTCATTATTATGTTCATTAATACATTTTTCAGTATTTTTTTTAAGCTTTAAAAGCATGTGGTAGTCTTTAGGTAATTTTATCGTATTAGATACAACTTTAAACTTATTATGTGGCTTAAGAACAATGTGCTTACTTTGAAAAAAATCACTATTAAAATTCTTAATACATGTTGTATCAAAGTCTACATACCAGCCACCGTATTTAAATAATAATTCATATCTAAAAATATCAGAGAACCCTCCAATAGAGTTTAATGGACAATCACCATTGCCTTGATAATAAAAAACCTTATCTTTAGGTAAAATTTCATTTGCATCAGTTATGTTTAAGTTTTTATGCTTTAAATGATCAAAAGATTTTGAATTATATGTAAAAATATTAACTTTATGGTTATTGATTAGAAAGCTCTTTATATTTAAATTGTCAAATCTAGTGAGAGGTTTACCATCCCAGAAAAAATTAATATGGTTTTCCATTGTTTTTTCTGTGGTATTTATTTAAATTAGAATAAAATGTAGCAAGCCTGCTTTTTGAAAATTTAATAAATTCATGAATATCTTTAGTAAAACAGTGACCTCCCCATCCAAATTTTTTATCCCTTCCAGGAACATCTAAGTGGGATGAGCCTATACGCTCATCTAATCCAAGCATTTTAGTAAACTCTTTAAAAGTACTCCTTAATTTTAGCTTTTTATGTATTAAAAATAATTCATTAGCTAGCGTGACTTTTAAAGATAAAAATACATTTTCAGAGTATTTTATAAGTGAAGCTGTCTGTATGTCAGTGGTATGAACATTCTTAACTTTCCTAAGTCTTGATTTTAATATCTTGCAGACTGTTTTAGCAGCGGAAGACTGACCTCCGGCAATAATAAACTTTTGATTAATAAAGTCATGTATATTATTCCAATGTGAGAGATATTCAGGGCTATGAACCAATTTTAAGTGTTTAAACTGTTTTTCTGCATTTTTGTAGAAAATAGGTGACGCTGTAGATTTGCAACAAACCAATAATTCAGTAAACGTACTGTTTAATGCTTCTAAAATACTATTTAATAGTTTAAAATTTTCATTTTTTGGTGTATCAACACAAACGAAGGCAATATCTATTTTTGTATTTTTAAACGTTTGAATAGTATTATTGTTATATTTTGGATCAACTATATGAACAATGTCTTTTTTAAAAGCGGATGCAACAGCTTTACCGACATAGCCATAGCCAATTATTAAAACATTATACTTCACTTAACTATTATATAAGCTTTTTGCAGAATTACAATATTAAAAATTAAGATTTACCGGAGCCGGCTGTAAGACTGCTGGCCAGTTAGTTATAACATCTAATATACTGTAGTTATTAAAATTTTCTGAAAAAGATTTTATAGAATCGTTGATTAGTTCTTTTAGTTCTGTAATATCTTTTAAAACATTACTATCAGTAATATCGTTTTCGTCATCTAAAAATTTAAATATTTCTTTCTTTCTTTCTTCAAGATACTTTAATTTACTGTTAAAAATTTGCAATTTTATATCTTTTTGTTCTTCAGAAAGACTATCAGTTTCAAATAATTTTTTAACACTATTAACAGATAAATTGTTATCTGGTACATATATATTAATAGCTTTAATAAGTCTAAGAAGATAGTCATTTATTGCATAAAATTCAATACGCTTGTCTTCATAATCATTAGTAATAATTTTAATATCCTCACTACTATCTAAGCTAGCAGATGAATCTTTTGTGAGAACATAAGTAGAGGTCTCTAAGTTAAAATTATTAAATGGCCAATAAAAGAATACATCGTCAATATTTTTAAAAACTGATAACTCTTCTATAAAATTTACTTTTGATATTTTCTCAATTTCATTTTTATAACTGGCTTTTAAAAATCTACTATCTGTATTTTTCTCTGATAAATTTTCTATTTTTTTATTAAGCAAATCAATATATTCTTCTCTCTTTTTTGACAAAACTGTATTCCAACAAGCTTTAATAAGTTCTCTTCTTTTATAATCGTCGACTTCGTTAATAACAGAAAGCTGAACTTCTTTATCAAAATGATATAGAATGTTAGCAATAGGTTGGCTTAGAGCGTCGATAACTTTTTTATTTTTAGAATAAAAAGCTTCTGCAAGAGCACCATCATACCTAACAATTAATAGGTCTAAGGTATCCATGTTAACATTGACTGGCTCGCCTAACATAGCATTACTTCTAAAAGCATCTATAATTTTTAACTCAATATCTGTATTGCGTTGATAAGATACTTTTTGTGTTTTTCTTATTAACTTAAGTCTATCTATAATATACTTACAGTTTGATATTACATCATCTTTTAAAAAGTTACCTGGGGTTTGACCTGTAGGTATGCTTATAAAAATATTATATGATATATCTTTATAATCTAATGTGACTAAATTACCGCTTTTTAAATCAATAAAAGTTATGCTATTTTCACCTACTATAATTTTATTAGTGGGTACTGTATCTAAGCAATATTCTAAAAGCTCTTTATTAAGGGTTGTGAAATAAAAATTTTCGTTTGAATCACCAACTATATTAATTTGCAGAGATAGCCCCCTTACAAAATGTTCTATATCTTTTTTTGTTATTAAAATTCTATTGCTCATGGGTATGTTTGGTTTGGAGTTTTTTTAAATTCTAGCTTGTTGCCACAACCCTCACTATCTTGAATCCAAATTTGAAAAGTTGCTGTACCTGCTGACATTCCAGAAAATGAATAATCTTTTGTGGGAGACCCTGATTGCCAGCTATCAAGACCTGCAGCAGTACCGAGATTTGTATTAACCCAGAAATAATATGGTGAACCTGCATCGCTATTTGATCCTTGACATCGTAAAGTAAAGGTATCTCTATTTCCTGAACCTATATTACTAACTGAAATTACAGGTTTACTATTATAAGAACTAAAAAACTCTGACATTCTTGCTGCTCTCCAGTTTGTAGAACCAAATGTAGATGAAATTGATTCCCAATTAGCGTTGGGAGCATAAAACCCACCATTTGCTACAGATTTTGCAGCTTCTAGTTGATATGGCATGCAAAGACTGTTTGCAGCACTGGCATTAGCGGATAATATACCACCCATTGCAGTTACTTCAGTCTGATCTAAAGAACTATTGGGATTAGTTAATCCCATATAAAATCTTATTGTACTAAACTGTAGTGGATTACCAGCGGTAGGTAGTCTAGCCATAAACTTATTTATTTAATGCTTTTATTGATTCAATAAGAAGAGGTATTAATTTCTCATATCTAACAGCTTTATAGCCATCATCTCTTGTTTCTACTATCTCAGGCATTACTTTCTCTACTTCTTGAGCTATAACACCATAGTCTTTACCGTTTTTTCCAGAATTTTCACTCCATTCAAAATATACCCCTCTTAATTTGTTTATTTTTTCTAATGGAGATTCAATAGTACTGACATTATCTTTAAGACGCTCATCAGAAGAAGCAAAAGCTATAATATCTTGTGAAGCTCTAATAGCACCAGAAACTGTTAGATAACTAGATGAACCACCAGCTCCAATACGAGCTAGCATTCCTGAACCTGCACTTATTGTAATATAACTAGAATTTTGATTAAAGTAAATTTTACTACCATTAGTATTTTCTATATTAACAAAATCACCGTTATCACTTATAATGTTACAAGACCCATTATATGCATATAAAGATCCTGGCGAGTTGTATGCATTGATTGTTAATGCATAATTGTTGTTAGCAGGATTTATGTTAATACCTGCTACCCCTCCTCCAGAAGAAGCATTATCTTTAATAATTAGATAGGGGCTTGTATCGGGTCCCATTACTCTTAAAATAGTTTGATTATTAGGGCTACCAAGCTGTTGAATTACTACTGTATCTATATTGTTGTTATAATTAATAACACTTAAAGTACTTGTTACAGATACAATAGTATCGAGATAAGTAAGATCTCCTTGAACAGATAAATTTCCAACTACAGTAAGGTCACTTGAAAATAAAGAATTATCTCTAAATTGTGCAAAACCATAGAAATCAAAATCAGGTGAACCTGCAACACCAGTTCGGTTAGATGAAAATGTAGTTACATATGTATCAGCAACTTTTAAAGCATTTTTTCCATTAGCTTTTAAATTAATAGAGGCTTTACCCTGTAAATCAAAGTTTCCTGAAACTGAATCTATTAATGAATTACCTAACGCACTTCTTGCATAAATTCCAATTTGATTAGGGCTTACATTAATATCATTTACAAAAATATTTTTATCTACATTAACAGTTGCATCAAAATTGTTTAATACTTTTCTATTAGCTATACTACCAAAATAAAAACTGTTGCGTACAGCACAAAGAGAGAGATACGTAGAATCAAACTGTAGTTTACCTTGAATTCCCTGTATTTGTGTTGCACCTGCGTCGGGGTAACTAACAGAAAACCCTTCTCCTGTAAAATCTGGAGAAATTCGTAATTTATTTTCAAAAGGATCGCTATTAATGTTAGATATGTTGTTTATTGTATAAAATTTAGGATTTAAATTACTCCATGAGCCACCTCCATTGTACGCATATAGAATATTGTTTTCATATATTAAGTCGCCTTGAGAGCTATAAGGATTAAAAGAGTTTTTATCACCTGTTTCCCCCAGGTATTTGTTACCAGCGGGTGTACCGCCTGGTGTAATACCGTCGCCAATAAACAATCTTCTTGTATCAATTGAATAGCCTAGCTCTCCTTCAGTCAAAACAGTAAGAACTCTTTCAGATTCTAGTCCTCTACGAACTAAAATCTTTACTATTGTGTCAGATGTAATTTCTACAGCCATATTATAATTTTACCTTTAAAATTCCTGTTACAAGCTCGTAATACACCTGCCCTGTTCTGAGTGAGCCTACTGTAGAAGAATCTGGCAGAGAAAATAAAGCAAGATTACTCCATGTTAAATTTTTACCAGAGAAGTTTAAATTATTCACATTTAATGCTGATTCATCTACAGTTAAAGCACCACCAACTATTTTAATCTTCACATTATCATAACTAACGCTCACCTTGCCTATACCTGAAGCTCTAGAAAAACCTTGAGTTAGGTCAAATACATCAGAGTTTACCTGAGCGGCACTAATACCTGTAGTTTGCACTACAAGTTGACCGCCGCCATTATATGTCATTGTTTTATTATCTGTTCTTGGACCTATAAATTGATAGGCTGCAGGATCTCCATAATTTGGAAAATTTGATGAATCATAACCTGTTAATGCATAAAGCTTGCTATCGCTAGTACTAAAAATAATATCACCTATCTGCGCAGTAGCTAAATTAGTCCCTGTGGCCACACTTCCATTATAATAAAGCTTAGCCCCGGTAGGATATCCGCCTTTTGTAACACCATCGCCTGCAAATAGGCGTTTTGATGCAGAATCAATAACATAGCCTAATTCTCCGTTATCTAGAGTAATTAGCTTTCTTTCAGCATCAGTACCTCTTCTAACTTTAAGTTTTACTACATTTACTGTGGCCATTGAAATTATTTATTAAAAATACTCTATTTCACTAGTTTAAATATATAATAGTACTATCTAAAGGAGCCTTTTTAACTTCATCTTTTAGAATATTTAAAAGATTTTCCTGTATGTCATATATCTTCTCTAGACATCTATTAACGACAGCATTTTGAAATACTTCATTTTTACCTATAAAAAAGTCAATATCAGTTTCAAAATAAATAGATTCTCTTTCTTCTACTGTTAAATATCTTGTAAATTTAAAAACTATATTATTTTTTTCATCTCTTTTAAATAAAAATTTTCCTATTATTTGATCTCTAAATCTCATATGATTTATTAAAAGTTTAGAAAGTGCTTTATTAAAGATCCAGCTTTGAACATACTCTAATTCATTAAATTTGATTTCATCATATGTATATACATCATAATTAGGAATAGTTAAAATATCATATAGGTTTACATTATCGTAAAATGAATTAAACATAGGCGTGTTTCCGTTTTTTGTATATACTATATTTCTATCATTTTGATTATCTTTAGTTGGAATTGTGGTAAAACCGTAAACTATTTGAGGTGTGGTGTAGTTAAAGAGGTAGAACAAATATTTACCTATTGTTTCTTGAGGAAGTGAGACAAATTTTTTATATATATTTTTGTTGCTAGTTACATAAAATATATTGTCATCTGTTTGTGAGAAAAATAAATTAGTAAAAACCTCATCATCATTAGTAATAGAAGAAAGAGATACAACAGTTTTTGTACTGAAATTACTGTCGTATTTTAATAATAAACTATTATTACATAATATATACATATTTCCAAAATTATCATTTTTAATTCTTATAGGGTATGCGCTTAATAAATCTCTTTGTAAGCCGTAAGTATATTTCCAATTTAAATTTTCATCATATTCTTTTACACATAAATTTCCGCTATCTAAGATGTAGATATTATTATCGTAGTAGCTTATACCTCTTGGATTCTTAAATTCATACTTATCTTTTATAGAACCATTACCGCCAATAGCTTTTTGAAAAAATAACCTATTGGTTAAAATATTATCATCTGTGTAGAGACCGTTACCATCGTACTTGTAAAGTTTACTTGCACTTAAATCTAAGACTAAAATACTATTATTTGGGCCTTTACTAATGTCGTTAATATATCCGAAATTAATACCGGTTGGCTGCTCTGTGCTATAATCAGTAGTACTCAATACAACTCCTATAGTAGATTGATTTATATTTGAATCTAATAGTATTAATTTTTGTCCTGTTGTAGCTAGAATATTATATTTTTGCGCTTCAGGGTTATTTGCACCGTAAATTAATGTAAGATTATCAAGGTCAGGGAGGCCTACACTTGAAAGAGGTTGAAATTGTTGTGAAGATGCACCATAATACCACGTAAATTCATTATGCAATGAAGACACACCAGCAATCGCTGTTGAAGATAGAGGAATTAAATTGCTAGCAATTTTACTGTATTTGTAGAGATATAAAAAATTATCATATAAATGTTTTATTTTTAAATTAACTAAACCTGCAGTTACGGTATCGTTTGGCGCTATTTTTATTTTATCTCTATTAAAAGGTAGAGTTAAATTATAACTTACAAATCTATCGTATATTAATCCTGAATTGTTAAAGACTTCTTCTATATTCATTAATTACTCCATTTAATTTCATTTATTTTTATATAAGCAGGAACTGTTTTAGCTAAAATAGAATATATTCTTTTTTCTATTTCTAACTTTAATTCATCGTTTAATATACTGCTATTTTTAAGAACTATATTCATTAAGGTAGATTTATTACCGGGGATACTAAATTTAAAGTATCTTTCAATTTCTTCTAAATAATTTCTCCTACCACAAGCAGTGTCAAATACAATATCTTGAATTTCTCCAGAATTAGCTTTAGCATGAAACGCAATATCAAAATAATTTAAAGGTTCACTATATAAATAAAAATTTTTCATTGTAATACCTGTTGTGTTAAAATTATTATCTTTTAAAAATTCAAACAACGGTAGTGAATTAGTGTAAGGTGCTGTTCCTATAAAAAACGGTCTATCTATTAAATTAGAAAATTCATATTTTCTTGGCTTGAAAGTGTCATTAGCTACTATTTGATTATCTATTAGAAAATAAGCTGTTCCTGTATATGTATCTACACGGAAACAGAAATTATGGTATCCAGGATCTAGAGTGGATAAATTATATACCAAATTTACATAAGCATAATCTAGATTATTAAGAGAATTTACAAGTTTTAATTTAAAATTAATACTTGATTTTGGATATAAATCCAAAATATATTCTCTTAAATAGCTAGTCTGTGTTAGTGGGATATTTACTGACGGTATGTAGTAAATTTTATAATCTTTAAATATCTCTAAATTATCATTCATTTTTAAAAACTGTGTATGATAAGATCCTGAAGAAGAAATGCTTTGTACTAATGCAGTTTTTACTATTGTATTATTTTCTAATTCATAGGTAAAGTCTATAGACGTGCATGATTTTGCGAAATTTATAGTTGATGCAGATGCAATAAACACTAATGTGCTATCAAATTTCGAAACATTTGTATTATTATGTAAAATCCATATATTACCATCTAGATCAATATTGTAATTGTTTAAGATTGTCTGAGATTGAAAAACTTCTGAAACATCAAAAAATGGAGAGGTTATGTTTTTCCATTTATAGATAGAATTGCCGTCAACAAAATATATAGTACTTTTTACTCTTTTAGAATTGTTTTTTCCAGTTAAGTATAGTTTATCATCGTATAAATTAATCGTAGTTGCTCGTGAGAGAATAGTACCATAAACTTTTTTCTCAACATCAGTATCAGCTATTACATCTTGTATGCTTCCTGTGTCTAATTCAATACGAAGTATTGATCTTCCTGGGTTAGTATTAACAAGAAAATAAGCATATTTTTCATCGTAATCATAATCTAAAAGCTCTGTTAGAAGTGAATTATATACTGAATATACCTCTACATTTAGATTTGTGTATTTTATAAAAATACCTGTATCATATAGTATAAAATAATCATTAAATCCTTCTTTTCTTATAACAGCAATTGCTGAAGCAGGTAATTCTACAGTATTTAAAATATCAAAGTTTAAATTGGTAATTACTAAAGCGCTTGCAGAATTTATAAATAGTGTAGGTGTTAGGTAGTTAATATTAAAAATTCCAAAACCGTCATTTGAATAATTTCCGATTAACTGATAAGAAAATGGCTTATTCCAGTCATCCGCATACATGTCAAATACTAGAGTGAAGTTGTTTGAATATTGTATAGAAGAAAGATTGGTTGTTTTACTATATGTATATTTGTCAAAATATACTTCTTCAGTGTCATAGTAAACTGACATATTATTATTTACTATTCAAGTTAGATACAACTACTTATGAAATTTTGTTTATTTTCACATTAGCATAGATTTCTGTAGTAAAGTTACCTTCAACTCCAAATCCATTAGTGCTTTGGGTAGATTGACATCTTTGCTGTAATTCAAACGTTTTACTAGAAGCAATAGTAAATCTACCTTGTATAATATTGTTTACAGTAACGTTTGAATAAGCGTAAATAGCTCCTCCTAGTAAAGTTGTAGATGTGTCTGTTATATTTTGCAGCCTTGCTTGCACTCTATTACAAGAATAGGCTGGTGCTACTGCAAAAAAATCATATGTACCTGGAGGCAAAGTAAACTGATTACTAGCTAGTGAACATATATTGCCTGTATCTAATACTTTAGTATTAAGTGTTCTAGTTCTCCAATCACCGCTAGTAAATGACCCACCGGGGGTGTTTTGAGTTTTTTGATCCTGTAAAACTACTGTATAGTCAACTCTACCGGTTGAAACAGCAGAAGCTAATGTAGTTCTATACGTTACTACCCCAGTTGTTAGTGGAAAATAGTCAAAACTAGCTGGCTGCTGTATAGGTAAATCTATAATTTTTACGTTTGCCATATATTATTATTTATGGTCCAGTTATTATATAGTCACCGCTATCTGCAATAATAGGATCACTTGCATCTGTTAATAGCTTATCTACTAAAGTAGGTGTAGGAGTGGGTGTAGGCGTAACAGTAGGTGTAGGTGTTGGTGTAGGTGAAGGACCAGGAATTGTTGGAGTAGGTGTAGGAGTTGGTGTGTTTGTAGGTGTAGGAGTAGGTGTAGGTGTGGGTGTGGGTGTAGGTGTTGGTTTTGGAGCAGTAAATCCATTAGTGTCTTTTTCTATTATATTAGTATTAAATAACTGTAACCCTTTTTGAACTAAACTACCTGTTAATGAGTTTAATAGGTTTATACTAAAATCTGGTCCTATATGATGATAGGCGTAATACGTGCCTTTTTCAAATACTAAACTTGAAGGTATGTCAAATACATCAACATAACCAAACAAATCATTAATATCCTTTACCAAACAATCAAAAACTGAAGTAAATTCAATAGCATTAAAAGTAGATGCAGTCAATGCATTTATATAGGATACTTTTATAGGGTTATAATATCTGTCTATCCATATTGGTTTAACTTTTGGGTCTAAACTACCAGAAAGCCAAGAGCATAGAAAATCACCAGATGTTTCTTCTAGTGTATTGCCAAAATAACTATTTCTTGAATAGTTTCCTTTTTTCTTAAAAATTTTATCACTCTTAAGAGGATGATCACCTGGAATTGCTCCTGCCTCTATTAACCCTGAATCATTTATATTAAGTTTTGTAAATGGATAAAATATTTGGGGTATGTGAAAATAAGTAACTTTATCTTTTTTAAGAATTATATTTGAAGTATAACTTTCATATCCAACAGTTATATTATCATTTCCTAGTAATTGGTTAGATCCTGTAAACAGTTTTTTATAATCTCTTTGAACAATTCTTTGCTCATTAAAAAATGGGTTATTTCTAGATTGATAATTTTCAGGTGTATTAGAATTCTTTAAAGATAGTAAATTAATATAAATTTCATTGCCAGAAATAGTAAAATATTCATTATTAAGTAAAAAATTATCAAATGCATCATTATAGCTTAAACTTTCATTTATTGGTAAAGAATTATTTTTAAAGTTTTTAAGATATGATACCCAGGGGTCTGAAATATCTGTAAAGTTAGGCCCATAATTTCTTTTAACACATCTAAAAATAGAATTGTTTGTAAAAGCAGCTTGAGTACCTGTAATGGGATCAACTAAAGTTAATTCATCTAAATCAGGATTATAAGTTACATATTTTATAATATCATTTATATTTTTTTGCAATACTATAAAATTATCACCTCTATCATAGTTGTAGATAAAAATTTGAGGTGAATACTGTCCAAAATTATCTGCATCAATATCTTTACACATGCTTAAATTTCCTGTATAATCAAGTGTTAAAAATCTCTTTACACCGTCATTTTCATGAGCAATTTTACACAATGCATCAGTTAAAAATACAATTTCAAAAAAGTATCTGTTGTCAATTAAGTCACTTTTACCAGAAACTGCTACATTACAATTAAAAATGTTTGGTGATGGCTCTGCTGCAACCCAAAATTTAGAAAGCGGTGAAATAAAATCAATAGCGTTTACAGCAAGATAGGTAGAAAACCCCTCATCTGGTAATGGCTCTAATGGTTCTATCTCTAGAACATCAGATAAAAAATTAGTTTTAGAAAGATATAAATTCGAGTAGTTGTTTGTTGAAGTATCATTAGCATCTTTAAAAACACTTGCAAATGAAAAATTTATACTGTTTTCAGTATAAATGTTTTGTGTTTTTAAATTTAAAGTTTCGTCTAAATTATACTTGGCTGATAAGGGTATAAAATTAGTAGATGATAAGCCAAATACTTGCATATTATTATTTAAGAAATAGTTCCATATACAACACCTGCCCCTATATTATTTACAGTAGCAGTATATCCGTTTAAATTAATTGCTTTGCCTGCAGCGCCACCTTGGCCTCCTCCATTTGAAGCTGATGCTCCATTAATACCTAAATTACCACCATTACCGCCAGGAGCAGCAGACGCACCAGCAGCGCCTCCTGTAAGATAACTGCCAGGGCTTGAAGCTTCTCCTACACCAGATGCGCAATCTCCTAGCGCCAACCCTTGACCAACATTTATTCCAGCGCCACCACCTGAGCGACCACCTCTAATTGCTCCAAATATAATATTAGTTGATCTTCCTCCTCCTCCTGCACCTCCACCGCCACCTATAATACCTGAGTTATTAATTGTTAGATTATAGTTTAAGTTAATTGCATTTCCACCAGAATTGCCATTTAAAAACTCACATACGCCATTGCCACCCTTACCAGCCACGACACCATTTGCAGGTGAATTGGTTCCATCAGATACAGCTGGTACTACCAATGTAATATTTGATCCAGCAGGCCAGCTACCGGTATCTAATGCTGCTGTTCCTGTTGAAGTGCTTCCTATATTTCCTATTACAGTAAATGAAATGTTTACTGGGTTATTGGATGAATCACCGGTTTGAGATTCATAAGATGATCTAAGATTTACATTATAAGTAGTTGAGCTAGCGGAACCAATAGTTAGATTACTAGGTGTGTTAGTTGGAGTAGGCGTAGGTGTTGGAGTTGGGGTAGGTGTAGGAGTGGGAGTTGGTGTGGGGGTAACGCAAATTTGCATTACTGCTGGTAGCCCACCAAAAGGATTAGTAAATCCAGTGGCATTGTTGCAATAGTACACAGTAGCTCCGGAGCCTAAGTCATTACCAACGCCTAAGCTTGGAGCATTTCCAGAAAAATAAATACCCGATAAGCTATCACAACTACCAAACACAAGATCATCTACTAGTGTTACACTACTTGGAATGGTAATATCTTTTAAGAGTTTGCAAACTGAAAATGCATTACCCAGAATAGTAGTTACACTGTTAGGTATATTGACGCTTGAAAGCCCATAAAGATTCCGGGCAAAACAATAATAATCAAGGGTTGTTACACTGTTTGGAATTGTATAAGCATCTTTTCTGCCAGCAGGGTAAGTCAGCAAAGTAGTTTGATTTTTGTCAAATAGTACTCCATTGATAGAGCTGTAATTAGGATTAGCAGGGTTTACATTGATGCTTGATAGTGAAGTACAGGATGAAAAGGTACGGCTGGCTATAGATGCTAGCCCGCTACCTAACTCTACAGATCCAGTAAGAGCAAAACAATACCTAAAAGAACTACTTCCAAAAGTGGTCACATTTTTAAGGCTAGGAATAGTAACTAGATAAGAACATGAGGTGAAAGCTTGTGAACCTATGTTAGTTACGTTAGAGCCACCCTCTACACTTATTAGACTGCCTTGATTATAAAACGCATTACTACCAATGCTGGTGACACCAGAGCCAATGACTATATTGGTAAGTGTTTTACTTGTATTGTAACTGTTTGATGTTAATGTGGTATCAGAACTCTGTGAGGTAGTATTGTCACTATAAAAGAACACAGTATGTACGGGTGGTAGCGTGGGTGTAGGCGTAGATGTCGGAGTATTTGTTGGTGTAGGTGTTGGTGTAGGGGTAAATGTTGGAGTGGGAGTGGGAGAAGGTGTTGGTGTATTAGTTGGAGTAGGTGTAGGCGTAGGAGTACCTACTGGTGTAAAATTAACTGGTATTGTGTTTAAATCAAATACATAATCTTTATTTGGTTCTAATGAAGTTAAAGTATTAGTAACGCTATTTGGGGTAAAAGTAATTAAACCTGTTCCAGCAGTATTAGGAGTAATAATTCTATTAATTTTATTTTTATCAGGAAAATTAGGTAAGAAGCATCCTTCTGCTTCTGTGTATTTAGTAATTATTTTATTTTTGTTTATATTCATGGTATATACTCATATGTTACTACATTTCTAGATACGTCACCGCCACCTATTATATAGACTTTTTCTGAGCTGTCCTTTGTTATTCCCTCTCCGCCGTAACCACCTTGATTTATTGAGGAGGAAACAAAAGATAAAACAGGCTGATTACCATTTGGGTAAACTGGATAGGTAATGACAATTCCGCTTGCAAGTGTTGTACTCCCTACAGCAATTAATCTTTTTACCCCGCCATTATTAGTGAAAATAGCATTCGATATACTATATGTAAAATTCAATGGAACGTTGGCCCAGGTAGCCCCGTTATCATTAGAGCATTTAAAAAACTGTGAGGTTGAGGGAAATTTAGCTAATCCCATAGCAACCCAATTGTTACTTCCATCTGTTGTAACTACTCTAAAATCAAAATTATCTGTATTAGGATCAGGATCTGGCCAGTCGTTCCATTGTAATTTTGACCAAGAGAGACCATTATCTGTAGATCTATAATAAGCTTTGCTTAATCCTACAGCAACCCATACCCCATTACCGTAGTCTATAGATCTTATATCGGTGTTGACAGTACCTACTGATGGTTGAGAGATGGTAGTCCATGTGGCTCCGTTATCTGTCGATCTATATAATCCTCCATTTTGAACCCATGAAGCTATCCATACCCCATTACCATATTTTGCTACAGATTGATTGAATACCGTACTTTCAAGTTTTTTACTCCAGTTTAATCCATCAGTAGAGTATAGATATCTTGTATAAGGGCCTGGTGTATTTAAATCATCAAAGCTGCCGCTCATTATCCACAAACCATTACCATAAGCTATATCAAAAGGCTGAGTATTAATTGGAAGATTAGTCATCTTAGTCCAATTAACACCATCTGTTGATGTTAGATATTCATTATTGCCTGGGGGAGGTGTATTAAAATTAATAGCTGTGAATCTATTGTTACCATAAGCTACTTTATAAACTGCGCCATTAAAAGGTGCAGGTAACTTATTGCTATATAAAGTAAATCCAAGATCTCCTGGTATTTGTGTAGACGTTGGGGTAGGTGAAGGTGTTGGAGTAGGAGTAGGTGTAGGGGTAGCAGTAGGCGTTGGAGTGGGTGTGTTAGTAGGGGCAGGTGTAGGTGATGGTGTAGGAGTAGGTGTAGGTGCAAAAGGATCGTAATTAATTATATAAGGAATAACTGATGAGTTAATCAAATAATATCTGCCAGCAGAAAGGTATTGCATAGTGCTAGGTCCACCAGGCTTATAAATTAAGAATGTAGTTCCGTTTAAGTCTGTCCCAGTAATTCCTATGATGTTACTGTTACCATAATATCCTGGCATGAAAATGTCAGTCTGACTATTGTTGTAAACTATTTGCCAGTATTTGTTGACTTCTATGCCCAGAGGGTTAAGAGTGGGAGTAGGCGTAGGTGTAGGAGTAGGGGTAGGAGTGGGTGTAGGAGTGGGTGTAGGAGTAGGGCCTTGACGAGGTCTAGTATATAAATTGTATATTTTTAATATAGAAGATCCAGTATTTGCAAAAGTAAATGAATATAAGCTTTCTTGTGTAGTACTAATGGTTGCATTAGTTGTTATATAAACAGGATTATTATCTATAGAAGTTTCAGAAAAATTATAGGCAGATAGATAATTTTGAGCATATATAGGCGAATAGTTATTAAAGAAAGAATGATTAGGGAAGGGCGGTGAAATTAAATCTACATCATAGAATACATTAAACGAGGTAACATTTGTAGCTACTGTTATGTTATAAGACTCAGTAGATTTTACAAATATATCTAAGCCATTTTTATCTATATAGTATGTAGATTCTTTAGGCAACACTTGATATGAAATTACATCTGTAGAAAGTAATTTAAAGTTTGTAACATAGTTAGCAGAATCAGCTTCTGCTACAATCATATTTTTATAGATATCATTGCTCAATCCTATTTTGTTTAGAGCGTTTATATTTTCTACATCATAATAAGATAGAGGTACGGAAGTAAAAGCAAGGTTAAAAATGTTAAAAACTGAATTTCCATTTATAACAGTTACAGAAGGTGTATAAAGTGTTAGGTTTTCATTTTGAGGATAATATTCATGCTTTGGATATACAAACTTTGGATTACCTGGCTGATATCCAAAAGTATTAGAAGCATTAGGGTCTATGTTTGTATAATTAACTATAATTTCTTTTTCTACATCTAATATTTCAGAACCATCTCCAAAATCATATATAACTTTTAAAGTAGTATAAAAAGAATTATCTATAGCTGAGGGTATAAAAGTTAAAGTATATGGACCTTTTAAAATTCCTAAATTTATATTTTCTATCGTATTTTGTATTTGATATCCCCATGGAAAAAACAACCCACCATATGTAGATAAAGTATATGCAGATGTTTGACCAAATAAAAATGTTGATGTATAATAGTCGTTTAATACTTCTGCCTGTGAGAGCGCGGTGTTATAAATTTTTACACTTTGCACATTACCCTTAAACCCCTCTCCGTTTGTTGGATCATTAGTAGGATCAGCTCTTCCTATTAAAAACGGCGCAGTGTTGGTTGCTGATAATGTTGTTGCAGCTGCAGAAAAATCTAAATCAAAACCACTAATATTTAAAACTAAATTAGTTGCAACATGTGATTGACTAGGACATAAAAACTTTTTAGATCCGTTTACATAGCACTGTAATATTTTGCTGGACTGATCTACTACTAATGCAACATGGTTATAACCATTTATAATACAGTTATCAATAGTAGTATGATAGATTGCACTAAGTGGACTCGGACTAAGCCCTGATCCAATACCAACATAAACATTTTTATTAGCAGTTTGTATTATATATCCAGGGCTAAAAAACCAATGTCCTTTATTTACAACTCTTTGCAAACTACTTCTTCCTGATGAAAAAATAGCAGTAATAGTAAAGCTGTTTTGTTCAAAATTAAATCTTTTATCATTATCAGCTGATAATACGGAAAGACTACTGTAGAGAGTGTTATTTAAAGAATATACTCCAGTATTACTTGTTCTGTTTAATTTTAAATCATTTGTTTGAGTGGTAGAGGTATCATTAGCTGATACCGTACTATATCTTGATTCAGGGTCTTCTGTATCTATTTTTAATACTTGAGGTGTTATGCTTGCAGAAAGAACTGTAAAAACACCGCCATCTACGTTATTTGGATATGTAAAGGCTGTTCCGTATACAGGATCTAAGAAAAACCAGTGATTTAAGTAATTTGGCTTTCCAGATATTTGATAACTGGACAGTATTACATTAAGAAAATTCACTTAATTATTTAATTTTATATTATATTATCCAATATATAAATACATCTTTATGTTACTGTAACAATGCAAAGCTTTCTAAAGCTCCAGCTTGAGCTGCTGACCAGCTACCAGATATCTGACTAAATGCACCTCTTGTTGTTGTATCACCCAGTCCTAATTGACCGTATTCATTATATCCTGTTCCTAGTAATACAGTACTATTAGCTGATAATCCTATTGTATGACCTAATCCAGCTCCTACAAATTGAGACCAGGTACCTGTCATTGATGTAAATGTTGTATAATTTGTAAAGGAACTAAACCCTAGCTGGCCTAAATTATTAGCTCCAGTACCGAATAGTTTATAATAACTACCGTTTGCAGATATACCTATAGTGAATGCACTGCCAGTGCTTACAAGAGTTGAAGATGAAATTACATGTACAACAGTAAATGTTGTTCTATCTGTAGTATCTCCTACACCCAACTGACCCCTATTATTACTGCCAGTCCCATACCACCTACAATTTGCAAAAGGTGTACCAGAGGATAGAGCAAGAGTATGGTTATAGCCAGGTGATATACTATCCCAATTTCCAGGTAGTCTATTAAACCCATTTCTACTAATTCTATCTCCTAACCCGAGTTGACCTGATAAGTTATTTCCTGTGGTAAACCATACACTATTAGGTGTAGCTGATTGTGCAAATACATAATTATCACCTGCAAGTACTGTATTCCAACTACCTGTTAGCTGAACAAAGGTATTAGATGTTGCGGGTATATTAGCTTGCAAACTAGTCAAAGTACCAGCTGCAAACATAGTATTTGTACCAGCAGAAATAGCTACTGTAAATGCACCTGCTGGAGCTATATAATCCCAGTTTCCATTTACAATAGTATAAGTTGATTTGTTAGTGTTGTCACCTACACCTAACTGACCTTCTGTATTTCTACCCGCAGCATACCACGTAGTGGTGCCTGTACTTCTAGCAAACGTATATAGATATGTATTGCTCTTTGTAGATTTAAATATGTCAAAGTTTCCTGGTACATTACCAAATGAATTCATTTGACTACCTGTACCGGATTCACCGTAAATATTAGATCCTGCTCTTCTAATTATATAAGTTGGTACTGTAGGTGTAGGCGTGGGTGTATTAGAAGGTGTGGGTGAAGGTGTTGGTGTGTTGGTAGGTGTAGGTGTGGGTGTATTAGTAGGTGTATTAGTTGGGGTAGGCGTAGGTGTATTGGTAGGTGTTGGTGAAGGCGTAATAGTGGGTGTATTGGTAGGTGTCGGTGTAGGTGTAATTGTAGGCGTCGGTGTAGGAGTATTTGTAGTAAAGATTGTAGGTGTGGGAGTCGGAGAAGGAGTTGGTGTGGGAGTTGGAGTTGGTGTGGGACAAATAATAGTATAGGGAACTGTATTAGAAATAAACAAATAGTCTGTATTTGGAAAAACGTGATTTAAGGTATTTAAAGAACTTAATGGGTTGTATGTTAATAGATAATTTCCAGTTGAACCTATTCCTATTATCTTATTGATATTCAAACGACTAGGAAAAGCTGATAGGGGTATAGGTGTAGATGTTGTACACCCTAGATTAACAAATTCATATATGTTAGAAATTGTCATTTATTATTATATATTTATAACACCTGAACAGAGCCAGGTGCAAATATCCCTTCATAATTAGTTTGTGTATTAAACTTAAAGTATGTAAATTTTTGACCTAGATATATTGGATCAAAGTTTACAGTAGCAACAAAAGCATTATTAATATAGATATCCATTGTTAATGGTAAATCAGTTGGATACTTGTTATCATAGGAAAGAATATCGCTTTGATACAATGAAGCAAATGAAACACCATAATAGCCTACAACGCCTCCGGAGATCGGTATCTGTATAGAGGAATCAAATGTAGTAGGCTCTACAGGAGTACTATAATCATTATTAAAGTAGCCATTAATATTGAAGTTTTTAATTTTTAATGTAGCAGCTGTTAGACCAGAGCTATATGATAAACAAGGTCTAACTGCGTTAGGCGTTAAATCACCAAAATTATAATCAAGATAGGTAGAAAAATCTCTAGCACTTAATTCTTTTTGTTGAACTATAACTCTTTTACCTAAATCACAAAATCTAATTCTTATTCTTCTATATACAGGCAAATCTGTACCAGTTATTTGTTGATAAATTGAAATTGGATTGTCAAAGCTAGATAAAGAGTTAGTTCTTGTTATAACTTGATAGTTATCATAAAATCCGCCTCTTAATGTTATAGAGTTTGATACGCTTGTAGGTAATCCAGTTACACCATAACTTGAAGTGCCAAAATTACCAGTTGAGTCAAAGCCTATACCTAAGATACCACTATAAAGACCGTTATAATTTATAAATGCTGCGCCACCTGTTGAATTAGTACTCAAGTAATTAGCGTTTGTATAATTCAACCCATATCCTGGTGCGCCACCACTTACTATAGGTGTGTAACCTATTAAAGATACACAGAATCCTTCTCCTGCTTGTGTTGTTGAACCGTAGAAAGCATAATCAAAAGTAATTACTATATCTTTTCTTGTATCAAAACCGCTTGTGCTATAAATTAGAGTGCTTTTTGCACTTACAGGTAACGTATAAAAGCCTGTTGGGTAAATTGTCATGGTTGTAGTGGCTGAACCAGAATAATTACCGTTCACCGAAACAGCACTTACTGTATAAGAACCTGTTTCAATTGGAGTGACAAAACTACCTGAAGAAAGATAATAGGTTAACAACCCTACACCGGGATAAGAAGGTGAAAACGCTGACACGCTCTTTGGACTACCTGTATAAACAAAGCTGGTATTTGTAAATTGTATAAAATTAGAAATGTCTAATCTTGTTAGTGTAATATCAAATAAAGCTGTTGCAGGAGCAAAAACTGTAGTGGATAAAGAGCTTACTAAAACTGTTATTGTACCTGTACCAGATAAAGCAGAAACTGTTGGACTTAAAGTCTTACCAGGACCACTTAGAACTGTATAAAATGTTTGTAATCTGTTACCCAGGTATGATGCAGTTGCTGATAAGTCTAGGGTTTGTGTGTATTGAAGTGTTGCAGGCAGAGAAGGCTGAACTATAGATATTTTAGGAACAGGCTGGCTTACAGTATTGTTGGGTTCATCAGGGTATAAGACGACTCCCTGAGTAGACATGTGTGTATACTGCTGATTGGAATAACTGGATCTGCCAGTTTTGTTGTTTGTATAATCATAAATGTAAGCGCCACCTGCGCACAGTGAGTAAAATAATGCATCTATAGATTCTGAATCTAGTAAATTGTTGTTTACATATGCTTCATAGGAAATTTTTGTAGAAGTAAGAACATTTATTGATGTTAAATTATTGTACTCGCAATGAATATACTCTAACCCGGTGAGTGGTGTTAAATCTAATGTTGAAATGTTATTGTCTTGAATTTGAAGGTTGGTTATGTTTTTGCTGTAGTTTAAATTAATTGTAGAAAGATAATTTGTAAATGCTTGAAAATATATAAGAGACGAAAAAGCAGATAAATTGATACTGCTTAGCTGATTAGTATTAGCTGTAAACTCTGTTATACCGGAACATTTATGCAAAACGGTGAAATTGTTAATTTCTCTTAAACGGTTATTACTAATATTAACTGATGAAAGATTTACAGAGCCAGTAAAATCAAAAGACGTCAGTCCATTGTTATTGAGGCTTAGATAGGCTAGATTAGGGAGATTAGACAACGTAATGCTGTTAGCGTCTCCGCCTCCAAATACCAGATAGTTTAATACAGGGTAATTGGAAAAGTTAATAGATGAGATGTTATGATAATAAACATTTATTCGTTCCATTGTGCCTGGTAATGTTGGCAGCGATGTTAAGTTAGTATAATAAAGAAAAATGCTTGATAAAACAGTACAATTTGTAAAATCAATAGAGTTTATAGGTCCATAATAATATATTTGATTTAAATTGTAGCAGTTAGAAAAATCTACAAATTTATTTGAAGATTGTATGCTGAGAAAATAGAAATAATTTAACTGTGGGTTGTTTTTTATATTAATGTTTTTTAATGGAGAGCCATCCATATAAATGGTTTTTAAAACAGGAGCACCAGTCAGAGTGAATGCGCTCAACGAATTGTTGTATCTAGTAAAGAAAAAACTATCAAATGTTATAGAAGTTAAACTAGCAAAATAGTTGTTTTCAGTTTTAACTGCAGAAAGGTGCACATTTCCTGTAAAAACTAAAGTATCTATACTGCTTAGACCTTTAGTTAAATCTATTTCAGGGGCAGAAGTTCTGCAGTTAAAATATTTTAATGCACTCAATCCAGCTAGCTGCACAGATGATAGACTGTATGAATTAAGTGTTAATGATATTAAATTGTTTAGTGTATTGTAATTAAAGGAAGTGATAAAACGTGAGTTAGTAAACGCAATATTTTCTAAATTGTTAGGTATTGCAGGTAGAATTAAAGATCTTAGATTAGATGTGGCTCCTAAGTCTAAAAATTTGAGGGCTGACAGACTTGATATATCTAATGAAGACAGGGATTGGCTATTAAAGAGGTTTAAAGCTGTTAGAGAGTCTGCTAAATTATCTAAATTTAGTGAAGTCAGGGAACAATTTAATGCTGATAAATTTCTAAGCTTAAAAGAAGATGGGTAGTTATTAAAATTTATTTCAGTTATAGGATTACAAGATACATCAAGTGTTTCAAGTGCAGATAATGCTGATAGACCTATAATAATGTTTAAAGAACTTAAAGAACCAACAGGAGAAGAAAAATAATTATAGCCGCCTACATCTAAATACTGTAATGCTGTTAGACCTGTTACATTAAGTGATGTCAGAGGATTGGTATTCAGATACAAGTATTGTAGAGCAGGTAAATTTATTAGAACAGGATCAGTAATTAAGTTACCATTTGTTAATCCAAGATTATAGTAAGTAATTGGATCGTACCCACGGCGATCACCGAGGTGTAAATAACTCAAAGTAGGTATGTTTTGTAATACAAAAGAAGTTAGCTGGTTGTTATTACAGAAAAGATATCGCAAACTGCTCAAAGGCCCAGTAAAATTAAATGAGCTTAATCTACTAGTGTAATTGGAATAGATGTTATGAGGCCCTAGATTTAAAGATGCAATACCACTAAGAGCTCTGGTATCAGATAGTGTAAAGTCTAATACTTTTAATGGTGTTCTACCTATATCTAATGAAAATAAGCTACAATTATTAAATTTAAATGCACTAAGATAAGAGCTGTCTAGATTAAGGTAAGATAATTTAGTACCACTTAAATTAACATACTGATATGATCCATTGCGTATGTCTAGACTAAAGAGGTTTTGTAGTCCTATAACTCTGATGCCTGATATACCGCCTGTCCATGTGTAGAAATTATATAAAGAAGCATTTTCCCTTAGATCTGCTTCAAACAATGTATTGTTCCCTGCTCCATGAAATGTCACCAGGTTAGGAAATAATCTGAAATCTAAATATGTAAGAGACTGCTGAAATGGTAGTTCATAAAGTCCGCTGTATAAATCTGTTACTAAAGCCAATCTAGGTGAAGTGTTTTCAATGTAAAGTGTATTGTTACCGACGTTTAAGCCTTCTTTTTGCACATAATAATCAGTGCCAGAGAGTAAAGGAGGGTATGGTACAAAAAAAGCAGATATACTACTTGTTTGATTGTTATTGCTTGCGGTTGCTGCTCTTACCCATGCCATAAAAAATTAGAAAGTTAGTTCTCCTCCGGTTAGAGTTGGCGTATCACCTATTACAACAAAAGTGCTGTAATTTAATAAATTAGTTGGATTACTAAAATTGTTGTGTATTGTTCCTATATTTGGTCTATACATACTACTTTGTATATTAGTTAATATACCGTTAAAGTATTTAAAGTCTGTTACAAATGCATAAAACATATTAGTTGTATCTTTGGCAAGATAGGTAATACTATATATATTTGTTTCAGAATTTAAAGTCATAATAGGCTTGTCTATAGTAATAATATCAATGTTCTGGTTAGTACCTGTTAGACTAAACTGTACTACGTCAAGATAGTTTACATCTGCAAGCTTTTTGTAAGGGTAGAGCTGTACTAAACTAAATGTGTTTAAATTTAAAGAATATATAACAGGATATATTGATTTAAAGTTTGAAGCACTAGCTATAGGGTGTAGTGTTGTTTTTGCAAAAATAAGTTCATTATTCTTTTCATCAAACCAAACAGTGGAAAACTTTTCAAATTCTTTATTAATACCTCTTTCTACATAGGTTTCGTTATTAGAAGGTGTCCTGACATTATTAGTGGAATAATTAAAATCAATTTTATCAAAAATTAAATGATTTTCTGTTTCAACTTGTAATGTATCATAATATACATCAAAATTAATAACACAGTTATTAACCTCTTCTCTTATATGTTGAGGGTATTTTATAAAAATGCTTGAAAGTGCAGAAGAAACTGGTTCTATTAGAGAAGAATTAGAATTTCTCATATAAAAATCTCCATATGTAGAATATCTAGTATTGTAAATAGAAACTTTACCTGAGGAGCCTGTTAAAGTAGGTACATATTCAGTTTCTCTATTTTGTAGTCTGATATTAAAGAAATTACTAGGTAATGTAAAATCAGGCTCCTGTGTAAATTGATCATTACAGGGAGTAAATTGATCGGTAAAACTACTTACAACAAAATAATAACCTAGATATTGTGGTAAAGCAGAAGCTGGGGGTTCAAATGTAAATGAAGCTGCATATGCAAATGTGGGTCTATAATCAGGTGCAATAGGATTAGCTCCTGCATCTACAAGCTCATCATAAAAAGTTGGTGTTACATTAGGTACAAATGAGGGGTTATCAGTGCAGGGATCAACTAATAAAGTTCCATTTGGTGAGATAAAAGAAAATCCGTCTTTAACATAGCAAATAATTGTAGTTTTAACTATTTCTGAACAAAATCTTTCTGGTTGAAATGCATAGGATGCAATGTTATAAGGTGAACCAGAAAGAGCAAATTCTGGTATACCGTCTGTGTACTGTGTTGCTGAAAGCGGTGATATTGCAGTAAGAGATCCAGAATAAACAAAATAACCTGATCCTGGAGGATAGTTATTAGTTGTTCTTAATATAACACCAGAATAATTTTTTAAAGCATTAATTTCTGTATAATCAAAATTAAATCCTGATACAACATCATAAAAAACATGTCCATCTATTATTAAACAATCTTTATCTGTTAAAAGACTACCACTATTTGAGTATGCAGATAAAATACCGGAAGTGTTTTTAAAGTCACCAGTAATTTTGTATAAACCATAATCATTACCATAGACATCTGATTTAAATTGAACTAATGTTTTGTTAAGTGAAAGTAATTTTTCAAGTCTTAAATCTATTGGGTATTGGTTAACAGGGTGGAGAGGATATATATCATCATTTGCCCAAGTATCTTTTTTATAATTTTTAAAAAATTCTTGAGGGTCTATATATCTAGATAATCCTTGATTAGAAAATGTTATGCTTTGCTCTCTGCTTTGATATCCTCTAAAAGTATGTAATAGAGGGTCACTTTTAACATCGCCGAATTTATAGCCGTTTGTATAATCTATTTGAGTAAAGCTATTATCTTCTATAAAAATTAAGGGTGACTCTTGATCTTGCTGTGTATTACCTGAGATATTTCCAAATTTACTTGGATCTGGAAAAATATAAACAGTGTTGGGTGTTAAAGTAGAAACACTTACTGTTGAAGTAAAATTAAAATTATAAAAATTAAGTAGCCCTAATTTATCTGGTTTAAAAAACAATCCTTGTGCTTTTGGTGTTTTTAAAAGACTTTCTTCGGGTACAAATGCTACAGTTGGAGAAGTTTTATTTAAATAGTTTGCAAATGGGCTCTCTGCTTTAAATAAAATACCAGAGGTAATATTTGTAACTGTATTTCCGGTTGATACATAATAAAAATCTGTACCCATGTATTTTTTTGTAACTTCTTTAAGTAAGCTTAGCCTTAAATTATTTTGACTATTATTGTTTATATTATTAATAAAGTCTCTATCTTTAAGAAAGTTTAATTGGGTTGAATTAATTGTTGGTGTAATAGAGAAATTATTTGTACCTAATTCAACTAAAAAGAATGGGTAGCTTGTGATTGCATTTACTATAGATTTGTCAAAATTTAAATAATAATTTGCATCTATATCTAGTAAATTAAGAACAAATTCAGTATTTCGTAATCCTGTTGCCCCGTAGGCTGATGCGGGTAAAGTACCTAAATCAAAATAGCTAGAATTATTATCATATAGTTCTTCTAACTCTACTATTATGTTATTTCTTACTGCAGAGGGAGTAATATTTAGAGTTTGAATTAGTTCAGTTAAATCTTGTGCTTCTAAACTTTTTGATATTTCATTGTAGATTAGTTTTTCTACGCCGTATATACTACCCTTTAGGTTATACTCAACAGCGCTAAACTTTGCTTTATCACGTAAAGTAGAGAAATATATACAAATATCCTTTATTTTTTTAGCAAAAAATGGAACTGCAATAGCTAAGTCTCTAGGGCTGTTTTTATCTATATTTTGTAAGAATCTTCTTTCATCAATAGATGAATAATTTAAAACTATTTCTGTTATAAAGTCTTTATATAATTCGGTAATAGCATCAGAAGATGCTTGAGGCGCATAATCTTTAGCTTCAAACCAATTATTAAGATAATTGTTATATCTTTGAAATAATTCTTCTGTACTTAGGGATAAGGTACCGTTATATTTTAACCAGTCTATAAATGATATAGGTGTTGTTCTATCAATTGGAAATTCAACTAATGTGTCTTTAGTAATAGAATTATCTAATTTTTCATCTACAAATCTATTAACATCTGGCATTGAATTATTTAATTATTGTATACAATATCAACAGTATTAGTAAATAGCTTTAAGCCTTTAGTTAGCTCATAACTTAAAATATTTTGCATGATTCCGTTATTCTTTGACCAGTCTTTATAAGAGCTTAATGTGGGAGACAGTAGATTAATTGGGTCATTCCAATTTAAAATATTGTTATAGAAAGAGTTTTCAGTAATATCATTAAATTGATAGAAGGAATAATAATTTTTAATATTTATACCAGTAAGACTCTTAGGCGCTACTAAGCCCCAGCCCCAGTCATACGTGTATGAACTTAAAGGTAATATATCTCCTAAATTATAGCCTTTGATATTAGATGTGTTTACTATTGTATAAAGGTCAGAGAAGAGCTCTAAAGCTACTATAGATTTTCCAGAAATAATAGTACCTGACAATACATTTATTTGATTGCCTAAATTTATTCCATATTTTGAGCTATTAATATATCCTTTTTTATCAAAATTTCTATTAAACGTATTTCTATCACCCCAAAGTATTTTGTGTTTTATTGATAAAAGATCTACAAGTCTTCTTAATTGAGGTGGAAAGGGATAATTATATTCCTCAAACTGTAGACTTAACTCATCGCAAAAAGATAGAAGTTTATCTAAATTGCATTTATCTATATCTGAGTTGTTGGAAACAAAGTTTGCTGTTTTTTCATATACTACTTTTCCCAACTCATAAGGTTGAGCACTAATGCTGCCTACTATTGTGCTTAAAAAATTATCAAAAAACATTTTTTTATTAAAAAGAACTTCTTGATATCTTAAATCTTTATAAAAATTACCAGCATCAAAATCTTCATTTATTTTTGTAACGTTATATTTACCGGTAGAAGGATATACGTTAAAAAGCGCAGACTCGCCAGATAGATATCTTGTAACATTAAAAGGAACCATATATTTGTTAATCCATCTTGATCCAATCCAATCACCGTAGGCCTGGAATATTCTTTCTTGGAAAGCAGATACGGGATTAGATGTTGAATCTGGAGGAAACTCTAAAGTAATACTGTCAACACCTGCAATAGAAGACATGCTTTCGTTAGTAGTGTCAACATAATACAATTTGTTTTCAAAATTGTTTATTACCCAAAGATAATTTGCAGTATCACATGCAATACCACCTATACTACCTATATAGTTTGTTGTGTTAACACCGGAACCGCCAGGAAAAGAAGTAACTTTTTGAGGATTATTTGCATCTAGCTTTATTATTGTTTCTCTATCATTAACAACATAAGCATTTTGTGCACCATCAACAGTTATATTGCCTGCTAGTCTAAACCCTGTAAGAGGATATCCTGTGAGAAGGTTACCGTCTTTATCAAACTTATATACAAAATCATTTTTACCTGTTAAAGAAACAGAAGGTGAAACAGGATAATTCATATTTAAAGTAGTAAGCCATACATAATTGTTTCTATCAACACAAATTTCTACCGGGGATATTAAACTTGGAAATGGTATTACTTTTATAAAATTACCTGTATCATCAAATTTAAATAAAAAGTTTGATATTGGATGTGTATAAGCAACCCATATATTATTTTGTGTATCGGTATCTATAGATGCAGGTAGTAAAGTATTTTCACCAGCAAATCCACTTAGGGGAGCTAAATTGTAATCAGAACTTAAAGCATACACCAGATTTTTATACATAGGTACAGCAACAGATTTTGCTTGTCCTGTATATCTATCAATTTTTATTGATGAGACTGCATCAAAAAGTGTAAACCATACATCGCTATTACCGTCCATAACAATACTCGCAGGAGCAGCGCTAGATAGTTCTGTTGATCTAAGATCAACATAGTAGGTAGAGTTGTATCCTGAAAAAGGATATGAAGATAAATTAAATGCAGAGAGAATTCCGCCGTAAATATCAATTTTATAAATTTTATCTGCTTGTCCGTCTGCTACCCATGTTCTATAGTCTTCACCAAACCCTGCTCCAGATGGTGCAACTTGAAATGAATAGCTTTCAACACTTCCAGGTGTATCATAATCTGATACATAGGCTGAAAGAAACTCTTCCATTGTACCATCACAGTAATTAAAGTTTCTAGTTTTAAAAATACGTTTTACCTTGAAGTATTGTGGCATAGATACCCATCCTACTAAACTATCTTTAGGAAAGTTTACCGGGTCAACAACAGTCATGCCAGCAGTTAATAATAAATTCTCACTGCTAATATGAGGAATAAAATATCCTTTATAAAATCCACCAATGCTTCTTGGTATATCAACAGAAAAATCACTATAAAAGCTTACTGCAGATATACAGGTGCGAGTTAAGTCATTATTTTGCTTTACTAAGCTTATGGCTAAATCATAAGAAGTGACATTTTGCGCAAGAGTTTCAATTGTAGATGATGATAGAGGTGGATATGTTTTTGTAGTATAATTTTCAAAATCTTTCATTCTAATAACAAAAGGTATCTCAGTATACTGCCAACTAATTTCAGGAATGTTAAAGTTAGTTGCTGACAAAGCACCTTCGCCATCAATACCATTGGAAGTAATGCTCAGTCTACCTGCAGAATTATGTCTAACTTTAATAATAGGTAGACATGCGGGGTCTAGTTGCTGAAAACCGTAAGGCGGATATCCAACGTAGTCTTGTATGCTAGTAACCATGGAGTATGCATCTTTAAATTTTGCATTGTCAAAAGTAGCAAAAATTAAAATTGGCGGTTCTCTTGTAGTGTAATTTTTTGTTCTATCATCAACATAATAAAATTCTGCATATCCGGTGGTACCGGCAAACCTAGATCCAGTGTCATTCTCTTGACACTGTTGAATATTGTTATTAACTATGTTTGCGTATATTTTTGTATCTTTTGTTATCACTTTATCAACTATTACAAATTCATCAAAATCTCCTATTTTTTGAACTTCATAAAGTCGTGACAAACTTCTTAAATGACTCCATTTGTCTCTAATAAAAGAATTATAATCAATATAGTCTCCAGCTGCTCCAGAAGCATAAAGATTTAATGTATATCCTTCTGCACTTAAAGCTCTATAGGACTGCCAACTATTTTGACGTTGTATTGTGAGAGGCTCTATAATTCTACTAGCTGGTACGTCATATATAAAACGTTTAAAATCTTTGAACCCTAATTTATCTGCAACAAAGTCGTAAATTGCAATGGTTGGTTGATAACTAGAATCGTATGCATTACCATAGCTGTCAAATATAACAAGCTTCGGTTTATAAAAACCGGGGAATTTATAATGATGAGTAGCTGTTAAATCGTTTGAGTAAGTTCCATCACCAAAATGCCATTCAATTTTTTTATTACTAATAACTGTAGATCCGGTTAATAATGGAGAAGAAGTAAAATCAGGAATAAAAGTTATAGGTGTTATATCAAGAGAATATGAAGAAAGGGTATTATTTCCTGAGTAATCTCTAGTATAAAAATAGAGATATGTGTAGTTTAAAGATTCCATTAGAACTCTCTTTCAAAATACTGAATGGAAGGGGTTATAACATTTATTTTGTTTATAAAATCTAATTGATTATTTAAAAATGGAAATTTAAAAAATGGCAGTGCAGTGTCTTGTGTGATAATCTGTATATCATCATAAGGATACACTGGGTTATATACTAGTAAGCTAACCCCTGGTGTTTCTATTTGATTACCATCTATATTTTTTACTGTTTTAATATCCTGTACTCCTTCAATTGCTCTTATTTGATTTGTAATGTCGGTTAGTGATATAGATAATCCAAGATTATCTTTTGTAGTTGAAAAATAATTTTGAAATATTTGACTTATTTGTTTTTTAATAGTTTCAGGATTTCTTTTAGCTGTTACTGTGCGTGTTATCTGTAAAAAGGTATTATTAGATAACTCCGGAGTTAATTCTTCACCGGAAGCTCTTAGACCTAAATCAACTAATACATAAACTGGATCAGTTACAACTAATTCAGCTGTTGCAAGTTTTACATTATTTAAATCATTTGTAATTAATTGCTTTTGTGCACTATTTAAGTAATTAGCTCTCGTGGTTAGTGAGGTAAGTTTTTCTAATTTTGGTACAGCATATATATAAATGTTATTAAAATTACAAGTATCTGAAAACTTTACTTGGTTAAACAATACTCTCGATTCAATATCAGGTTTTTCAACACCAATATCAAAATAATATTTTATATGCTGGCTTAAAAAATCCCAGTTGTTGACAACTTTTACAGATGCTAAAATATTGCTATAGTTTTTAAGAAGATAATTAGTGAAGTCTTCTGAAGTTATAAGTCTATACTGACTTTTAAAGGTATTAATAGCATTTTGTTTGATGCTAGTTACAGATTCAGCTTCAACAAAATTAGTTGAGGGCTCGGGGTTAGAGAATGTTAGATAACCTGCTTGTGTTTGAGTTATTAACGTGAGATTTAAAGGAGTAGTATCAATCTGTATTTGTGAAAATCTTGAAGTATTATAAAAAAACAATTGATTATTATCAAGCAAGCTATTGCTTATCTGTCCAGATGTTCCATCTGATTTTAGATAATAAATAGCAATTTCATCATTAGCATTAAGCATTTTACCGTTAATGTTATTTCCAAATTTTATTTCATACCTGCCATTTTCGTTTAAACGAATTTCATATTTTAATGCATTTGATCTTTCTAAGAATAAAGATGCAGTTGGTTCATATTTAGCCCATTTTGGATTTTCTATAGTATTATCTTTTACGTAAACATCAACATTAAAATGATCAATTATTGTATTATTATTAGTTGAATCAACAGTAGTCATAGTAACTACTTCAAAAGGTTCTCCAGTAGCTATATAAGTTGGATATTCAGTATATGTGCCTTGATATAGTAAATACTGAGAAGAAAAATCTTCTAATACTTCTGTACCTGAAGTTGCTTTAGTAAATGAAATATCATTATTAAATGAGTAGTTTACTCCATTAACAGTAAAATAAGAATATCTTGGTATGGTATATGTTTCAGGTACTAATTGATCGGATGCTGTAGCTATAAATGGTAAAATAGCAGTTTGATAGCCTGTGGGGTTATAATTTATTAATTTTACAATTTTATTAATATTTTCATATAGCTCAGCGTTTGTAAAAGTGGCTTCTGAACTTGTTCTGTTGAGATAAAAAAGCAGTACATGATATGCATACGCAATTATATCAATTATGGAAGATATATTGCTACCTTCAAAATTTTGATCAGTAAAAACAGTATTACTGTTTAGTCTTTTTATAATTAAATTTTTTAAAGAAAGAGCATCAAATGCAGCGTAGCCATCTACATTCAAATTAAAGTTGTTAAATGTGTTCTGTGTTGCCATATTAATTATTAAAATAGAATCCAGAATTACTTAATGTTCCAATCAGTCTGAACGAAGAGTTTATAATTCTAGGAACAGTTATTGTTAAAGTTATTATGTATTCTTGTTTGTCTACATTTACCACAACATCAACATTATTAACTGTTACTCTTGGTTCAAATTTATTAATGCCTTCTACTATTTCTTGACCTATAAGATAGCCATTGTTCTGGCTAACTGGCTCAAACAAGTATTGAGCTAAATTAAGACCATAAACAGGGTTCAACAGCTTTTGACCGGGTATAGTAGTAAAAAGGTTGTAAATACTGTTTCTTATTGCATCATAGTCTAGGCTATTTACAGAATCCTTAATTTCTTTATTTTTAAGTAGTTCGTTGTTTCTTGTATAGTCAAACTCTAAATCTAATGTTATGTCTGAATACGTAAATCCTTGGTATGTTTCAACTGGTTTTCTTATTGATTTTACATTAATAGAGGCCACAAAATTATTTATTATAAAAATTAAATAAGAAACTCATATTGAATAAGATAAATATTTCTATGGAAAAGAAGTTTGTTAAGCTATATGAAACAACATTAAGCAGATACAATAGAGGAGGCTTTCTTACTAGCGATAGAGTTAAGTTTATTGATAATGTTTTACGTAACGATTTCTTTAAAAACCAACCAGACTCTGTAAGAGATGCTGTAAAAGGGTTAATTGATTCAGGTCTTAACTTAAGAGTTAAGAACGTAAAATCATATTTTCCTACAGCTATGGGTGCTGGTAATACTGATTATAATGGATATAGCTATACAGTAGAAATAGTGCCTGAAATAGCTCCTGGAAGATTTGATGTTAATAAGACTGTAGTAGTCCCTGCAAGCTTACTAACACATCAAAATGATGGTGTAAATCTACCTCCTGTACCTGATCAATTTAAATATAACAACAACGTTAAAATTAAGCCTGAAGAGCCTGAGATAGCTGACACAAAAAATTATTTAACACCTAAACAACAAACACATAATTCTGATGTAAATGGTAAAATGGTACCAGGTGATAGAGAGTTGGGCGATAAAAATGTAAAAATTCCTTCCTCACCTGCTGAAGGTCAAAAAGACCCTGCTGCTTATACAGCAATGTATTTACCTAAAAACTGAAAACAACGCAGGTTCAGTTAAAAGTATAAAACAACTAAAACAGTTAATTTCTTGATCTACTACAAAACTAGATCTATAGAGATGCTCAGCAATAATTATTAATGATTTCTTTTTCTGTTCTAGATTGCTTTCATTTTCTTCGATATACTTAAACAAGGTTCGTAATAACGAAACATAATCTGAATTAAACGATCCTTCATTTTCAATTAAAGCTTTTCTTAGTGCATTTATGTTTTTTGCTTTTATTTCTTTATAAATTAGTGTTACTAGTTCTTCATTTTTAAAATTATAGATTTTTAATTTACCTGTAGAAGAATATTTCTGTAATTCGTTAATACATGACCTTAGGTCTGGATAACAAGACTTAATAAAATCTAAGAGTATACTCTTTTGCTCACTATCAATTTCAACCTTTTCTTCCTTAAGAATAGATACACATCTTTTTATTGATCTATCTAACGGAGGCGTTAAATCTAAGAACTGACATCTGCTTTGCAAAGCAGGTATAATTCTATATTTGTAGTTCGCTGTTAGTATAAAGCGCGTAATAGAGGAAAACTCCTCCATGGTATTACGCAATGCTCTTTGTCCTTCTAGTGAAATACCGTCTGCTTCATCTAAAATAACAACCTTTATATTACCATCTATGCTTTTTGTTTGAGAAAATTGAGTTACTTTTGTTCTTATAGTATCGATACCGTTTTCATCGCTTGCATTTATATAAAGATATTGACACTTTAAAATATCGTTTACAATAATTTTAGCTAGTGACGTTTTTCCAAGACCTTGTTTACCTGCTAAGAGCAAATTAGGTATTTGACCTTTAACAGAAAAGCTATTAACTATTTCTAAATTTGAATCTGATATTACAAAGTCATCTAGCTTTTTAGGTCTATACTTCTCTACCCACAAACTTGATATATCACTTAAATTCATTTACCAGAACTACCAAAACCCTTTTCACCTCTAGATGTTTCATTAATTTCACCCCATTCTATCTGCATTCCTATATTAAAATATACAACGAATTGTGCAATACGATCACCAGCTTTAATAGAATAGTCGGTATCAGATAAATTATACAGCTTTACACCTGCATCTCCTCTATATCCATTGTCAATAATACCTGGATGTGCGAGTATGCTATGTTTAAACCCAAGGCCACTTCTACTTTCTACTTTTACCCAGTATCCTTCCGGTATATCTGCAAATTTTAACCCAACACTCACCACGGCGTTACCTTTTGCGGGTATTATCTTGTCTTCTACTGAATAAACATCGTAGCCTGTATCAGATTCGTGGTTCTTAGTGGGTAATTTTGCATCTTGATGTGTCTTAGCAAACTTTAACACTGGTATATACGCAAAATTAGGGTCTAATGCAGTGGTAGAAGAGATCATACCACTATAATAAGATAAGTTTATAAAAAATCAATTGTAATAAGTAATAATATGAGTGATGAGCTTAATGAAATGGTAGGAGATCTTCTAAATCAATTGGAAGATGCTAATAAAAAGGCTAAAGATATTGAAAAAGAACAAAATACATTAAAAAAAGAAGATCTAGAGAGGTTTGTTGTTGAAAAGGCAGGGTCACTAGTACAAGAAAGCCTGGAAATGTTAAAAAATGTAAAAGATTATATTGTAAGTGCGCCTGAAAGTAAGGATGTAGCCTCTTTTAGTGAATTAGTTGCAGCAACTTCTACAGCTTTAGATACCCTTAACAAAATTTTAGTAAGTGATAAAAAGAATGAAACGATTGTTAATGTTAAGAAAATGGATATTGATGCTAGAAAAGAATTAAAACAGGAAGATACTACACAAAAAATGTTAGCTACAAGAGAAGAAGTGTTTAAAATGCTTTTAAATAATGTAAAGACCGCTGAAAAGGAAGTTATTGAAATAGAATCTGAGAATACTAGCAAGTAAACAGATTTTTATATAAATCTTCAAACGTTTTTGTTATATTATCCACAAAGTTATCTGCAGCATTTTCTAATACTTTGGATAAATCAAAACTATCGATACCGAATTTAGGAAATATGTTTAAAATCTTAAAAAAGGAATCAAAGAAATTAGCAGGAAAATCAAAATTAGGTGCAGTAAATGTTGGTAACTGAAAGTTACACAGTGTTGTTTTAAGTTGCTCAATTGAGTTAAATATAGCCATAGGATCTGAAGGTAGTCCTCCATTAAAGGACGCTGCTAATCCTGCTAGTTCTCCAAATGACCCCAATCCAAAGCCGGGTAAAAATTGGTTAGATGTTGCAAAACCTGTAAACTGGTTTAATAAACTAGGATCTAGAGATGGTAAAAAGTTAGGAACTGAGGGTAAGCTGAGCTCAGGTATTATAGTGTTTAAATTTAATGACTGTAAAGGTGTATTTTGAAATACATTTCCAGCAAATTGAGTAGGAAAATTTAAAAATTGATTAACATCACCTATTGCGGTATTAAAGAATTGATTTGGCAAATTCAAGTATTGGTTAGCTTGACCTATAGTACTATTTAGTAATTGGTTAGGTTGATTTAAGTAATTTGTAAAATCTATATTAAAATCAAATTTAGGTAGCTCTAAGCTTGTAGGCGAAGGTATAGATGTCTTTGAAACACTTGGATTCAGATTTAATTGATTTGTTGACCTGTTGTATGCATACGTATTTCTTGTCTTTGGATTAGATAGAGTATTTTTAATTGTTTTGTCGCTTAAAACTAGCTGAAGTTTGTTGAGCAAGAAGTCAACATTTTGAGTTACATTTTCAACATTAATATCAAAATAAAAATTGTCTACTTTCTGTGCATTAGATTTATCTAAATCTCTCAGGTTACATGCAATATCGTTTTTTATGTTACTATAATATTCAATAAATGTAAAAAGCTTATTATAATAATCCATTAAAGAAACAAATAATCTTGCTAAAATATTTGTATAATCAATAAAAAACTTATAATCACTAACTAAATTCAACCCATGTGATACAGTTGAATCAACATATGGAGGAGTATTTGGTGAAACATAGTATATATTTCTTAAATTAGTTCTAATCCTAGATGTAGTTTTACTGCTTAACTCATTACTAATATTTGCAGTTATCTCAGATATTTTATTTCTAAGCTGTACTGGTATATAGTTAGGAGCACCATATATATTGCAATATATATCGTATGTAGGTGTTGTTGAATCATCTAATTTATTTTCTGTATTAACTAGTAAACCTATAGAATCAGAAACAGATGTGTAAAAATTTTTCTTTTTTCCTATCTTTTCTAGCACTTTTTGCTTTATAGGCTCTATAGAACTATAAAATCTTTTAGACCAAAATTCTATAAATTCATTGTCTATTTGTTCAAATTTATTATCGTTTAAATCTAAATAAAATTCAGTTAGCTTAGTTACTGGGTCACAATCTTGTATATTATTATAGTAAGCTAAGCTTATATTAATTTGATCTTCTATATTTTTAATATTTTCTACATATGTGGAGAATTCTTTAATTATATCTAAATTAGATGCATAATTTATATCTGCTAGCTGTGGTTGTACAGTCTTCAGGGTTGTTTTTTTGTTACTAGTTTTTTTAGCTGTAAATTCAGGTATCATAGTGTATTTGATGTTAAGAATATATTATTGTTTGCATAAGTTTTAACACATACCAAATCATTAAAATAAGTAGCATTTTCAAAAACATGTTTCACATTTACAATAAAATATACACCTAAAAGCTTTGAATCAAAATCTGACTGAGGTAAGTTAGTATCTCTACTAATTGAAATAAATCTTCCTGCTTGTCTGTGTGTTGATCCATAAACTCTAAAAATTACAACGTTACTATTCATTACATAGTCATATATTACATTTGATCTTCCAATTGAAAGTCGCTGTTCAGGAGTGCTCTCAAGAGGATAAAAAATGTGTTTTATATTTTTATTTTTATCTCTAAATTCTCCTGGTATAATATTAGCATAGTTTGAATTAAAAGGTGTACAAAAATAAGCTATTATTCTTTTAAAAGTTTCTTTAGAAGAATTTTGTTCATAATCAATCTCAAACATTTTATCTGTATAGCTATAATAATGTACAGCTGTGGGTATTATTTCATCTTGACTGTGATCTCCTGGCATATTATCAAAAGAATATGAAATAATGTTACCTAGTGTTCTAAAGTAAGGAGCAAACTTTGGTGAATAATTATTTAAAACAGCATAATTAGATTGTGTTTGTCCATCTGCGTAACCAGCTAAACGATAGTCTTCTAAATAATATCTGCCTGGTGCCATACCATCTCCAGTTTTTCTAACTGCATTTACAAAATAATCACTTAAACTTATTAAAGAAAATTCTTTTGGATATCTCTCTAGTCTTAATATACTAGGCTCATAAGCTGCTCCATCAGAAACTTGTAAAGAGACGAGGTAATTTAAACTGTCTATAGCTTTATATTTAGCGGGGGCAGAAAAAAATATACTTGTAGCACCCTCATTAAAGTCATCACTAAATGTAATATTAAGATTTTCTTCCTGGTTAAGTGATTGTCTTAAGAGTTCTTTTATTGCTATACCGGTTTTAAGAGAACGCTGCGAATTAGATAAATCATATACTTGACCCTGTGTTTGCGGTTCAGAATTATCTGAGTTTATATTAGCAGTAGAAAAATAAGAATCTTTTTCTTTTAAAATTTCATAGTGAATATCCCAAAAATGTAGTGTTTTGGTTTTATCTGATATATTTTTACCTGCAGAGTCTTCTTCATGATATATAATAAATTCAAAATCTAGTAAAAAATATTTTAAAGACTCTTCATCTATTGTATCAGCTCCTTCAGTTAGTTTTGGCATTATCTGTATTTTTAATACATCTCTACTATCTCCTTTTAAAATAAATCCTCTATTTTGTTGATTACTCTCTTCTAATTTTGTTTGTTCTAAATTATCAAAAGAGTTATCAAGCACAACAAATCCTTTGTGAAACGGTGTAGTTAGATCATCTTCTATTACTAATTTTTTTATGGATTGTGGATTTAAAACTTTTAATCTACCATCAAATGTAGCGATAGAAACACTAAAAATATAATAGTTGTCATTAATTACATAATTAAAGCCTTCGCTTAAATTGTAGGTTTTTAAAAATGAATTGTTTGAAGGCTGTGTTGAGTTCATGTAAGAGAGGTGCTTATTTCAGAAAGCACATTTTTTAAGTATGAGGGATTTAGTACTTTTAAAACTGTTCCTATATCTGGAGCTCTTATAGGGTTTTCTATTTTATTTAACAGACATATAAGCCACCAAAGTTCTGTAGTACCGTACGTATTATAGCTTATAGTTGTCCAAGGCATTTTTTGTCTTACTGTTACATAGCCTAATTGAGTTGAATCAAGTTCTTCTGGAAAATTAATAGCTTTTTGAATATTATAATAAAATTGACCTGTTTTTAACTGATACATTTTAAAGATATTTTCATATCTTATATTGCTTAATTTAGACAATTGAGAAACCTCGTTTTGGTACTTACCTAAATCCATAGAAGTATTTATAAGTAAATTATTATTATACAGTAATGCCTGTATAATTAGGTAACCTAGTTGGAGAATTATTTAGTACTTCAGAGCTAGTAGTATTTTGTGGGTTTAGCGTAGTGCTTGTTATTAAATCAGTGCTTCCGGAAGCAAAACTATCTGCTAAAGATGTTTCTCCTGAGCCACCGCTAGAAGCGCTTTCTCTTACTGTAATTTTATTTGTTTGTGACTTTAATTTATATGTGTATGCTAAGAAATTTTTAGTTTCGGATAGTAAGGATCTTAAAGTTATTTTAACTTGATATGCATCAGGAATAATAGCTTCAATAGTACTAGATGTATAGTTTACTTGCGATCCTACATTTTGATTGTTTGGCATATAAGGTGTAGGTGAATCAGATGTTGGTGTTACAAAGAGTGAGTTAGGACCCTGTGGAAGATTAAATTTTAATTTTCTTCTAGCTCCTTTAAAAGTAACTACCATTTCAGAGATATAGCAAAATGGTATAAATTTTTGGCCTGGTATTTCAGCTTCATAAATTACAGGGGGTTCAATAACCGTTCTATTAATTCTTGATGGCTTGTTTTGATATAAAAGTAAAAATAAAAATTGCCAGTTTTTAATAACATCTTCAAAAGTAGCACTTCCAGTATTGATAAGAGGAAAATTAATTACAAATTCTTCACCATTTTGATCAAAATTATAAAATTTTGCTCTCTCTTGAAAAGAAAATCCAAATGATGATTGTAGTGACCCTATAACATCTGCTGCAGTTACTAATTTAGCTCTAGTTGGTGAAAATATATTTAAAGGAGCATCGTCACCAAATGTTACATTACTTGCGTTGTAGTAATCTTCAAAGTAAGGAAGTCTGTAATTAAACCCTGTTGGTTCAGTTAAGTATAAATCTTTATAAGCCCTTAGAAGATCGTCATTAAGTCTAGGATTATCATCTGTGGTATAGTTTTTTATATCTTCTGCAATTCTTGAATTAGATACAGACTGCCCTAGATTACCTATTTGCTGACCAACACTTTGTGCTATATTTGTAGATGCTATTCTTGTTAAGAAAGATGTAAAACTGCTAGAGACATTGCCTAGAGGTGTATTTACATTTAAATAATTTACAATATTAGATATACCTTCAACTGATGCTCCAAAAGATGATTTAATTTGAGCTATAACTGAATTTGTTTTTAAGCGTTTCTCACTTAAAAAAATAGAAGGCACCTCTAATCTTGCAGGTTCACCTTTTTTAGAGTATGTCCAATAGAAATCTTTAACAACATCAATAATAGTATATTTTCTATTTGGTCTTAGAACTGGTGGAATACTTTCAAGTCTAACATTTGAAGTAGAAGAGTTGTTCTGCGCAACATAATTTGTATTAAAATTGCCACCTAGCCCACCTGCGGTGTTTCCGTTAGAATTGTAAGCAAGTTCAGGGCCTGAAACTACATAATCTGTTGGCATACATTAATATTTAAGCATAAACTGTAGGTCCCTGTAGACCTACACGGTTTCTAAAAGATGTTGAAGTATAAGAATCTACATTTATTAAATTGTTATTAACAGCTGTATTAACCATACTAACATTATTTCCTTCCTCAGTTAGTATTTGGTTTAATTCTGCTATTTTTTCTAAAAGAGTTGTTTGCTTTTTGACTTCAACAGTTGTTTCAAAAGTTCCTTTCTTTTGCTGTTCAACTAACTGTTTAAGAGCTTTTTCTACATTTTTATAACTTTCAGCTATTTGATCCTTCAGTGGATCAAAGACTCCTGCAGATTTAAATGCTAATATATTATCTTCTGAAGAAAACATTATTGGTGGTTGATTAGGTCTAGAGAGAAAGTCTTGTGCGACTCTTGTTTTATTACCAAATAGCTGTCCAAAGGGGCCCTGCTCTTTCCCAGGTTGCGTAGGCGCTGGCACGGAAGCTATATTACCTAATTTATCAAATTTCAATTTGTTTAAGTTTTCTACTGCATTTTTAACTGAATCTGTACCGCCTGATCCTAAAGCTTTAAATATATGTTCTATAGCTTTAGCATTTCTGTCTAATTTATCCCCATCTATTTTTTCAAAATCTTTAATTATATCTAATGCAGATTTTTGACCGGTTAATTTACCCCAAAAATTAGTAAAAGTATTTGCAAGTGTTTGTGTTACACCAGTAAATGATTGTAAGGTTAGAGCACCAACTAAAGCAGAAATACCACCTGCAACTAATAGTAAATTACTGCCATTCATTTCAGAATATGACTTAAATAAATCTCTCAGCCCCTCAAAACCAGGCATTCCTTCTTCTAATGCTTTACCAATTAAATAAATAGAACCTGCTACCGCAGCACCACCTAAGAAAAATACTCCAAGCCCGGCTAAAACTAACGGATCTGCTAAAACTGCACCAAATTTTCCCAATGCTACTAAACCGACTCCTAAAGCTCCTAATGCTGTACCAGCCTTTCCTATAGTTTCCCAGTTTATTGTATCCCACCCTTCTAAAGCAGCTTTAATTCCTTTCAAATAAAATATAATGCCTGCTCCTACACCTCCAGCCACTAAAAACGGTTTAATATCATTAAAAGTTGGGCCCATTTTGGAAGTAAAAAACAACACTCCAAATAAACCACCTATTGCTGCAGTGGCTTTACCTATTGTTTCCCATGAAATTTCCTCTAATGTTTTAAACGAATTAAAATAATACCCTAACGAATATACCAAAGCTGCAGTTGCAGCAGCATTTAAAACTCTTAGAGGTTTTGTAATAGCAGCAATTGCTGCGATTAAACCTACCGGTAAAGATAGTGAAAATAAAAATAATAAATTTTGATAAAAACTATTTTCAGATAGTTTTTTACCTAAATCATTCATATCATTTAAAAATCCAACAATCTCCTGTCTAATAACTGGAATATTTTTAAGCAATAAGTCAAATAAAACAGGTAATTGATTTAAAAGGCTATCTATTGTATCTAGTGTTCTATCAAAAAAGTATATTGCAGTGTCTGTAAAATCATCCCAAAATGGAAACAAATTCTTTCTCAAAGAGTCTAAGATATCTGGTAAATTTTGTTTTCCTGATTTTAAAACCATATCAATACTTTTTGCTATTTTTTCTATATTTTTTACAATATAAAATGCTAAGGCTATGCCGCCTGCTGTTAGCAATAAAGGTATTAGCTTATTAAATGATCCTAGAAATCCAAATGCACCACCAATTAAATCACCTAGAAATCCTAATACGCCTCCTTTTTTTGCTGTTTTTTCTTTAGTTACTTTACCTATTGCTTCAGCAATATCAGGTATAACTTTTTTAATAGTACTCTCTATACCTCTAAAAGTTTTTTTATCAAAAGTTACGGTTAATGCTTTTGATTTTTCAATTCCTTCTTCTTCTTTATTTGGCTCTAAATTTTCAAATAAATCTTTAAATTCTGTTTTATAAATTTTTGCTATTTTTTGTATTCTTCTTTTTTCGTTGCCCTGTACCCTTACATCATTCCTGTCCTCTAATAAAGCTTCTTTAACAGAAGATGTTATCCCTGTTTTTTGTTCTTTAGTTAAAGAGGTGTCTTTATTTAAAAATGATTCTAAGCCTCTTGATAATTTATCAAGTTTTTCTAAAAGCTTCTCAAATAAAGCCTCATCCATATTAATACTTATAAAGAAGTATTAAGTTATTACTCTTTAAAAAATAACCCTGAATCAATAACTAAATTAAAAGTATCTTCTCCATTAACAACTTCTAGAAGACGTTTTTCCTCATTGCGCACTATAGTAACAACATCTACTAGCTTATTGTTAATTGACATGGGAAGTGTTTCAAAAGCTTTTGCTTTTTGTTCAAGCGTTAAATCATTAAAATCTATTTTATTTTCTTCTGTATCAACTTTAAAGCTAATACTTTTAATAAACTTTAAAAGCTCTACAACAAAAAGTTCACCTATAATTTCTCTTATTTTTTCTTCGTCTTTATACTTTTCAAACAGCTTTTTAACTTCAGTATTTATTTTTATATCGTCTTCTATAGTTGGTAGTTTAGTTGATACAGTAATATTGCCTTCAGTCAAATCAGTCTGACATGCATTTAAATCTATAGATGGCTTATAATTGTTTATTATATCTGTAATTGTTGTTTGAAATTTTTTATCTCCTTTTAAAAGTGTTATACTATCTCCAACACAGCTTTTTCTTAGGTTTAATAGTATAAGAGACCTATCTATAACAAGAAAATTATGCTGTGCTGTAGAGTTATTTTTTATAATATTATTAGTAACTATAGAAAAACTTATTGGAGACAGAATACCATCCATTGCTGTTTTAATTAATTCTTTCTGCTGCTTAATATTGATAGGAACAAAATTTACCTTATTATTTGTAGATAGAACAAAGCTTTCAACTAAATTTCCAGTAGATGCTTTTTTAAGTTTTTCAAAAATGTTGGTTTCTACCATAGAAGTATTTAAACAGGGCTATTGTTTATCAACGTTTTTACCAATAGGTATATTTTTCTGTTCTGAAGCTTTCTTTATATCTTCTTGTTCTTTTAAATAAAAAGATAGTATTAAGGTTGATTCGGCTGGCGTAAGATTGAAATATTCGGATAAACTAATATTAAGCTTATTACAAAATATATAAATTAAGTTATAAAAATTTAGAAGATTGTCTTTATACAAGCTAGCTAAAAGTCCAAACCCTGTATTTTTTACTATGCTAAAAATAATTTTATTAATATTAAAGTTTTCATCATTTTCTATTAAAGTAATACTGTTTAAATCATTCTCTATCTTATCTAAAAATTCTTTGGATTTTACAAACACGGTTCCTGGTAAGCTTTCTAATAATTTTTGTTGGTCGTATTCAGATTGAGAGTTTAATTCAATTACTTCGTTGTTTATATAGATCTTATCAATACAAGATTGTATTAGCTCATCTACAGAAGAAAAATAAAGTTGTTTAGGTAGACAGAAGGTAATCTTTAACTCATTATTAATATTAAAAAAATCTGTAGCAGATATATTTTCTAGTTGTTTGTATATCTTGCTAATTGGTATTTTTTTTGCATACTTAAATTGTTTTTTGTTTTCAAATTCAATATCAGGTGAAATACAAATACTTCTTATGTTTAAAAGGATAATGATTTTATCTATAATGTTAAGTTCATTTAAAATATTTTTATCTACAATAATTTCATTTAATAAATTTTCAAAAAATAAATTTAATGTTTTAAAATCTTGATTTTGTATTATTTTTAAAAGATTAAAAAAATGTTTGTTTTTTAATTCATAAAAATTTACGGTTCTATTGCCTGTAATTTGTATAGGTATAGAAAAAGCATCTATCACAAATATATTTAAAAGTAAACTTTGATATTACAATTATAAGAAGCCAAGCGGGTTTATACTTCCAATTCCATTTTGGAAGCTAGTAATTCTTGGTATTTCACCATTAGAAATTCTATTTACTATATCTGCTACAGGTAGATATAGACTATTTTCAATAGTATAATTACTGTAAGTCCAGTTTGTTGAAATAATCTGCTGTTTCTCTTCTGTATACTCTAATGATTGTGTATTAATTCTATACGGTACGCAATTATAAAATGTATATACTTTTCTTGGTATCATAGAAATTGCATTTAAAGTTCTGGTATACTGTAAAAGTGTCATATTACATTTTATATTCATTGGATCTTTTCTGTTGTTAATATCTCCAGGTCTTGCAGCAAATCCTAAATGTGAAGCTAGTATTGTCCAAGGCTTTAAAACAAAATCTATAAAAGAAGTATTTGTTTCGCGAAATTCAATTTGTAAATCATTGCTTGTATTAACTCTTGGCCCTGCTAATGTGCCAGGAAGGTATCCTCTATTATTAGGTACAGATACTCTTTCAACTTCATATTCTTCAGAGGGTATAGTTGCACCATAAGCAAATAAACAACCTATTATTTTTTGTAATGGAAAACTAGCTAAAATAGTTTTAGCAGTAGATACATCAAAACCTTTCTTACCTCCATCAACTCTTTCTAATCCCTGCATAACTTGTGTTCTAATAGCAGCAGGGTAATTATCTATTACCACAATCCATTGCGTAGACATGGGAATCGCAGTAAACCAAGATTCCATTTGTACTAAAAAATAATCTCTTGGACTTACTATAGGGACACCAGGAATATTAAATCCAAATAAATTAGTAACTTGCGGAGCAAATAGCGGATTAGTACCGTTTCCAATACCTTGAAGGTTATTAGTAAATCCTTGGAGTGCTGAGGAGAACGGATCGTTCACCTAATTATTTAATCCGTAACTATATTATGTTGTGTTTCTCCAGTAATGATAGGAGATAGTAGCGGTAAATTCAACCGTATTACCTGTGCCTTCAGAAATATTGAATGTCATAGGTCCAACACTTCTAACGGAAACGCCTACTAATTGATACTGTGCTACTCTGTTCATTTGATTGTCTAGCTGTACAAGATCAATAACGGCAGTCTGCTTAGGAGCAAAATAATTACCTGTGCTAGTCCCGTCATTGAAAACAGCTTGTGACCATTGTTCAAATTTTTGACGAATTTGAGATTTTGAGTCAGCATAGAATGTTAATGTATATGCATCAGAACCAGGATATACAGCGTTACCTGGGACATTAAAATTTAATCCCATATATGGTACTGGAATATTTGTAATAGCTCTTTCAGGGAGTGTAGCTGTCTTTACATATACTAAGTCATTATCATCAAATGTAATGTCGCTAACTCCTCCAGTATTAATAGATAATACTCTAAAGTTATAATCACGTGCAAATTCACGTGTCTGTGCTACTCTATAGAAGTCTTGAATAAGTTGATTTACGTCTGCCATATAAATTATTTATTCTTATGAAACAATCTCCTGGAAGTTTGTTCCTGTTCTTGTTGCATAGAAGTTAGCTAAGATATATTCAGCTGTTCTTACAGGCTTAATATAAATGTCAACTACTAATGAATTGTCATCAATTACAGCAGCTGTATTATTACGTTCATCACATATGATGAGGTAATCATATATACCTTGTGTATTCTTAGCATTTTCAAACAAAGGTGTCAATGTATTGACAACTTGTGTTCTTGTAAAGAGTGTATTTGGCTCAAAGACAAACAACTTAACAGTGTCGCGGGTAGCTGTCTCAAGATTTAAGAACAATCTACGTACGTTAATTCTGTCAAATGCACTTGGTACTTTCTGTAATGTCTTTTGACCAAAGATTACAAATCCTTCAGCAGGGAAGAATGCAATAGGATTAATATTAATCTTGTAAAGATCATCTCTTTGCTTTTGCTTAGGATAATAAGCTGTATCTGTTACACCTTGAATAAGACCGCGTGTAAACCCTGCGGGTGCGTACCATGGTTGATAATTTGTATCTGTATTAGCCATTGCAGCTGCTACAAATCCAGAAGATGGTACCCATACCGGTAGGTTAGAAGCAATATCAGTTACTCTTACGCAAGAACCAAATGTGCAAGCATAGCTTGTATCAATACCTGTAAATTGATTCTTTAATGGCCAGTATATATCAGTAGAGAATGATTTTGTAGGTTCATCAATTGTCTTAATACCACCAGATACTAATATATTGGTAAGAGGATCTAGTATAGCAAGATTATCTTTACGCTTTACACCTGCAAAGGATACAAATTCACTTGCTACTGCAAGATAATTGCTTGCTGCAGCAGGAAGAGAAGTTGCTCTCTGTGCTGTTAGTGCATTAAAGGCAGAATCATAAGTTACCGTATCATCAAAGTAACCTGATGTGGCGGGGTTAAATGAGTTTACATAAACTGTACCAAGACCAGCTTCAACAACAAGATTAATTGGATAAATGTCAACATTTTCAACTTTATCAAATAGCTTGCTAACCTTAGTAGGTACACTGCCAATTATCTTTGTGGATAGATCAGCATTAGAATAATCACCAATTGCAAACAATGCATCGGTATCACCATACTGCGTACGCATTTCATTAACAACGGCTTGTGGTGCACCTACTCTTGCTGTATAGTCTGAACCAGATTCACCGGCAAGAGGAGCTCCTAAGCGAGGTGTTAGGAAGCGAACCTTCTTTGTTGGTACCCCATCAATGTTAAGCCATGTGTTAGCTCCCTTATTGGAAATATAAGGATTAATTAAAGTAACTACCTGCAAGGAGCTATCATCCAATGTTTCAATAGAGAAGCTTTGTGCAGGGCCTCCGTTGGTAGAATTTCTTTGTCTATTAGCATCAAAGGAACCAACATAGCTTTCATCAAGAACATAACCTAATGCAATTGTATCAGGTGAAAATACTGATTGACGTAATTTAAACACTGTTAATATTGCAGTGTCGTCATAATCATTTCCGGAAATATCAAAAGAAGGAACATCTTCAATTACTTGAGATATGCTATTACCTGGCCCTGTAGAAGAAGCAGATAGAGTGAAATCTAATCTTGCATCAGGAAGTGTAATATAATTTGTAATTGATGCATTAGTAGAATTAATTGATAGTACTCTATTTACATCGTCATATTCTGTAGCAGGATTTAAGTTAGTATTATCAGAAAATCCTAGATAATACCCTTCATATCTGGTATTAATTGTGGATTGAGATTTGTTTAGAACAATAACGCCTGCAGCACTTAATGAAGTAACACCACTAAATACTTTAGTTCCAGATGTATTGTTGGACCATGTAAATCCGTCGCCCTTGAGAATACTAATATACTGCTCTTGTGTGAGCTTTAAGTGTGTTGGTTTACCGAAGAAATAATTTGCAGAAGGTGCAACTAGGCTTGTTGAAGAAAGCCCGTTGATATAGGAAACAACAGGATAGACTAATGCACTGTAACTATCGGATGTATCTGCCCCAGCACCAACGCCATATGGTAGTCTATATACTAAAACGTCTGCAGGGCTTTGAAAAGAGGCTTTAACAGAATGATAAAAATATCTTTCAGCGGCATTTGTTGGTTGGCCGTAAATTTGTTCAAATTCTGATAAGCTGCTAACTTTAATTGGTTCGGAAACAGGACCTTTTGGAGCAAAACCGGGTACTAATATTGTAGTTACTGGGTTAGCTGCTGCTCGCAATGAAAGATCTACTTCACTAATTTGTACACCTGGACTTTGTATTTGACGGGCCATATAAAATATTTATTGAAATCAAGATAAAGTTTTTGAAAAAAAATTATAAGCTTTCAACGTTTTCCTGTAAATTTACAACTAATTGTGCAAAAGCAAAGGTAAAAGATGTCTCAACTTCATCGGGAGTCCTGTAATTAAATGAAATACCGCCTAAAGAAACAGGAAAAGCTTGAATATATTTAAATTCAGCAACTCTCTTATTATATTCATCTAGTGCAAAAATAGATATATTAGATTTGTATTCAGCATTAAAATCGGTTGTTATTAATTTTCTTTTAGCAGGATCTCTAGTTAATCCATCTTTATCATACATACCAGTCTTTGCATCGTTAAGTAAATTTAACCAGGAATATATGACCCAGTAATTATTAAATCTGTTGTCTACAGTAAAATTAACTGTAACAGGGTCATAAGGTGGTCTGGTAAGACTAGATGTAGTAAGTGTTTGACCGGAGTAAGATATGTCTAGTTTAGGAATATTAATATCTGGTACAATGCTTCCAAAAACAGAAAATTGTAGTGTATCGGGGTTTACTGTTGAATCTGCCCTTACAAATTTTTTTGAGATAGATTTTAAAGCATCGGGCAAATTTAAAATTAATAAAAATTTATCTTTACGCTGCTTATTAAAAGGACTTTGAATGTACGGTTCTACATTAGGCATTATATTTTTCTCCATCCCTGTGATTCAAGGTCAGCAATGTCATTGAAATCTTGGTTATTATTTCCCTGCATAATAATAGGCAGGGGAGTGTATGCTGTTTTATTTCTTTCATTGTTATATATGCTTGCAGGGTTCACATAATATTTAATACCATAATCTAATTGTTTTATTTTAAGAGGTTTTTTATTTTCGTCAAATTCTACTACTTCAAAATATTTTTCAGACAGCTCATTTTCAAGTATGATTAAGCTCCATACTAAACTCATTACTCTGTCATCCCAGTTATCAGCTCCTGGCTTTGCACCCCATGTGCCATTTGCATAACGTATAAAATTTTTAAGCTCTATTAAAGTGTTTATATCATGGAGCTTGACTGCTCTAATTTCATTAATCCAATATCTCATATTAGTAACACCTTTATATTTGGTGTTAGTATGTGCTTGTACACCTATCTTATTAGCATTAACAGTATTCTTTATGCCATATGAAACAATATTCTCGTAATGATAAGTGTTTTTAAGCTGGTCAACAACTTGCGCACCGCAATTATTTCTTTCTATTAATGCTAGTGGTGATCCCCAATGCTGCAGAATATCATTTAATTTAGCAGTAAAATTGTAAGGTGAAATATTTCTATCATGGTAAGTAGCTACCTGCTCAATACTTCTTAAATTTGTTATGTCTAATATTTGTACAACGCTTGCAGCTTCACCGACGCCCTCACTTATGTCTACGCCTGCTACATATATATGATCTTGTTTGTATGAATCCCAAAGTAGATACTTTCCATCTTCGTATACAAAATCAGGATCTCTCACTTCAGTTTTTAATTCTTCAAAAAGTTTTTCATTTATTGAACTCTCACCTGTCTGTAAAAACTCATTACAAAATTCTTGTTGAAATGCTTCTACGCTGCCAAGTGTTCTAATTGTCTTCTCTTTCCAGTCTTCATCTCTTCCAGGAACTTCCCACCAATCAACTCTTTCAGGATGCCAGCCATTTTTACCTTCAATAGCTCCTGTATATAACTCATGAAACAAATTTCCTGTACCATTAGGGGTACTTGCAATAAAAATTTTTGATTTTTTAGAAGATGAAATAATTGGATAAACAGATTTCCAAAACTGCTCTACCAAATGATTATCAATAAATGCCAACTCGTCCAATATTAAGCAATTAACAGAACTGCCTCTACCTGCATCAGAGGATGTGGTCGAAATACCTATTGAGCTTCCATTACCAAGAGTCATTGATGTCTTACCATATTCCACTGCTCCGGGTTTTAGATAATTTGGTAATTGCTCATAAGCTAATCTTATTCTTTTAAAAATATTAATTGCTGTACTCTCTTTATTTGCTACAACTAAAATATTTTGATCTTCATTAAAGCATGCAATCCATAATGCATATATGGTCATCATTGTACTTTTACCGCTTTGTCTAGATGATAGTAAAACAACAAATCTATTATCTCTTAATGCTCTTAAAATTTTTCTTTGATAATTATGCAGTTTGATCTTTATTCTTCCTTGATCGAGGTTTACAATATAGAAAAAGTTTTCTGCAAAATATAGAATGTTTTTTCTACATTTATCTATATCTTTTACCCATTGAGGGTTTTCGGCATAATTAAAAGCAGCATCAGGTCTTGGTAGGTTTTGATTACCTAGATAAAATTGTTTGCTGTTCTTCTCACTCATTACTATAAATATTTACATGAATAAATCACGTGAGCTAGTAGAAATGGGAAATCTTTATACTGAAAAGGTTACGTTTCCTCCAAAAGGAACGTTTGAACTCGCATCAGATACTAAAGAAAAAAAGAAACCATTTGTTGGTAAAACTTCAGGTCCAGAAGCAGCTGACGGGTTTAAAAAAGAAGCAGTTACAGATCCTAAGGTTACAAAAAATAAAGAAACCTTTCAAGATGTAAAAAACTTTTCTTCAGAAAAATTTAATGAAAATGTTGGAAAAAGTGAAACGAAGAATATAAATAATTACATGAGCAACATATTTGATAAACTTTTTGAAGATGTAATGGGTCTATCCCAGGATGATCAGGATGCAAAAGATCTAGGTCTAACTCCTGAAGTAGGTGGCGAAGTAGCCCCTGAGGTAGGCGGTGAAGAAGTAACTATTACACTTGATAAAGCTACAGCTCAAAAGCTTCATGATTTGTTAATGGCTGCTATCGGTGGTGAAGAAGAAAAGAAAGAAGATGAAGGTTCTGATGAAGGTGAAGCTTCTGATGAATCAGAAGACGCCGAAGAAAATGCCGAAGAAAAGAAGAAACACGGTGAAGATGAAGAAGAAGAAGAGGATGCCGAAGAGATTGCTGGTGAAGCAACTGAATTAAAGGAAGTTCCTGCCTCTGCTGGTCATTCTTTACAGAGCAAGAATAACAAGGTTGGCGATGTAACAGCTGGTCTTGTTGCTAAAGGTGGCGGTGATGGTAAAGTTACCGATAAGGTAGGTAATGACGGTGATAAAGGACATGCACTAGTAGGTGCAGGTGTAAAAGGTGGCGCTCCTACATCACCAAAGGGTAAGGCAAACGTTGTACCCGGTAAGGCTTCCAACGTTGGTCAGTACATCACACAGAAATAATTAAATATTTCTAAATTAAAAAGCCTAACGAAAGTTAGGCTTTTTTTTTGATTAAATAATGTTATGGACTCTTTTAATAAATTTTTCAATATAAATCTCGGTCCTAAGAAGAGATATATGCATCCAACATTAGATACAAAGAGACCGCATGAAACTGTACCTGTTATGCATAGAACTAAACACGACGTATATAAGTTTAAGATATTGAAAGGTAGAAATAAAGGCAAATTTAATATAACAGATAGAGAAGCTTCTGAATTAATGAAGAAATTTAATGTAAGGTTTTCACAGTCTGAAAGAGCTACTTTAGGTAATACTGGTATTATGCTTTACAAAAACCTTGATGGCGGGGGTTATATTATACAAAAATGACAAACGAAGATTGTACGAATTATTATAAAGGCAATATTGAGATATTAACATATCCTGCTGCTAATGGTAATACTAATGAATGTTTTTCTTTTGTTGATAAAAATCAAAATTCTAGCAATATAACGCTATACGACAATTATTGGAAAGAACAAATTAATCTTTACGGTCAAACGGTTGGTTATATTGTTAATAATACAACTACTTTAAGTGCTGATATGTTATATGGTGAACAACCTACACAGGCATATTCACCTCCGGTTTATATTAAGATGTTAGTTGAGTTAAATGATAATGCATTAATGCTTTCTAAATATGGACTTCAATCTGATGATGAAGTTACTGCCTTCATTCATATATCATCTTTTTATGAAGTTTTTGGTTATCCAAACGAACCAAAGTCAGGAGACTTATTTCAATTAACTGAATTTGGTAATGATAGACCAGGCGGTAGAACCGGTAAGATATTTGAAATTACAGAAAGATTAGATGAAGATTCAGCTAGAATAAACCAATTGATGGGTCATTATGTATGGTTAGTAAAAGCAAAGAGATTTGAATATAGCTTTGAACCGGGTTTATCTGGTGGTGAAACAGTAAATCAACAAGTATATGATGATACTAAAAGCCCTGGTGTATCGGGTGCTGATAAGCCATATAATTATGATGTTAACAATGCAGGTAAGAAAGTGTTTGACTATAGTAAAACTGACTACGGTGGTGTATACGGTGGCTATTAATCTAAATTAGAAGTATATACAGGCAGTTTCTCATTTCTAATAGAAGAGATAAAATTATCTGCTTCTTTACAGCTAGTAAATGTTAATACAACTTTACTACCTATCTGATGAAGAAAATGATATTCAAATTTATTATCTACAGGTTTAATATAGATAAGCTTGTATATACCTTCCTTTAATGGATGATATTTTTTGGTTAACTTAAAATTAGTCTGATCTATTTTAAAATAGGTTCCGATGATGTAGTGCATGTTGTAATTTGAGTAAGACCTGTAGTGGTAGGAATATCTTTTTCGTGCATTTCAACTTCATCAACCATAGATTCAAATCGTTCTGTAATATATTTTTGAAATGCTAGAGGTTTAATCCAATCAAAATCTTTACTATTATCAAGCTTCATTTGTTGAGCTTTTTTTGTTACTAATTCTATACCTTCAATAAGGCTTAACCATCTTGCATACTCCTGCAAAGACAGACTATGCTCTTTTGTTTTGGACTTAATGTTAATTACTTTTTTGGACATTTGAGATTGCATATCCTATTATTATCAGGAAAAGCTTACGGGCGTCAAATACTTTCTTATTTATTTTCAAGATAGTTAGAAAATTATCATAAAGCTTCATGCTACTCTCAAAGCTCTTGCAAATGTTGTCTAAATTTTCATTAATAATGTCTTGTTTCTCCACTTCAACATATGACTCTTTGAGAGTATTCTTTATAAAGGTGGTATAAAGGTAGAATACATTTTTTATAAATGTAGCATCATCATTATTAGACGATTTATAAAAATTAAAGCCAAGATCAAAATACTTCTTGAGATCTGATGGTACTGCATCAGAAACAGTGTCAAGTAGTTTTGCTGTGTCTAGTACTGGCGGTTTTTGAGGGTTGAGAGGAGATGAAGCAACCTCTGTTGTAATTGCTTCAATACTGTTGTTTGATTGCATTTGTTAAAATATCTGGCTTAGTTGTATCGGTATCAAGAATTGGTTCTGTTGCTATAGCTGTATAAGCATCAGCAAAAACGGATACTGTCTTGTTGCATTCTCTACATTTATATTTGTTCTCTGTATTAAATCTAAAGGGTATAATATCTCTAATCTTCTCATGACAAGGGCACTCCACTACAACACCTTGGTAGGAAAATTCTTTTATCCTTTCGTTTTCTAGCTTTTTGTTTTGAAGGTTTATATATGCATTTACAAACTGTGATATTGCATAACTAAAGATAAATTGAAATGAAGCACCAAACGCTAATCCAAAAATAAAGTTTAACCCAAAATGGCTGAAAATACAACCAAAGGCAATTGTAAGAAATACAAATAAACTGGCTCTAAATATAACTGACCCCATTAACTAATATTAACGGTAATTTTTAAATTATCAAGGCTATTTACTGCTTTAGTTATTGATTTGGAAGCATCTTCTAAACTTTTCAAAGCTTCTTGTAGGTTTTGAGCATTATTGTCTTCACTAAAAATAGGAAAAGAGTTGGAGTTTTTAACCAAACTTAAAGCTATACTTAAATTAGCAATTACTGTTCCTAAAGAAGGAATTAGATTGGGTAATGGATATGGTAATGCATTATTGTTAACTACTTTATTAGGATACTGATCAGATTCATTTGGTCTTCCTAGCAAATCCCTTAAAAAAACCTTTTGGGCATTAAATTCTCTTGAAGCTATACCTTGTACCCATTTATTATAATTCATTACAGAATCTTCGTTAATAACGGTATTATTCACAGAAATATTTAATCAAACAAATAAATAATTGTATGGAATTGTTTAAAAAGGCGTTTAGCCTATCTTTAGAAGCTGTTGATAATGATGTAGAAGATATTGAAGCTGCTGGTAAAGCAGCAGCACCTTCTAGTGATAAAGAAGCTATGGCACAAAAGCTAGATACAGCAAAGCCAAATGATTTTGATGTAAAAGGAACTACAGTTACAAATGTAGATGCTATTAAGAGAGAGCAGCAAGTAAAGCTTAAGAATTGGATAGGAAAGATAGATGAATTTATAGAATACTTGAATGGTACTAATAATGATTCTATTCAAACTCAATTGCATTCCGCTGTATGTGAAACAATGTTTCAAGATATAGCTAGAAGTGAGAAAAAGAAAATAGCTAGATTAGCAGCAGAATTAAGCTCTTTAAGTGAGTCATTAAAGGGCTATCTTATCTCTTCCAACGATTAATATCTACCATTAGAAGGTCAGCCTTCAAACCAGAGTAGGAATTCTCTTTTATAAAGTCTGGTGAAATACTATCTAGGTTTTTTGCTATACAGTATTCATTAATATCCTTAAATGTCTTACCCATTTTTTCTGGCCATATAAAAACAGTACACCCTTTATCTATAAGTTTTTTTGTCTTCTTTCTACTAGCACTATCATTCCACTGACTGTCGAGTACCCATATTTTTTTATATAGTTTAAAGTCATTAATCTGCTCTTCTTGTATCTTAGTAAAGGTATTAGAACTATTTTCTTGAACACCTGCAACTGCAGTACCATTTTTAATAAAAAATGAATCAATTGGACCTTCAAATATAAAAATAGAATCTAAATTTGAACTAATATTGTTGATATTATAGAGAGATTTATCACTATTTACTTTTGAGAGATATTTGGGATAAAGACGTGTATCGTCATTTAGTATTGTACGTGATTGATAAAATACAATATTATTATTTTTATCATAGAAAGGTATTACTAGTCTGTTTTTATGAACTCTATCAGTGAGAGAAATCCAAAGGGTTTTAGGTTTGTTTATAGCAGTATCGAGTCTTCTTTTTTTAATTAGTTTGATAGCTTCACTGACAATAGAGTTATCTTTATAATAATTTACTTGCTGTTCATCAAAAAGATTAATTGAGTCTTTAGGAAGGGTATCTGTAATAATTTTCTTTTGGGTATCAGGTTTTTCTAGAAGTAGATCTAACGGTAATATATCATAGTTTTTAGATTCTTCATATATTTCTTTTGGTGTTAACCCTGCAACAGTTTCAATCCATTTAGATGGGTTACTATGCCAGCCACAATTATGACAGCATATATAATTTTTCTCTATAATAAAATAGCATCTGCGCTTTCTACCCCATGACTTGCCTTCTCTACAGATAGGGCAGCCAGCTTCGTATACATTGGTTATCTTTTTAAATTTTGGATAGCCAGCGTATTGATAGAACTTTTGAACTACATAGTCCTTAGGTAGAATCACACTTCTATTATACTAGAAATTACAACAAAGTAAACTTATTTCTTTTCTGGAGGAGGCAAATCTCTCACAGAGACAACGCCTTTTTGAATAAAAGCACCACTTGCTGGATCAATCCATTCAGCTTCTGTAATTTCCTTCTGTCCGCGAATGTAAGTACGTAGTCTAGGTTTTACAGGCTGACCGCTAATCGGTGAATTTATGATTTTTGGCTGAACCATATTCATATAACTATTTACTCTCTAATGCAGGAATTCTATACTCAGAAATGTTTTTATTATATTGTAATTTGCAGATATTATAGACTTTTTTAGGCAATCTTTCAACTATGTCAATTATTTTGCTATCTAGACCAAGCTTAAATTTGTCTGTAGGTACCGTTCTAATTTTCATATCTGGAAGAGATAGAAAGTAATACATATCTCCTTTTTTTTCAATATGCACAAAAAGTTCACCTAGGTACGTGCCTTTTGTAATAGCGTACACAGTGCCTTCTTTAGGATGTTTTTTTGAAAAAATCATAAATTAGCTTTAAGCTGTTTTACTGCTTGTTCTACTGAACTAAATGTATCAGATAAACTATAACCTATGTTAGAAATTTTAGTTGAAGATAGTACGCAGTTTGATCTGCCAGCTATAATATTAAGGTCTTTTATTTCCACAAATCTCCAATTAGGGTTAACAAGATTATTCTTTTTAAATATTTCAATAATTTGTTGAGCATTAATTTTCTGTGAATTAACTACATTAAAGATACCTGGATAAAACTTGTTAATCATTTTGTATATAAAGTTGCAAAGATCATTGACATTAGTCAAGCTATTATCAAAACTAATTAGATCGTTATACTTATATAATTTATAGAGATAGTTTTTATTCTCAGGGTTACCGTCAAAAGGCATTCTAATTCTAAGTATAGAAGAGTTTGTGAAGTCAAATATGGTTTCAAGAATATGCTTTGTCTTTGAATAAAAACTTGAATCGGGATTAAAGAGGCCAAAATTAGGAATGTCATTTTCTGTAAACTGTTTCTCGTACCCAGTATATATACACCCACTAGATACACATATATGATTAATCTTATACTCTGTACAGAGCTTGTTAATTAATAGACCTATTTTTACGTTATAATAATAACACAATTCTTTATTTGACTCACATCCATCTACATTAGGCGATCCTGTATATCCACTGCAATTAACTACACAGTCAAAAACACCATTAGAAAGTATTCTTCTCAATTCAGATTCAGAAGTATAATCTAAGATTTTTTGTGAATATGCTGTTACTACAACATTCTTTTCTTCTAGAAATGTCTTAAGTTTTGAGCCTATATAGCCAAGGCCTAAAATAAGTACTCGAGGCATTAGAATAGTTTAAAGTATAAAAAAACTATATCAACTATCTTCTCTATTATTACAATGTATAAAGAATTTATTAACTAACGTAGCAAGAGAATCGGCTTCTTGCTGATTGTGTGCAGATATAATATTGATTGGCTCACCGTTTTCAGTATAACCTAAAATAATAAAACAGTTTAAAAACTCTTGAATAGTGTTAGTTAATGCTTCTAGATCTTTACGCTTCTCAACCTTTTCTTTAAGCTTTCCAGATAGAAAATTATAAATCGCTTTGTTTGTAAGTTCTTTTACTTCTTCGTGTTTTGAAGGGTCAAAGTCGTTTAAATCACTTTGCGAGTTCTTTTGGTTCTTCTTCATTTAAAGTATTTAATGATCTATTACTGCTATATCTGTTTTTTCCAGGGTAGTCAGAATTACAAATACCATGTTTTATAAGAAAATCTACAACTACTTGCATACTGTCAGTCTTTAGGTAGAAGTTCTTTGGTATATTAACACCACCGTCATCTAATTCAAAAAGCGTTTCACCAATTTCTGTTTTATTTGTATAACAAGTACAAATAACAGAGTTAAAGCTAGGATTTATCATTACTGTCCATCTTCTAGGATCTGCCTTGCTATATACAGAGAATAATCTTATTACAACAAAACCATTATCTCTAAGTCTTTTGATAAAATACCCTGGTGTTCTTAATTTATTTTTTGACATATTAATTAGCTAATGCTGAAACAATAAACTTAATATCTGTATTAGGTAGGTTTGTTTCAAACACATATACTCCTATTTTTGTAGAAAATGAACATTTTAAGTCTTTGAATCTCATAGAAGAAATTATTCTAAAAATTTCAAAGTTCAACGGCGTGGGTATGGCTAGCTGTGGCCCAGTATAATCAGAAGAAATCTGTAGACCATATGAGTCTACATTTGGCCTTGTCTTGTCTGTTAATTCACCAGTAACAAAATTATCCTTAAAGCTAAGATATATCTTATTAGTATCTGTGGCTATAGAACTTCCTTTAATTAACTTAATCAAATCTGCATACGTAAGAGTGAATTTACCGTCAAACTGCAGGTTATTAAGTTTATCCATGCTAAGTTTTGGTACAGTAATAATGCCGTTCTCAAACAAATGGTATTTAAATCTGACATCTGCAGATTTGTAAGATAGAGAATTATTATCAAGCGTTAACTCAATACTATCTTTATCAATAACTGAAATAATACGTGTAAGCTTTGATAGGTCAGGTATATTAAGCGTTGTATCGACTAGCTCGTCTTCTGTGGTATACTGTGCATTTAATATAATTGTATTATCTGAGGTTGAGATAAGTGTTGAGATTTTTTTATCTTTTAGCTTAAAGACAGCGCTATTAGTAACCTTGCTTACTGGTATTAGAAAGTTATTTAAAAACCCGTTTCTATCTTTAACTGAAACAATCATTTAAACTATTCTAAAATAAAATTTTAGAAGATCAACTGTCTTGATTGCTCAGAATCTTATCCAGCTTGTTCTCTAATGATTCTACTTTAACTAAAAGTTTGTCGACAATATTATAAATTTTCTGCGCTGTTGCACTGTTATCAAAATCAAACTCCAATTGATTACTATCTACTCCTGGTTGTTGATATGTAATATTAGCGCTTTGTTCTATAATATTATTATTTGGTTGTTGATAGATTGTTGCAGCAGGTTGAACGTAAGCTGAGGGTTGAGATTGCTGTCTAGGTACAGAAATCTGTACACTTTGACGGGGTACAGGAATAGACTTAACAACCTCTACCGGGTTCATAGTTAACCCTTGTAATGTTGGGTTTTTGTCTATAACTCTACTATCAAGATCTTTAAGAGCACCTAAGTTTTGACCAATAAATTGAATAGTGGCCAATCTTACTTCTTCAGCTGTAGGTTCTCTAAATGCTGTCATTATTATAGATCTTCAAGCAGTTTCTGTAAAGATTCATCTTCTGCAGTTGAAGTGCTAGATGGCTTAGTAGTCTCAACCTTTACAGCTTCTGTCTTCGGTGTAGGAAGACTAGCATTTTTAGTCTTTGCTGATTCGTCTTTTTCAACTACATCAACATCTACGTTGCAATGATAATGCTTGCTGAGTAGATCTTTTAATTCATCATACGACTTAACAGTAAGGTATGATTCAAGATCAAATACACTGTTATAAATCTTGCTATATGAATCTTCATCTAGACCTTCAACTTCTTTAGGGGAGGTAAACTTAGAGGAAACATATGTAGGATAGTCACCCTGCTTTTCTACCTTAATCTTAAAGTTTACGCCTTTAGGGCTTAAATCAAAAATACGAGGGCCAAGTTCTTCTGCTTCTTCACCCTGCATTGCATCCATAATAATCTTATGAAGCTGGCGACCAAAACGAAGAATTTTAACTTTATTGTTATTCTCTTCGTTCACTGGGTCATTGATAACATAACAGTTAACAAGCCAACGCTCTGTACGTACAATGCCTTTTGCCTTTTCCTTCTCCTTATCAGTACCGTTTCTTAAGATTCTATAACGCTCCTCAGCAATAGGATCACGCTGATTCCAGGTGGTAGGGCTTACTGCAGTAATAAGCTGACCAGTAGAAAAGCTATTCCAGCCATAGGAATAGTAGTGCAAAAAGGTTTTAGTAGGATCCTTGGTAAAGGGTAGAAGTCTAACCGTATAAGTATTGCCTACCTCAGTGCGTAAAAAGTCCTTAATCTTATTTGAACTATTGCTAGTTTCTTTAGTGAGAGCCGATCTAATGCTTTCAAACATCGAGTTGGTAATGGAATTCATATTAAAATAATAGTATATAGAGAGATAATATCAAGCATTTTCTTTAATTTTTTTTATACCTTGTTCTACAAAAACTTTACACTTTTTAGAATTTAGAAACTTTACCTTAAAAGTGTCAAAATTATTAACAAAATCCTCACCAAGCATAAATCTAACTACTTCTAAATCTGATTTTTTAAAATTTTTTTCAAATGTATTAAAACCAAATAATGAATAAATGTTAATTTTTCTTTCTTTTAAGTGTATTAAGAAATAATGTAAATTGTTAGATACTTTATCAGTATATAGTTCTAATGGAATGTTTTCTTTACTGCAAAACTCTCTTATAAAAAGAAGAGAATTTTTTGTAAAAGCTAACTGTTCATCTGAATCGGGGTCAAGCTTTTCTCTTTGTTTTTGTACAATTGTATATGCTTTAGTAGCTTTTAATGTAGAGAAGTGTTTAAGATCTAAAAACGGCGAATCTTTATACACAATAAATGATGCACTAAAAAAATCTTCAGGCTTAACTTCTTTATTTCTATTGAAGAAATTAACTATCTTTTTCAAATATACAAATGCTTCGTCGTTTAAAGTAGAAAAATCTTTTCTAAGCTTATAAGGCTTATTATTATTTGATCTTAAGACTTTTAGATATGTGTTGTATATGTACTTGTCGAAATCTGTTACCATTTATAATACTTCCACTTGTTCCTAAGAACTTGTGGCTTTATCTTTTTCAGCATGCTTGGTTTGAGGTATGTACGTTTAAGGCGAAGCTCTTCCATAATAAAAGATCTGCTTACTTCGCTTGAAAACTTTTTTAACATTCTTTCAAAATATTCTTTATCAGAACATCTTTCTTTCTTTAATTTTACTTCGGCTTTTATAATCATATTGAGTTAAAGTTTTTGGAATTTATAAATTTCATTATATATTTACTCTTATACAATGTTGAATCAAATTGTAAAAAGTACTTAAGAGCATAGTAGTCATTTTTAAAGTCGCAATAATTCTTTAAAAGATCTCTGAATTTTTTATTTTTTAGTACAAGTAAGAATACATTAGCTAGATTCAATTTTTTTGTATCAAGTAGTGTACAGAATGTACAGAAAGACAAGAAAAGATGATTTACTTCGTAGTGTGTTATTTTTTCTGATGGGTCCATTTTAGTTTACCGGATAAAGAAGTTTTGTAATGTTAAGGAAGTTATCATTAACAGTTCCACCTGCTACAAATGCATCACCACCTCCATTAAAAAGTTTTTTAGCAAAATTTCCTAAATGAACATCTACGCTTTTCTTTTTTCTTATACTTAGATTATTTGTTTTTAAATTTACACTTATTACTATATCACAATTATACTTGTCAATCACCATTCTACATATCTCTGAAGGGTGTAGCTCGTTAAATGTACTGCATACAGAATACTGCTTACCGCCAATTTTTAAATCGCCCTTAAAAATTTTCAAAGAATTAAAGTGTTCATTTAGTTCATCGGTACATATTTTTACAAGAGACTGCTGACCTGTAGTAAATTTAGTAAAGCCATTACTAAACAAGTTATAAAAAGCTTTTGCTTTTTCACCTACTAGTGTCCAATACAAGCAATTAAGCTGTAGTGTTTCAGGAAATTTTAGCTCATAGCTATCATAGTCGTCAATTAAAATTAATAACTTCTTTTGTTCGGGTGTGAGCGGTGTTTTAAATTTTTCTTTTAATTTTTTATAAATTAAGATAGTACAGCTTGAATATTCCTGTGATTCATTTTTAAGGTTTTTTGTGATTATATCTTTTTCAGATGAAATAATTCTGTGGTTAATGTAGACTACATTAGGCAAATCTATAATATCTTTACAGCTTTCAATAACAGCTAAATCGCAAATATAAATTTTTTTATATTCGTCTTTATTTTTTAACTGTGAAAATTCGTCTCTAAATTTTTTTTCTGTTGTTTGTATAACTTTAAAATCTTTACCAATAAAATTTCTAAACACATAGTACACACCTGCGCCATCTAAGTCTATATCTGTAAATAGAACTATACTAGGATTAGATGAGGTCTCCACCATCTTATCTTATATAAAGGAAGACCTAAATCAACTCAAGGATAGATTTGTAAGTGTTGATATTGAAGATGTTGAAGCTTCCGTTTCATTATTGATTTCATCTTCAGTTAATGTAAGAGTTGAGTAGTCAATGCGCATATTAACAGAGCCAAAGTTTGCACCAAATCTATTCTTCATCATACCCATCTTTATTACACCTAATTCTTTATCTGTATCTTCTTGCCAAATGCTTAATATTACGTCAGCAGTAAAGCCTAATCCCATAGATTCGGATAATGTCTTTAATCCGGGATCACTAACTTCATAGCCTTCTCTATTGAGCTGTGTAGCAGATATGACAGGAAAATTAAAGACATAGCTCAAAGCTCTCAACTGTTCTGTGACGTATTTAACTCTTTCATATGTGTTATTACCGATAGTAGTATGAAGAAGATTAACGTAGTCAACAACAAGAGCATCTATTTTAATGCCTTTATTTACAATCTTCTTAATGAATGCTTTTAGGTTATTTGTTGTTATAGTCGATGGGGGGAATTCTTTAATAATAATCTTTGATGATGGATTGGTGTTTCTATAGTCCTGTAATTGTTGAAATAGTGTAGTAGATTCACTCTTAAGATGGCTAAAAGGTATTTTTGTAATATTAGTACAAAGTCTTTTTGCGTATATCATTTCAGGCATCTCAAGAGATACAAGTAATACTGTCTTACCCTGTGATGCAATGTTTACTGCAATATTACCTAAGAAGATTGACTTACCGATATTAGTTTCACCTGCAAAAATATAAATAGATCTTCCACTTTCTAGAAAACCACCGCCAATCTTATCATCAAGCCATTTCCATTTAGAAGATATATAATTCTCTTGCTTATTTAAATCATCAATAATTTGGTTGGTATCTTCAAGCAAATCAAGTCCAATATTTGTTGTTAATGATACGTTACAGGCTTTTTCAAATTTATCTAAAACTGCGCTTGTATCTACGGAGTTTTTATTAATATCGTCAACAACCTCAAGCATTGTATAGTATACAGATTTCTCTTTTAAGAATGTCTCAGTATTAGAGTTTAATTCATCAGCATTTAAATTTTTATCAAAATTATTAAAACTATTGATTACATTTTTAAAGCTTGTTTTTAATTCTTCTGTAGTAAGATATGTCTTTATTTCTGTTGGTGTAGGCTTCACGCCTCTCTTTTGATAAAATTCTTTTATTACTGTAAAGATATTCTTTATATCTACATTTTTAAAATAAAGAGGCTTAACATAATCAATAATAGAAGCAAGATAAGTCTCATCAGTAAGAGACTTATACATAATGACGTTCTCAAAAAAATCTAAATCAAGCTTCTGCATTATCTTTATTATATACCTAAACTAGAATATTCACTAAGAAATTTTTCCTGGCTCTGTGTAAAAGATGGGTCATTAGGATTTAATAAACCGGGTGATCTATGAATTACCCATATAGGATGAACACCAAGCTTTAATTTTTTGGAATTTGCATCTAAACTACTTGCAATATCGTAATGATGGAATTTATAATTTTCATTAAACTTCCATCCAGACTTTTTAATTTTTTTAGTATCAATACTTATAAACAGACCATCTAGAATTGCTACGCGTGAAGGAGTGGCGCCAAAAGTAGTCATAACTAACGATTCGTTATCTGCAAAATGGGCAACAGCTCCTCTAAGATTACCACTACCAAAGCCACCGCACATTAAATGCCATAAAGCTGGTCTTATTATTTTTGCATTCACACCGCCAGCAAGACCAACTATATCATATCTTGTATGAGCTGCTACAAGCTTATCTACGACATTAAAGTCATCTATATAAACATCATCATGAACAAAAACTATATAATCATAATTTGAAATATTATCAAATAATTCTTTATTATATCTTACACTAAGGCCATCAGTGTTATTGCAAGCATAGTGTATATCAATATCGTGCTGTGTTTTTACTTTTTCTGTTATTTTAGATATACTGTTGTAGAAAAGAGTATTTTCTATGCTTGGGCTTCTAGTAGCGCTAAAAAATGCTATCTTCATGCAGTAAAGAAAGGTGAATTTGGTTTAAATTCACCAACAGATGTGAGCCCTTCCACTGTTTGTAAAAAAAGTGTACCTTCTTCGAGAGGTTTGAATTTATCGTGCGGTATAGATGAGAAATCATTGCTAATATAATCTGCATATAGCGTGCTTCCAGAACGAGCTAGATATACGTTACCGGTTTTGCTATTATATATCCAAAGTCCAAATGTTCCTTTTAAAAGTGATAATGCAGTACAAATACAGTCAACTTCTTTCTTCGACTTCTCGCAGACAGAATGTATCAGTGCAGGTATAACAGATGAATCTACTTCATTAATGCTTTTATATTTTTTAAGCTGCTTTTTAAGCTCATTATGATTTGTAAGAACACCATTATGCGCTACATACCATTCCTTCTCATTAAATGGATGAGTTGTATCGTGTTTATAGTCTCTTTGAGATGAGGTCGGTGCTTGCGTATGGCCAAGGTAATTCTTAAAATCACTCAAAAGCATAGATTTTTTTCCCTTCAATTGAAGGGCTGGTTTTCCAGAAAAATTAAATGTTCCTTTTACTTTTACAACAGCGTGTAACTTATTGTCAATAAACACACCTCCATAAGAGAAATTACCTCGTTTCTTATTTTTCTTATATAAAGACACATATCTTTTATAATCCTTTGATCCGAAGATACCGCACATTCATATATTATATGCGATTAGCATAAATAATTCAAGATGAATAATGATAGTAAGTTAATATTTGAAGCATATTTACAGAAAAAAATGTTAAATGAAGCACCTCCTGCATATGCAATGGGGGATTTAGATATATCTGAACCTAGTCTTAAATCAGCTCCTGGCGGTGGCTATGGCCTTAAGAAAGCAGCTGCAAAATCAGGTAAATCTATGAAAGAAGTTTCTGATGAATTGGTTAAAAAGATTCAATCACAGCTCTTTAAGCCTGAATCTCACACAGTTGATGGTGTTGAATATACCCTCTTTTATCCTGGTAATGAAATGAAGCTCCGTAATGATCTACATAGCTTAATTCAAAAAGAACTTGGATTGGGTAAAACAGAAGCGGGTTATACAGCTAGAATTGTAAGAAATATGTTAAACATAGTTGTAAAAGATGAAGTAACAGGTGGTATAGCTGTTGCTCCAGAGAAAGTTAAAGACGCAGTCAAAGCAGGTGCAGCTAAGCCAGTGAAAACAGAAACTGTTTATGAAATTGAAAAAAGTGTTAAAGTTCCAGATAAATCATTAAGAAAATTTATTCTATCATTGCCTGACGAAGATGTACCTGAAAAAGAGATTCTAGGTGTTCTAAAAAATGCTATAAAAGAATATAATGATACACCTGGCTTATCAAAAGAAGATATGCTAAAAATGAGAAGCTTAGAGCTTGTTGATAAGCTTACAGAGCTGGGTGTTTTAAGGACAAAGCAAGTAGAAGCAAAGCAAAAAGAAGGTGAAGGTTCTGGAGAAGTTGAGACTATTGAAGATTATCCAGAAACTGATACCGCTGGTTCAGTAGCTAGAGAACTTGGTTACATTGGTCGTGGTAGAGGATTTGATGCTGGTGGCTTTAGTTATAACGACTAATTGATTTACAATTATATTTTTTCCACGGAATTTCCTTACTATAGGGCACTGGATCAATAAAGCCTGCATCTATAAAACCTTTTATCCTCAAAGAGCATGCAGTACATTCACCGCAAGCTTGCTCTCTTCCTTCATAGCAAGTCCAGGTTTGACTGAAATCTACTCCAAGCTTAACACCTAATTTTATAATTTCTTCTTTAGATTTATCAATTAATGGTGCTTGAACTGTAATTCTGTTTCTTCTATTAAGAGCTGACACCTTATTAATTTGCTCAAGAAACTCATCACTCCCGTCCCAAAACCCTGCAACACTATCAGCTTGTGCAGCTCCATGAAAAACAGTACTAGCGCCATAGTTTTCTGCGATTGCGAGAGAGATACTAAGTAACATTAAGTTTCTGTATGGAACATAGTTTACTGTTTGCGGGTCACCCATTACGTCCTTAGCTTTTGCTACTGCAATCTTACTATTAAGAAGTGAAGAGACTTGACATATATCTTTGAAAAACGGTAATTTTATGTGCAAACTGTCGACCGGCATATCAACTGATTCAATCTGAAATGACGCGCAGTTTATTTCTTTATCACGGTGTTTTTGACCGTAATCATAGTTAACCGTAATTATCTTATCATACCTACTTGCAGCCAAATGAAGTAGGACAGTACTATCCATGCCCCCAGAAATAGGGACTACTGCTTTACTCGTGTGGTTCTTCTTCTGTTTGCGCTTCATTTGAATTATACTTGTATTCTTCGGTTAAGCGCTTGTCGAGTTCAGGTATAATGAATTCCTCGTAGAAAGCGGGGTCTTTTGCAAAACTCTTTGCATACCCTAGTTTATCACCTTTCTTATATTTTCCACTTGTAACACCTACAGTATAAGTAGCACCATTTTGTTCAACAATACCTCTTGCTGCAGCCATTCCTAATAACCCACTATACTTGTTAAGTCCTGTCTTAAAGGACAGATACATTTCTGTCTCTAAGAATGGCGGTAAGAAGCGATTCTTTACAGTTAAAGCACGTAATGTTGTACCGCTGTATTTGTTAGCCTCTGCAATCTTTTTATCTTCTGCATCAATAGAATCACCTTCACCCTCTTTTTCATGACGCTTAGCAAGCTGTACAAGTATACTAGCCATGTATACTGGACCTGAGCCACCAGCTTGATTCTTCACAAGACTAGGAAACATTGCAGCTGGGTCATCATATGTATGGTTAGTAAAGAGAATAGTTACACCAGCTTTTGCAGCTTTGAAAGTTAGAGTACGGAATAAACTCTTAAGAGACTTTGCCCTAAGTCCCATATCAGCAGCTGATTTATCCTTTGCAACGTCGTCTAGCTCTTTTTGAGAAGCGAGATTACCTAAACTATCAATACTAATAATAAATTTACCTTTAGCATTATTTTCTACTACACTATCAAGAAATGCTGCGATTTGGTTACGACACTGATCAATAGTATCTACAGGTACGTACTTAGTGTTTTCAGGATCTAAGCCAACACCTTTTGTACTATTTTCATCTATAGCAATTTCTGTGTCAAATATGACCGGTGTAATGCCTTTCTTTTGAGCATTAGCTAGAATCTTATTTACAATAAATGTTTTACCAGTTTGACTTGGTCCAGAGAATCCTGTTATTCTTCCCTTAGGGACACCACCACCGCGGCAACTGCCACCAAGTATAGCGTTAAGAGCATAACATCCTGTATCAAACCACTCATCAACTTTACTAAGTGCATTTTCGTTTAAAAAGGAAGCTTCGCTATTTAGTTTATCTAGACTTGCAAATATTTTACTAAGGTCTTTGCTCATAGTTCTAGTATATTATAATTTGATAATATATCAACTATTATTCGTCAAAGAGCTTGATAACTTTTTCAGGCTGAGGGGCAGCTGCAGGTGCAGGCTGCGCAGTAAACAATCTCTTATACTGCTCTAGAAGACGTTCATCATTCTCAACATCAACAGCTTCAACAATAGAAGCTCTGTTAAAATTCCAAGTAGAACCAGCTTCACGGTTCTTTTCTGAAATAAATTCTCTAAAATAGAGAGGGATAGTCTGGACATTAAGTTGTCCCTGGGGTGTAGGCTGTACATGAAGAATAGCAGGATTCTTTACCTTTAGCTTATCCTTTGTCTCATCAACAAGTTCAGCAATAATGGTACGGCCAATGTGATCAATAAAAGTTACAATATTTTGGTTACTCATACTACAATTTTATTATATTTTATCTAGAAATCAACTGTACAATTTCTTTCCAAGCACTGTAAGTTTTTTCTTTATCTTTATTATTAACAACTAGGTTATTGTTTTTTAATAACTGCTTTAAATGTGAAAATGAATCAAAATAATTTACACTATACGTATTGTTATAGAAGTCACATAAACTTAGCCATTTTTCATTTAAAAAATTCTCTCTTTTTCTTCTATCGTCAAATCCTCTAAAAGTTAACTCTGAAAATAAAGGTATACCTCTATTTGGCCAATTTTGATTGATAAGTTCTAGTATAAACTTCAAACTAGGCATTAAAATAGGTACACCTGCTGTTGTTTGTTCAAACAAAGACATTGTAGAATTGTGATATGGAAAATGAACGATTGATTTGTAGGAATAAAGATCTTTATATGTATAGTCTCCTAATTTACTTTGATGTATTAGATTTTCATCCTCTATAAAATTTTTAGAAAAAACTATTGAACTGTTGTGTTTTGGTGTATATTTTTCTTTAGTGTAGTCACATAAGCTTGGTATTAGTTTTATATCTCTATTAAAAAATAATTTACTGTAGTGTATATCAAATTCATTGTTAGCTATTAAAATGAGATTTTTGTTGTTGTTTAATGACTCTTCTAACCATAATAGTCTTGATGGGTCATTGTGAAGTGGAAAATCATATCGTATAGGAATAACAACTATTATAGGTTTATTAAACTTTTCGTAGAGTTTTAAAAACGCTGTAGGGTATGCTACTATAAATGCATCATATTTGTCTAGTTCATTTTTATGGTGTTTGTAGAAATCATCACACATTTTTTGGTCTATCTTAGACCAGTTGCCATCATTTATAACTGGAGAGGGGCAAGATGGGTAGTTAAAAATATGTCTATGACCAGAGATTGACCAATGATCAACTTCATGGCCTAAGTGTTCTAGTATATTTTTTATATCAGCAATAACAGCAATATGACAATCAATATTAAAAAACTTCATAGATTTTCATTTACTATTTTAATTACATGATCTAAATCTTTTTTAGATAAACTACAGTGATTAGGTACATATAATCCCTTTGTATGAATTACATCTGCATTTGGAAGCGATGTCTTACCGTATAGGTTATACCAAAAAGGTTGTTGACCTATAGATCCACATATTAGAGGTCTGCATTCAACACCGCTATTTCTAAGAGCTTTTACTAGCCTATCTTTATTAGGTGTAATTATTGGATAGCAAAAATTAGAAACAAAATTTTCAGAAAGCGGATTAATTTTCCAGTAAGGGTTAGTAATATTCTTATGATAATATTCGTAATTTTTGTTTCTTGTTTCAATTATTTTATCTAGTTTATTGAGCTGTATTAAGCCTATTTTAGCTTGTAAGTCTGTAGATCTTATGTTGAATCCTGGATAATAAAACGTGTAGAGAGCATTAAAATCATTTATATTATATTTTTTTCTAAGCTTTTGTTGTACGGATGGTTCAAGATCTCTATCCCAGCCATGGCTTCTTATACTTGTTATTAAATTATAAATCTCTCTATCATTTGTACAAACCATACCCCCTTCAATAGTAGAAAAATGATGACCAAAAAAGAAAGAGAAGGTACTAAAATCACCAAATGTTCCTAGTTTTTTATTATTAAAGCTTGATCCAATAGACTCACAAGTATCTTCTATGAGTCTTATATTATTTTTTTTACACAATCTTTGAATATATTCAATATTATTGCATGAAAACCCTAAAACATGTACTAGTATTAATAGAGAAGGTTGTTCTTTTTTAATAATTTTTTCTAAATGCTCTATGTCAAGACCGAGATCATTCATATTACAGTCACACATAATAGGTTGTAAGCCTAGTTGAATAGCAGGTGCTACTGTAGTAGCCCAAGAAATTGCAGGTACAATAATTTTCTTATTTTTAAGTTTATTTGTTTGTATAAGACTATACATTGCAGCAAGATTAGCTGATGATCCAGAATTGACAAATACTGCATATTTGGTACCTAACCATCTAGCAAAACTTTTTTCAAATTCTGCAGTTCTATCTTTTTTAGTAAGTATAGGCGTTGTTTTCAGCCACTTGATGAGAGTGTTAATATCATGCTTGCTGATAGTGTCTTCAGCTAGCTTTACTTTTAAAATTTTTGATGTCATTAATTGTATCCTGCAGTAGATTGTTGTATCTTATTTTTGTCTTGTGATAGAAGAAATTACTGTGTACAGGCTTTAAATTTTTATCTTCAAACAAATAATCATCCACATTCATATTAAAATGACTATATAGGTTTGTTATAAATTCTTTTAAATTTACAGGATTACCTGAGCCTACCATTGACATATTTCGTACAAATTGAGACCTAAAAATCACATACTTAGGATGTACTAGGTCTCTTTTAAAATTTAAATCACCTGTATTAATTTTTTGGCTATTAATAATACTATTAAAAATTTTGCTAAATAAAAATCCTTCTTTTCTGTATGGTGTATTAAAGTTGAATGGATGTACGAGATGTATATTGTTTGCTTTTTTATTATCTATAAATTCTAATACATTTTCAGTTAAAACATGTTTTGATTTAAGGTAGGGGGAGTATTTATAGTTTATTGGTGTATCTATGGTGACACCGCCTTCATAGTTATTCCATAAATCGCCAGTACCATATAAATAAAAATCTGTTTTATCGTTATAAAGTTTTTCTAAAATTTCAAAAGTTAAAGCCACGTTTACATTTAGATAATCTTTCTCTGGTAAATCTAGAAAAGTTCTTTGTTCACAAAAAAAGAAATAAATTTTGTTCGCTTTTTTAGCTATATTATAATCAATGTCATTGGTTGAACAAAAAACAGTGTTTTCTTTTTCTATATATTGAGCTAGCTGCGAGTTCTTACCTATTACTAAATTCATACGCCTAATAACTCAAACAAGTCTGCCTGAACTTGGACATTTGGTGCTTTGAGCTTCCAGTTAACTGATTCATAGAATCTTTCAATAACAGAGAAAATAATCTTTTCAAACATTTTTTCATGATCTGGTTCAAATATGTCAATAAATTCTTTCGGGTAGTAATACTTATAACCTATAATACTAACTCCATATCTATTAGGTTGCTTTACATAAAAATAGCGAACCTTATCACCTGATGCCATTTTCTCGTATTTTCTAGCTATTTTAAATTTATCCAAAAGTAAATTATGATAGTAGGCAGCTTTAACATGAATAGGCATATGTTTTGCAACATTAAAGTTATCACACTGTGCGGCGTATTTTTCGTATCCTTTAATACCCATTACAAAAGCAATATCTTCCACCCCAAGAGTCTTAAACGTTTCGTATGTTTCTTTAAAAATTTTATTAGTTTCTGCTTGACTCTGTGTCATTAACATTGTTTCTATAATTTTTTTAACATAGGGTTTAATTGGAGTAGGCATCGTAGTTCTAACTACTTCTACACCGGTATATTTGAACTTATTACATGGTATTCCCTCCTCATCAAGAATATGTAAAACATATCTCTTTTTCTGTAAGAATAAACCTGTATCTGCTATTACTTCTCTTTTAAAGTTTAATCTGCAATCTTTAGAATTAAGAGATGAGGAGCCCCATTTTTTAATTTCTTCATTGAGATAATCTTCAATCTGTTGTACTTCTTTATAATATTCATTGGTTACTTTGCCATGTTTATCTAGCATTTTTAATCCAAGCTTTTTAACGAGATGTTTAATAGAAATATAACTTGAGTCTGTATCATTATAAATGATGGGTGTGCTCTCTTCAATTTCTTTATCTGTAAGAGCTGCTTTATTTTTGATATAATCTATAAGAAGTTTATTTGACTGCTTAATTACAGCTTGACCAGTAAGAGTAATGGATTCAGCTAATTCATCATCACCTAATGGGCTATGCTTATTGCCAAAGTATCCATAAATTGTATTAATGAGAATTTTAATGGTATGCTGTTGAATGTTTAAATTGTCTACATGGTGTTTAGTTTCATTGTATTCTGGTGAAGATTTTTCTAGCTGAGACAGTTTTCTTTTTGCATTTTTAAGGTGCTTTTTTAATTCTACTCTTTTTGCATAATACCAATCTACTGTTTCAGGAATAATACCTTTCTCCTTCTGTGAGAACAACACCTTTGCTTTAGAGATAGCAATTTGCTCTTTTTCAACAAATTTTAAAAAATTATTAGTGGTTAGCTTGAATGTCTGTCCATTGACGTGTTTAAGTGTCACTTCATTTTCATCCTTATCAATAATTGTACCAACCTTAGTTTCAGGAGAGAGATTTAACGTAATCATCACGTTAGGGTACAGGCTGTTAGCATCAAAAGAAACAATATTTTCTTGAAACCCTTTTACAGGTTCACCTACATAAGCACCTGCATTTTGTTCATCATTTTCTTTACCCTTCTTAAAAGTAGGTATGCGTCTATTACGGTGTCTTGCTCTAATTGCACATAGTCCAGTAATAACAGATAAAGAACCTAATGCACCTTCAAATGTAGTAAGCCCTGCATATGCTATCATTCTTAACAGCTGTAGGTATTGTAGCTTTTTTTCCAAATTTACAAGCAAGTTAACGTCTTGAATATTATAATCTACAAACAACTCCCAATTATCATCAGCAAGACTAGTCAGATTTGTATCGCCATAATCAACTTTTCTCTCACCAAGCTCAGTCTCACCGATAGCGTCTAGTTTATAAGACTCGCGTAATACAGGGCAAAAGCGTTTATAGATATCAAGATAATCAACACATGAAACACCCTCGATATGCCAATGGACCTGCTCTTTACCAAACTTACCAGTAAATACAACGGGTCTTATATGACCGACAGGTGAAAGTTTTTTAGTATAATCTTCACCGAGAATTTTTGTAATTCTATTTACAATATAAGGAATATCGAAAAACTCACTATTCCAGCCAGAAAGAATATCGGGATAATCTGATTGAAAATAATTTAAAAACTTCTCTAACAACTCTCTTTCAGTCTTGCAGTGATAATAATATGCACCCTGAGACTTTTTAGTATATGGCTTTAAGCCCCAGGTAAGAAACTGTTGCTTTAAAGTATCATAAACAGTAATAATGTTTATAGGATGCTCTGGATTAGAGGGAGATGGAAAACTGTCAGGGCTATATGTCTCAATATCAATAAATAATACTTTTAAAGGGTGTTTATTAAAATCTTCATCTTCATTGTTTTTCCAGAAATTGTCTATAAGAAACTGCTGCTGTACATTTAAATTTTCAAATACTCTTGTTACACTATTATCTTTGAGATATCTTGCTCTTTCAGCTTGATTTTTAAACTTCTTCTTTTTTAGCTTTGTATTAAAGATACTAAGTACATCTGTTTCAAAATTAGTTTCAAGAAAAATATAAGGCTCAAAAGTAGTATCATAACTAATACGGCTACCAGATTCATCCCAGGTAAAAAGACGTATTACCTGCTCTCTAGGAATATAGGCTACATTTCTAAACACAAATAATTATAACTTTTTATATAAAGATATCAATATGTATTAATAGAATTTAAATACTTTCTCTCTGAACTATTAACAGGAAAATTATAAAGCTCAAAATATTTCTGAATATTTTCTTCATTTTCAAGCCATCTGCTTTCTGCAACTTTTCTAAATTTGGCACACATGTTCATATACTTTCCTTTCTTTGAAAGGGTATCCTCAATACAACCAATCATTTCATCGCCAGTTTTAAACTTAATAGGAGCCTCGCTATAGGTGACAAGATCTTGACAAGCAATGGGCAGCCCATAGCAGCAAGCTTCAATATACTTTAAATCACTCTTTGCTTTATTGAAAGTATTATCTTGTAGGGGAGCAACCATCATATTGACTTTTAGATTATAAATTTTTTCAGGGTATCTGTAAAGCTGTTCCCAAGGGTGAAACTCTACTTTGCGGTCTCTAACAAGATGATGCAGGGGTAGAGGAAATGCACCTAGAAATACCCACTGATACTTTTCCCATGTCTTTGATATAACATCACATACATGATGGAAGTCATCATTCTGACCAACACGATTATCTACGTCAAAGTGAGCACCAGAGCCAGCATATAAAATGCGTGGTTTCTTTTCGCTGATATCATAATTTTCTGATATTCTCTTTTCATTATAGAAGTTACCCATCCACCATTTTGGAGGATAATTGGGTATGACTGTTACGTTTTTATTACTTGTCTTTCCTTTATAATAATCGCGCATGAATTCACAAGTTACTGTTATTTCATCACATAATTCCATTATCTCCTGGCAGTATTTTCTAATACTAGGATCAGTGAATGCAGGCTTAAATTTATTGTAATCTGGAATGTCCTCACTAAAAACTAAATCATCAATTTCATAAACTATTTTAAAACCAACCTGTCTGCTTATTTCTTTTAAATGCTTAACAAACTTAAGCTGATGTTCTGTAGCTTGTCTCTGTATTCTTACAGTCTTTACACCTCTATAATAGTTTGGATCTAAAACCATTACCGTACTCCCATGGACTATCATTTTTTGATGTGCGTTTAAAAGATGTTCTGGCCATATCATTCTCCAAAAACCGCAACCACTATAATCAGCATAGTAGTTTAATGCACGATTTAAACTTAATTCCGGCGGTTGAGGCAATTCAGGCTGTTGCTGCACAGGGGCAGGAGCCGGTTGCGCAAAAGGTGATACGAAGGGCGAAGGAAAAGGCAGAGTATTAGAGAACATATATAATATAAGATTTTATTCTATTCTCCTTGATATTCAAGAAAATTTACCCTTTTAGTAATGCCATTTACTTTTTCTAAGAATATGATGTCGCCTGTTGCAGCTTTAATGCTTTCTTTTCTATGACTAATTACCATAGCGCATTCTTTATATTTTTCAACACGTTCTTTTAATATACCAATAACAAGCTCAACACCCTTTTCATCTAAACTAGAATCAAATAATTCGTCGTAAATTGAAAAGTTAAAGGATATATCACCTTGTAATCTACGTATATCCATAAATGTAAATAAACATGCTAAATCAATATTCTTTCTTTCTGCTCCTGAGAAATTAAAATAAGAACATTCCTTGCCTTTATCATCAATAATACTTTCTTCAAAATATTCATTAAATTTACATACACAGTTTGCATCCATCTTCTTTAAATAGTAGGCAAGCTTTGTATTGAAAATTTGTAATATTTTCTTTACTATAAATGACTTTACACCTTCTTCTGATAGAACAAACTTAACTGCATCTAGTTTTGACAGAGAGCTCTTAATAATCTCTATTTCTTCTAAAATCTTTTTTATCTTATCTTCATGTTCAGTAAGAGACGAATCTGATGTTACATTACTAGTTTCTAGATCTTTTAGATCAATTTCCAATTCTTTTTGCCATTTGTTAAGCTGATCTATACGGTGTTTTATATTCTCTTGTTCTTTTTGCTTTAACTTAAAATCATGAACTCTATTGCGTAAGAGATCAATACCCTGTTGTACTTTCACTTCAAGAGAGTTTTGCTCTTTTTCTTTAGACTGGTTATCTTTTATTTCTTTTTCAAATTGAGACATCTCTTCTTTTAATTTTAATTTTTCTGCCTTGATGTATTCTTTATCATGATCTGTAATCGCTTTCAAACAAACAGGGCATTTATTTTTATCTGTACCGATTTTTGAAAGATCTTTTTCTTTTATAGTTATTTGTGTTTTAAGAGAGGAGATCTTATCTCTTAGAGATTTTATTTCTATATCAATTTTTTCTAGCTTTTTATTAAGTAATTTAATATCGCTTTCGTTTTTCTCGAAGTCAAATTCTTTGAACTCATTTACTAGCTTGGTGAGTTTTTCTAGCTCCTTAGTATTATCAGCTTGACGTGTTTGGTATTTCTTTTTCTTTAATTCTCTTTCTTGTCTTAAGTTATCTAATTGCTTCTTTAGAGTGTCTAGGCTTTTATTAGCTTCATCATATCTTGCAGTAAAAATTTCAAAGTTTTTCTTTTTTTCACTTATGTCATTCTTTACATCAGTTAACATGTCGCTAAAGACAGAAAGATTAAAAATGTCTTCAATAAATTTTCTTTTTTCTTGCTTCTTCTTTGCCATGAACGGTGTTGTGTTATTGATTGTCATAATAACACAGTTTTGAAATATTTCAGGTGTACAGTCAAACTTCGAAGCTATAAATGAATTGGTATTAGCAATGCTATCGCGTGTTTTATCTTCTTCATTTACGTAGACATAGCATTTAGAGGGATCGAGAGTTCTTATAATTTGAATATTTTCTTTTGTCTTATTATATCCTACAACTGTAGCGTCTAATATAATTTCACAGGTTTTTTTATTAACGTTGTTAATAACGTATTCTTTTTTAAGGTCTCTAAGTGTTTCTCCGAAAACAGCGAAATATATTGCATCTGCTATTGTAGATTTACCTACACCGTTGCGCCTGTCATCTTTATCACGATTTATGCCTGTAATAATATGTAATCCTGGCTTAAACTCTACTACTACTGGTTCATTACCAACAGATAAAAAGTTTTTAATTGTTATTTTATTGAATAAAATATTTTTCATTTATGCTTTTTATATAGCTCTTGAGCATACTTGATTATATACTCTTTATCGTTGATATCTAGAAGGTTAACAAACTCTTCAATGGCTTTTGTAATATCAACACCGGATGCATCAAAATTAACATCATCTGCAATTTGTATATCATTATTCACTAGAGAATAATCTACAGATATAGAAAACGGTTTATATACAGAAAGTTTTTTTAAGAGTGTGTCTACATGATCCGGGGCTACCTTCATATCAATAATAAGTTTTACAATATTATTCTCTATTTCAGTTTTTATTTGTTTTATATCTTTTTGGTCTTTTACTACTGCACCCTCTTTTGTATTAGCAATTAAATCTGTCAATAGTATTTTTTTATGTTTTGGTGATATACTATTTTCAAAAAATTCTAAATTGAGTGTGTTGAAATCAAGTATATAGTATCCTTTAGTTGAGCCTGTATCACTAAAATCCATCTCAAATGGGTTACCTACGTATAGAATTCTTTTACCACTATAGTTTCTATCATCTCTTAAATGAAAATGACCTGTGAGGATAAGTGATCCCTTACTTAATAGCTCTTCAGTTTTTGTACCATGATCACAGGTCTTATAGCTGTTCATCTTAAAACTTTCAATTTCAAAATGGCCAAAGATAATATCTGATTCTTTTATATCTTCTAGTTTAAACCCCCACGGTACAAAAGAGCATTTTTTTCCTAAAATAGTTGTATTAGTAACTTCTGAAATAATTGTAATGTTCTTCCAGCCGTCAAAAAGAGCTAATGAATTTATATCAGCTCGGTCTTTATAGTAAGAATCGTGATTACCAACAATAATAACTATATTAAAATTTTTCCATATTTTGAATATTTCATTAACAACATGTAGTGTGTTTACAGCAATTTCATCTCTATAGTGAAAAACGTCTCCTAGTATAAAGATGTCTTTGATATCTTGCTTCTCTAAAGATGTCTTAAGCCATTTAGCCCAAGACAAAGCATTTTCATGCCAGAAAATACTATTCTGGTGAACGCCAATATGAAGGTCTGCAACACAGCAGACTTTATTGGTTTTAACTGTAAATTCTTTAGTTTCCTGCGGTGTTATAGTTGTCGTCATCTCCATTATTGGAAGGGTCAACGTACAGATGGTAGTTAGCATCTTCACTCTTACTCGTCATAATATCAGTATAAACCCTGTCCTTGTAGTTAGTGACAGTTTCATGATGCTTCTTTTCTTTCTTAATACGGTTAATAAACGCATGAAATGCAATTGTAGTAAAATATGAAAAAGGACTAAAACCTGAATCTAGCTTAAACTTTTTATTTTTTAATGCTGATACCATCTTTACAATTGCATCGCCGATCATTTCTTCTTTATAGGAGTAATTAATAAAATTTGGTGCATAAGATAACCCATGAGCTATCTTAGTGATTGAATCTCCAAGCTTAAGTGAAATGTGATCTGTCTTATAAAAGGTTCTAATTTCATCTTCAAATTCTTTACCGTTTACATAATGTACTTTTTCTTTTCCTCTTGGTTTTTTACCTTCTTTTAAAAGTTTAGTAGGGTCGGCAACTTTAAGAGCTTCATCAACGGGAATGTCCTCTGTATCGGTATCTTCCAAGGGAAGATCTACCACATCCTTATTCTTGGACTTCTTTAACTTGGTACGAGATGTTTTCTTTTTCATAAAGTGCTTTTCTTTTTTGGAAATGCTGATAACCATATTGCAAGTTATCAGCAACGTCTACTATTATAAGCTTATCCTTATCCTTATGCAACCGTAAACCTCTTCCTATCGACTGTAATATCTTAATTTTTGCTTTTCCGCCGCCTGCAAAAACAATATAGTGAAGATTTTTAATATTAATACCTGTGGAAAATATCTTTGAAATAGCTACCACAATAATATTATGATGCTCTTCCATAAGTTTTCTAACTTTTTCTCTCTCTTCTACTTCTACTTCTCCTCTTATATAAAACACCTGCTTATCGTTACATTTTTCTTTTATGCTATTATAGAGAATTTCACCGTGTTCAATATAGTCAACAAGAATTAATGTATTTTTTACGGTGCCACAGGAAAATTTTGACAGTAAGTTATTTCTAAAATTATTTTTTATTAGAAAAGAAATCTCAGCTCTATATCTATCAGAAGCGTTTATTAGTTCCTTAGGATATTGCGGTAGTGTGGTATAATTTAACTGAAGAACTACAACACTAACATTACTAACATAGTTTTCTAATCTCAGTTGATAGCTAGATTTTTCATATAAAACCTGCCCAATCTTTCCTATTATATTCCATTGATCTAATAAACACTCAGGCATAGTACCTGTAAATCCAAACCTAACAGGCGTTTTTATTATTTTAAATAATTTGTTTACCTCGTTACCTCTTCTTATTTTATGAACTTCATCTACTATCAATACATCTATATTTTCTAGCCAACTTAGGTCACTATTTTTGCTTTGTAAAATTCCAAGATTGGCAATAATAACGTTTGAGGTATCGTTTTTTCCATCTTCTAATGGATATGACCCCGTCCATCTGCGTGTAGAAAAGGGTACATTATAAGAACTAAAATCAGTAAATGTTTGTGTTACTAACCCAAGATCGGGAACTATATACAAACATTTAAATTTTTGGCCATATAGTAAAAATAATTTTGTGAGAAGTGATGCAGCAGTTAGAGTTTTTCCGCCTGCAGTTGCAAGTACTATAGTACCTCTACCAGTATTATACGCGGTTTTAACTATCTCTTCTTGATAATCTCTTAGAGGTAGTGCTAATTGAACTATAGATGAATTAAACCTATGGTCTTTTTGCCAGATTCTTGATGGTTTAATAACATTTAAAAGTTCTTCCTCTACTTTGATTTCATCAGAATATTGATTAGTGATAAAGTATTTTTTAATTTCTACTGCTAAGCAGGGATCAAATCTACCGGTGGCTGTAATAGCATAAGTGCGCTGTGGTGCAAATCTTCCATAGCCTCTTATAAACTTTGCTGCTTCATTTTTAATAGAAAAGTGTTCTCTAATTTCTTCTAATCTGTCACTAACAAGCAAACCTACGCCTTTTTTTGCATCGTATTTTAGTTCTGTCATGTTGTCTCAAGCTTTATAATTTCTAAAACATTTTTTACATCAAAAGATGCACTGCTTAATGTCTTTTCAGCTTTCTCTAAAAGCTCTACTACTAGTTCTAATTCTTTTATTTTTATATCAAAATCTTTTATTTCATTAGCATTATCTACTGTTTTTTCTAGAACAGGCATTGAAAGCTTGACAGATGAAGTTTCATTTAATTTTTTTACCAAGTCTGATTTAAGCTTATCTTTATCTTTTTTTAATTTAGAAATTTCTAGCTTGTGTCTAATTAGTCGTCCTGCCCACTTATGCTTAATTCCAGGTAATTTTAATGCATAATCCTTAAGATAAAGTTCATCAATCTTAAGATCACTTTCTAATTCTTTTATATAATTGTCTAGCACACATAAATAATAGTATAAGTTTTTTAATTATCAATGATAACGTTTAAACAATATTTTAATGAGCAAAACGTGGCAGGCGGAACAGGTAGTGTTTTTGGCCCTGGAAATGCAGCTCCAATAGGAAGTACCGGCGGGTCTTTTCCTGCTACAGGTGATACAGCTTTTGCACCAGGTGATTATAGGCTGCCAAAAATACTTGGAGCTAAAACATTAAAGAAAAAGAAGAAGTCTTATATTCAGAGAAGACCTTTTATTGGTGTATAGGTTGTCTAAATAGACTTGTGGATACAGGTCATTGGTTACTAAGAGAAGGAGTTAAAATAGATGAGAATACTTTTGGCTTTATATATGAAATTATAAACAAAATAAATGGAAAGAAGTATATTGGAAAAAAGCAGTGTAAATCTAAGTTAAAAAGAAAGCCATTAAAGGGTAAGAAGAATAAGAGAATAGAAATAAAAGAATCTGATTGGAAGGATTATACTTCTTCATCTAAAGAATTAAATGAAGATATACAAAAATACGGAAAAGAAAATTTTGAATTTATTATTATAAGAGAATGCGGTTCAAAGTGGGAATTGGCTTATTTTGAAATAAAAGAACAGATTGAAAAAAATGTTTTAATGAAGGATGATTATTATAATGGTATAATAAATGTTCGAATTGGAAGGCCGCCGAAGAAATTTCTTGATTAGGTTAAAGAGGTATTCCATAATACAATATGCTAAAAGATCTTTTGCTGAAAGAATATAACATTCATATTATAAATTTTAGCTACATTTTTAATAACTATATAGAAAAAGATTTGTTAGATGATCTTTATAAGTATGAGCTGTTAGGTGAGAAAAAAGATAAAACTATAAAGCGTTTGTTTTTTCATCATACAATTTTTAACTTATGTAATTATTTGCTAAAAAATAGTGGTAGAGAAAAGATTGTTGTGTTTTTTGATAGTAATAATGTTTACGATAGTAATATAGCAAAATATATGAGTGAAGAGAAGGTAAAAAAGTATTTAGAAATGGTAGTTAAGAAAATAAAAACTATATTGCCTATAAGACTGTTTCACTCAACTTTTACATTTGATTATTTTGTATTTAAATTTCTTAAAAAAGATGGTATAGGTAAAGAAACCCTATTTAAAATAAAGAAAGTTATAGATATCAGTGATTTTAATAAGTTTACATTTGAAAAATGTAAGAAGTTTACTAAAAAAGAAGGTTTATTATTTTTAGATAAACATTATTTTAATACACTCAAATCTAAACAATTACTGCTTGTTTAATAAATACTTCTATGGGATTTAAAGAAAAGCTTAACGAGTATGTTCTCTCTCTAGAACAAGATAATGCTCAACCAGTTGGACAGCCTCAACAGCAAGATGCTACACAGCCTGTTACACAACAAATACCAGTTCCGATGCCAAAGAAAGGTGAAGAAAGTGGCACACAAAAAGTGGCACCCGAGGGATACGTTGAATTAGTGAGATTACTAGCAAAAGCTCTTGTTATGAATGTTCCACCGGAGTCTATTGATCAACTTTTTTCAACTGATATAAGTAAAGAAAATGCAGAAGCTGTTGCACAAGGTCTCCAGGATCTTATAGCAACTACTGGTAATTTTAAAGATAATCCAGAAAGAACAGAAAATAAAAACTTTTTAAAATTCTATAATTCTATTAATGAAAATAATTTTTATTCAAAAATGAAGACTATTATTTCTGCAATGAAGAAATATAGTAAAGATGTAGACATTAATTTAAAATGAATAAAAAATATAAACGTTTAGATGACGTTTACCTCAATAATACTTTTGGTAAAGTCGTGAAGCCAGTTGTTGGCATGCCTGAAAACTATATGGCTTTTTTTAAAGAATATGCAGAAGTTTTAATTCAAAAAGATCCGCCTAAGGGTGAAGTTAAGGACTATAAGGTATCAGATGATACTGCAAAAAAGCTTTCACAAGCTTTAGATGTAAAGGAGCCCAATCAACAGGTTATAGTATCATACTTAAATCAAAAAGGATATTCAACTAATTCTTTTAAGGGAAAAGGGTTTGATGTAATAGTAGATACAGTTTTAGAAAATAACGAACAAGATGTAGCTTCTTTTACTAATTTTATTAAAGGGACAGAAAAACCAAAACTTTTAAACAATTTATCCGGTAATTTAAAGGATATAGGTCAAAAGTATAATTTAAGTCCTAATATAATTCAGTCCTTAGCTACCTTAAGTTTATTAGATAATACAAGCAATGCAGTAGGTCCCGGTGAAATAGCTATTGGTGTACTTTTTGAAGACATAAAAAATAGTTCAACTACAGGTGACTTAGAGCTTAATGGTAAGAAAGTAGAAGTTAAAGGTTCAGGTGGTAGAATGGGATTGCAGCCTGGTAGATCTCCACAAACAGTAGATTCACTTATTTTTGTTGAACCTTTTTTAAAAAATAAAGAAACTATAGATAATTATAAAAACATAGTACTTAATAGTAAGTACGGTCAAAGTGTTAGAGAGAAAGCGAATGATTTAATTTATAATTTGGTAGTAAGTTATAACTTTGTAAGTGATAAAAATGCTGTATATGAACACATTGTAAAAAAACTTGATGAGCTTTATGGCTATGGTGCAAGGCATGCAAGAGAATATATTACAAAGCCGTTATTACAGAGTGCAGATTATAATGCAATAAAAAAAGCAATGTTTAAATTGTATGCTAGAGGTTATTTAGAAAAAAATAAAATTGATGGTTATCTTATTAATGTAAATAACAATTTAGATTATATTGTAATTACTTTAGAGCAATTACTAGAGAGTGGTACAGGTTATATAGATACAGGTAAGCTAGTTGTTAGTAATTTTAGATTTAAAAATTTATATCCAAGTATTAATATAGGAAAAATATAATGCAAACGTTTGAAGAGTTTTTAATACTTGAAGGTGGGGCTGCTGGTCATATGGCTCATCCGTTTGACTTAAATAGTGTAAAAACTGGAAATGATTTAGTAAATTTTTTTAAAAAAGCACTATTGAGTGTTAAAAAACAAAAGACAAGTGTAAAGTTTGATGGTCTTAATATTAGTTTAAAGGTTGTAGAAGCTGATGGTAAGATGCAGTTTGCACTTGACAGGGGATCAAATAAACCTGCAGATATAAAAGGTATTACTATTGATAAATTAGAAGAAAGATTTGATAAAGGTCATGGAATGATACCGGTGGGTAAATTTGTTTTAGGTGTAATGAATAGTTCTATAGAATTAATAATGCCTGAGCTAAAGAAATTAGGTCTATTAAGATCTAATAAATTTTTAAACACTGAATACGTTACAGGGCAAACTAATGTTACTGAGTATGATAGAAATATGATAGTATTTCATGGTGTTAATGAGTTTTTTGTAGAAAAGAGCAAACTTAGGGGTACATCTAAAAGAGTATCAAAAGAGGTTTCTTACAACAAGGCTTCTTTAAATGAGATGGTACAAAAATTAAAGCCAATATTTAAACAACATGAATTTGAAGTTTTTGGCCCTACACAGGCTTCACTAACAGGTGAAGTAGATTTTAGTGGTGCATTAAATTCAACACTAGGTATAGCTTTTACAAAAAGTGATACAGAAACTAAATCTTTAAAAAATTGGTTATTTCAAGCTAAAAATCCAAAAAGTTTGTTTGTAAGAAGTGCTCAAAATAAAAAAATACCTGCTATGTCAAAAGCAAATTATTTATATGTTTTATCTGGTAAGCCTATAGATGCTTTGGTAGGTGAGAATAAGCAATATCAAAAAGCAATTGCAGATGGAGCAATAATTTATCATGCAACAAGAATGCTCGGTAATGAGTTATTGAAAGCTATGGGGTCTGATGCAGGAGAGCTTGCTAAGCATGAAGGTGTTGTTTTAAGAGATATAAGTCTTGCTTCTGTACCGGTGAAGATAACCGGTGAATTTATTGTTAAAGGAATGGCTAGTCCTTTTCAAAAATCTGAAAATGAAGAGAATATTGGAGGTTATATAGGTGCAATAAATTATGCAAACACAACTGGAGACTATATGAATATAAAAGATTATGTCACTACTCCAGATTATGGCACCCCTCCTCGTGTAGGAGGATTTACTACATGACATTTAGAAAATTTTTTTTAGAGCAAGTACATAACTCAATAGTAATACTACCTGGTGGATTTAAGCCACCGCATAAAGGTCATTTTGAAGCATTAAAGTTTTTGCTTAAAAATTCAGATGCAAAAAAAGCTATTGTATTAGTAGGTGCAGCAGAAAGAGATGGCATTAACCAGGATCAATCTATAAAAATATGGAATATATATAAAAAATATATTCCTGCTGAAGTTGAAATTGTTCCGGTTGTTGGTGTAGATAAAGCAGGAAGACCAGCTACACCTCTTAGTATGACATATGATTTTATAGAAGATAATCAAAACAGCTATAACAAATTTTATGTTGGTGCAGGTACAGAGGATTTAGCAAGATTTAAAGGGTTAGAAAAAGATAAAAACAAATATAAAGGTGCATTTATTGTATCCATACCACCACAATTTAGTAGAATATCAGGCACTGAAACTAGAAAACTATTATCAAAAAAAGATAAAACTGCCCTTAATTTTATACCAGCAGAAGTAAAAGAAAGAGAACAGATAGCTAAAATTTTAGGATTCTAACTGTTTAATTATTTCTATAAAAAGCTTTTCTTTTGTTTCTTTTGATTCCTTAGTGAGTACTTTCTTTAAGTTATCTATTAAAGAATCACCGCCTTTAGCAATAGCGTTATATAAATCAATTTCCGTTTCTTCCTGCAGCCCACCAGCAGTTAATAATTGATTTTTAAATTGTTCAAAATCTTTATAGCCAAAAACAGAGTTTAAATTATCATGTGCTTTAGAAATTTTATCTAATACCCAAGCTTCAACTCCATCGCCACCCCTCATTAAAGGATAAAGCATAGAAGATAGTTTAAAGATTCTAAAAATTAACTGCTTTGCCATATAAGAATCGGAATCTGTATCTTCATGATCTACGCCACAGCTACCGCCGCACTCTTCACATCCTTCATCTTCTTCTGGAGTTTCTTCTGCTTGACCGGGTACAGCGGCCTGGGGGCCAGTTGCTGGTTGTGTTGTTGTGGTTGTACTAGTTTGAGTAGAAGGGGCTAGTATTTGCGCAGTCACCATTCTTTTCATAGGTTCAGTTGGTGCTTTTTGAACTACTCCATCTTTAACAATCTTCTTATCTACTTTAGATCTTTTTTCGGGAGATAGACCTTCACTTGGACCATCTTGAACCATTTGGCCCATATTAAGTTCCATTATGTTTTTTGCATATGCTTCATTAAGAAGCTCAAAATCTTTCTTAAACATATCTATTATTATTTATTAAAATTTGAGTTAAACTTATAAATATTATTAATGAAATCTTTTGAGACATTGTTTTTAGAATCTATTAATAATGATCTTGTTAGTGAGAAATCTAGCGCTAGATGCACAAAAGTTACTCAAAAGGCTTCATCCACAAGACCAGGTAAAAAATGGATGAAATGTGTTAAGTCTGGTTCTGGATATAAAAGAATACATTGGGGTCAAGCAGGAGTAAGAGTAACAGGAAAATCAGGAAATACTAAGCGTAAAAAGTCATTTAGAGCACGTCATAAATGCAGTTCAGCAAAACCAGGTACACCAAGATATCAAGCTTGTAAGGATTGGTAATATGAAATCGTTTAAACAATATTTTTTAGAAAAAAAAGTTGCTCCACGTGGTGTATGTTGGAAGGGTTATAAGATGGTTGGTATGAAGAAAAAAGGTAATAAAGAAGTTCCTAATTGTGTACCAAAAAAATGAAGACATTTAAAAATTTTTTTATAGAAAAAGTAGTACTGTCTGTTAAAGAGCCTATAGAAATTATAGGGGCAGGTAAGGCTGATGCTAAGGTAGATACAGGTAATGAAGCTTTCAACGTACTTCATGGTGTAGATATAAAAGAAGAAAATGGTGAAGCAATCTTTAAAACAATTAATAATAAAGTATTAAAGAAAAAAATAATTGATAGTGTTTCTATTAATATTGGTAGTGGTAATATAGAAAAAAGACCTGTTGTTGAAGTTGAATTTATCCTACACGGTAAAAACTATAAAAGGCCTTTTAGTTTAGCAGATAGAAGTACAAATGATGAGCCTATTTTATTGGGAGAAATTTTCTTAAAAGAAATAGATGCTGTTGTTGATGTTAACATCTAGTACTTGTAAAACCTATAGATGTTAATATTTTGTTGATATTGTAAGCAGTAATTCTATCTACAACACAGACTGTTGGTGCATAAACCATATCCTGATCTATTCTCATTCCAACTTCCTCACCTAATCTTACTATATCATCAACAAAGTCCATAGCGCCTGCTCTTTTTAAAAAACGGTAATAAGGATCTTTTGGCTCAACCTCTATAAGAACGTTAAGTTTACAGAAAGTATGCGCAATAAGTGTTAAATCTCTAAAGCATGAAATGCTAGAAGGCGGATTTACTAGCTCTCCTCTTATTATGAGGTTACACTAAATATTTAGGCTAAATTAGTTTCCGATTTTGAGCAAATTCAATAAACTTATAAAATTCATTTCTTGAATTATCTTTATCATCTAAAAATGCACCAGACATTCTAGCAGTACGCATTGTAGAATCGTGTCTAATACCACGATTCGAACAACAAGTATGAGCAGCTTCAATCATAACAGCAACACCCTTATTCTTTTCACATACCTCATCAATATACTTGTGAATTTGCATAGTAAGATTTTCTTGTACTTGAGGGCGTCTAGCAAACCAGTCTACAATACGATTCAACTTACTTAACCCAATAACTTTACCATCTTTAGAAGGAATGTAGGCAACATGTGCAAATCCCATAAATGGTGCATGGTGATGTGAGCAGAGAGAAGTGACCTTAATATTAGTCTGTGCTACAATACCGTCATACTTATCAACATTATCAAAAGCTGTAACTTTAGGTGGTTCACTATAACATCCCCAGGCAAAATCTTCAACAAATGCTTTAGCTACTCTATGAGGTGTATTAGAGCTATTAGGGTCATTTCTCCAATCGTAACCTAGAGCATCCATATAGGCTTCATAAGCCTTAGCGGCCTTTTCTACTATAAGTTTACGTTCTTCCTCAGTATGAGGGTGATTATGATTTGCAAAAGCTAGTTTTTTCTTATTAAACATATATTTTTATTATAATATATAAGAGTTCAATTTCAATAAATAATTGTATGGCATTTCATTCTTTATTAAGCGAGTCTTTAAAAAGAACCAGTCTTAGAAGAGTAAGAATAAAGACTGATCCTGCATTAGTAGCTAGAAATGAAGATTTTAGAAAAATTGAAGGATATGAAGGTTATATTCTCGGTGAATCAAAATTAGGATTAAAAGTTTTAGTTTTAAACCCTGAAATGACAATAAGTGATGTACCAGAAGAAGTATTAGAAATAATATCACATCAAGGTAATATTGATATGGTTAATGAATTTAAATGTTATGCAAAAAAATGCTTAAAAGAATTAAAGCAAAAAAGTGATAATGACCCTGTCTTTGCACAAATTGATTCAGCAAATTCTATAGAAGATATTGAATCTTTTATTAAACAGGGTGGTTTAACGGAAGGCGAGCTTAATAATCTTTATAGAGGATTTTTAAATGACGAATAAGTTTGATAGCTACGTAAATTCTATCCTAGAGGAGGGAATTATGGGAAATATTAAAGCTGCAGCAAAAACAGCAGTAAAACTTCCGTTTAAAGCCGCAGGTGGATTAACAAAGAAAATAGTTAACCCTGCAGCCTGGTTAAGAGGTGCTGCAAATGTTGTTGGAGGTGCAAATAAACTATTATCTGTACCAGGTAAAGCTATAGATACTGCCCATCAAATAGTTCAATCAGGAGATGTGGTATCTCCTGTAGCAAATGCTTTGCAGTCAGGCTTACAGGGTGCAGCAAATGTAGCTTCAAAAACAGGCCAAGCTATAGCTGGTTATTACCAGAAGCAAAAAACATCTGGTGGATCTAATGCATTAAAAGGTTTGAATTTAGGACTTAAGAATGCAGTGGGAACTGCTTCAGGAGCTGCAAAAAATGCTACATCTTATGCAAATAGTGTTCTATATAATGTAGGCGCTATGGCTAGGGCAGCAATTGGGCAAAATTCACCTTTTACATTCCCTAAAGGTATTAGTGATCCAAAAAGACTTAAAGTGGGAGATACTTTTACTCAAATTAACAAAAAAACCGGTCAAGCTACAGCTTATACAGTAGTAGATAAGTCAAGAGATGGTCAGAATATAGTAGCAGCACCGGTAGAATTTTATAAATAGTTATATGCCTGCTAAATCTGAAAAACAACGTAAATTCTTTGGCGCAGTAATGGGCGCTAAAAAAGGTCAAAAAGGTGTAACTGGTGCTGCTAAAAAGACAGCTAAAGAAATGCCTAAAAAAGAGATAAAGAAATTTCTTAAGAAAGAGTCTTTCGATGATGCAGTCAATAGAGTCTTAAAAGAAATCTCTGGCTTATAAAAAAATATCAGTTGATTTTTAAAAATTTTTGGTTATAATATTATAGGTAATAGAAAAGAAAACCTATAGAACATGGCATTTCATGGTGATACAAGACTAGCAGAGTTAATGTCAAACTTCATAAGAAGTAATAATGTAGAGTTAATAATAGAAACAGGTACAAGCGTAGGCTATACAACAGAATTCTTCGCAAGACATAATATACCGGTAATAGGTACTGAAATAGGAAGAGAAGTATTTGATGAAGCAGTAGAAAGATTAAAACAGTACAATAATGTTAAATTGTTATTTGGCGATTCAACTGATAGCTTAAAAGATATACTACCGCAATATAGAAACAAGAGAGTATTCTTTTTTCTAGATTCTCATTTTGGTGATGACTTATCATTAAATAGAGAATTAGATTTAATTGATGATTCTGGAATTATTCCATACATTACAATACATGATTTTAAGGTACCTAATACAACTTTAGGTTACGATAAATGGGATAAAATGGAGTATGATTTTGAAACATTTAAACCGTATTTTGACAAGGTATATAAAAAGTTTAAAGGCTATAGATATACATATAATGATGATTCAGCAGTAGGTGCTAGAAGAGGATGTATTTTCTTAAGACCTCTTGAAAATTAAAATATGGAGGTTACAATACAACTATGAGTTATCAAAGTACAAAAGTTTTAGAATTAGGTAGCTGTGCGTTTAGACAATGGAGAGCTGATCATAGTCATTGTCATTTTATTCATGGTTATAGATTAATTGCAAAGTTTTGGTTTGGTTGTTCTGAGCTTGACAATAAAAACTGGGTTGTAGATTTTGGCGGTCTTAAAGAATTAAAAAGGGAACTAGAAAAACAATTTGATCATACATTTTGTGTTGCTGCAGATGATCCTCTTCTAGAAAAATTTAAAGATCTACATAATGCTGGTGCTTGTGATTTGCGTATTATGGAGAAAGGTGTTGGTATAGAAAGAACTGCAGAATGGTGCTTTAATAAAGCAAGTGAAGTTGTTTCTAGGCTAACAAATAATCGTTGTTGGGTAGAAAAAGTTGAAGTATGGGAGCATGAAAAAAACTCTGCAATTTATACATACACTCAGAAAAGTTCACCTTTTTGGAATGATGTAGTAAATGTAAAGACAGAAACAACACCAGAAAGTAAGTTTAATGCAAAGCAATTTGAGTTTAATTTTAATCAACCGGTTGCAACTTCTGTAGCTGCACCTGCCCCAGAAGTTACAGAAGCAGTAAATAAAGCTGAACAGAAAATACCTGCTAGAGTTGGCGGCAATGTTACACCAGGTTTTAGTAATCTATTTGGTGGGACATCTTGGGGTAAATGATAGATAAAAACAAGCTATCACCTGAAGTAAGGCAACAGCTTTACGGTGGTGAAATATCTGATTATTATAGAGAAATTAAACCTACAAACATTAGTGATAATAAAGCATTAGGTGACATCTATGATAGAATTAAGTCGAAAAATAACTTAAGACTTAGACTTAATTCCAGCGATAACCTTAACAATAAACTTCAGTAATTTACTTCTTGTAATATCATCTTCAGTGAAATGAAATGTATTAATACCGTGTTCAACACTATCTTTAGAATCAAAAGCATTCATAATTTTTCCAAAACCTGACCTATCAAAAATATCTGATTGTCTTGTATCACCTATAATAAACAATTTACAATTTTTTCCAAACCTTGTTAAAATTGTTACCAATTCACTATGTTCTAAATTTTGTGCTTCATCTACAATTACAACACTATTTGTAAATGTACTTCCTCTTAAAAAATTAACAGGTATACATTTTAAATAATCACTATCAAACAACATATTGGTAACTTGTTTACCTACTAATTCGTCGCATTTTTCAATTAAAGGTATACTCCATGGTTTAAATTTCTCATCTACTTCTCCAGGCAAGCTACCCAGTTTCTTATGTGCAGATTCTACAATACTTCTAATATAAACAACTTCATCAATTTTTTTATCTTTTAGCATAGATAACGCGACATATGTAGCTAGATAGGTTTTAGATGTTCCTGCTGGACCGTCACAAAACATTATTAAAGAAGAGTCATCCATTGCCTTTTCAACAAAGGTTTTATGATGATCGTTAAGATGAAATTTCTGATCTATTTTAAAATTTAAAAGAATATCAGATCTTATTATCTTATTTTCATCATGCCGGGCAGCTTTCTTAAGCTGTCTCTCCTTCTTTGACATCTGTAATTATTTATTCTGGAAAAGCTTAAATTACAATATATAATAACGAAAATGAGTAAAAAAATTACAGTAGAACTAACTAATGAAGAGTTTAAAACACTACACTCTGTTTTAGGTGATTATAAGAGAATAACAAGAGACCAATATTATAGATTTGTAAAAACTAACTATGTTTATTCAGAATGTCCTCTTAATAAGATTCGTTTTGATGAAGCACAAAGTCTTTTAAAAAAACTAGTTGAAGATCAACAATAATATAATATCATCTTTAAAAATGGAAAATACATTATTCTTAAGTGACGATAAAATCTTTCATACAATAGAAGGGGAGGGTGAGTATGTTGGAAAGCCTTCAGTTTTTATGCGTCTATCTATGTGTAATTTAACTTGTAAAGGGTTTATTAGTGCTGATGCTCCTTACGGCTGTGATAGTTTTATTAGCTGGTCAATTAAAAACAAAATGACGTTTGATGAGATTAATACTTTACTTGATGAGTCGGGGTATGTAAGATGGCTAAATAGAGGCGATATTTTTAAAATTACCGGTGGTGAACCTCTTATACAGCAAAAAAATCTTCTACAATTCATTGATTCATTTATATTTAAATTTAAATTTATTCCAAGAATTGATTTTGAAACTAATGCTACTATTATGCCAGATTATCAGTGGTCTGATTGGTGTGCAACGTTTACAACATCTCCAAAGCTATCTAATAACGGTGATCCTGAAGAGAAAAGATACAAACCAGAAGTTTTAGCTTGGCATGCCAAAAATGGCTCAGGATTTAAATTTGTTGTTTCATCAGAAAAAGATTTAGATGAAATATTTGAAAAATATATTAATAGGTTTAATATTAGAAAAAATAAAGTATGGCTAATGCCCTGCTGTGGCAGTAGAGAAGAACACAATAAAGTTGCTCCTGTTGTAGCAGAAATATGTAAGAATACAGGTATTAATTTTAGTCCAAGGCTACAACTGGTAATTTGGGACAAAGCGCTTAAAGTATAATATGAGAATTGCCATATCTGGCACAGCTTGTCAAGGTAAGACAACATTAATAAATGATTTTTTAAAAACCTGGCCTTCTTATACACGTTCTAATGAAAGCTATAGAAAGGTTCTAAAGGAAGAGAAGCTAAAGATTAATAAAGAAGTAACAAAAGATGGGCAATGGAAAATACTAAACTGCCTGATTAATGATTTACAAAATACTACTAGAGAAGACAAAATTATATTTGATAGATGTCCTTTAGATAATCTAGTATACTCTATGTGGAGTTATGAAAGAGGTACATCAGACATAGACAAAGAGTTTTTAGATAAATGCATTCCTTTAGTTAGAGAGAGCATGAGAATGCTTGATATTATTTTCTTTTTACCCATAACAAAATTTTCACCTATTAAGATTGAAAAGAAAGAAAATAGAGAAATAGATCAAAATTATATTAAAGAAATTGACAATATTTTTAAGGCTATTGGACAACAATACAATATTAATGGTGGGTTTCCTTTTTTCGTACATGATGATAAACCAGCTTTAATTGAAATATTCGGCACTCCAGAAGAAAGAATTGAAATGGTTAAGCTTTATTTAGATAAAGATGGTGATGTTGTTAGTGAAAAAGAAAGTGTACTTAGTAATGAAAATCTTGAATTAATGGAAACTTTACTAGGTGTTCAAAAGCAAATAGATAAGAAAGAAAAAGAAGATCAAAGACTTAGAAGTAAATTCATGCTTAAGAAGAATAAATAATTAGGTGAGTAAGTTTAATAGTAAGTTTGAAGAACTAACAGAAAGCTTTAAATCAATTCTTTACAAGAAAAGAGAATTTTATCCTAAGAATTTTAATTTATCTGAAGAGTTTGTAATCTCTTTTAGAAAAGAATATAAAAGACTTATTGATGAAGGTATGGAGCCGAAGAAAGCTCTTCTTAAGCTTAACAAAGCATTATTGTTTCACACAAAGTTTTAATTACCTGGTGCGTCTGAGAATCCGTAGAAGTACAATAATCTCCAGTAAATGTAATTAACATCGTTCTGCACTTGTTTAGCATTTACCACAAAAGTAAGATTTCTAAAAGATGAATTATATGTTAATCTATCTATTACAGGTACTGTAGATAATGAGGGTCTGTTTGTTGTAATGTTTAATGGTCCACCGAGACCTGCAGGCTGTAGGGTGAAATGATGGGGTTTTAAGTTTGAACCAACATCAGATGGTACATCAGTAAGATAAATTAGCTGTGAAGATAGACCACCTAAAATTGTTGCGTAGCCCCATCGTTCATAAATGTTACCTATAGCAGAAACAGATTGAATGAGATTATATAAAGAAACATATTCTGGAGATCCTATAGCATAAGATGCAGATGTAGTTACTCCATTTGTAACTTCTAATCTATTAGTATAATTTATAGATCTATTTGTACCTTTTACTCCATTAGAAAAAATAGAATCAGCACTTAAAATACTTGTTTGAATTGTACTAAATAAACTATCATTACCAGTTAATGCTGCAGGAAGTGCAACATTTCCCTCTAAATCTGTTTTTACAACATTAAAATTATCAAAAGTAATTGTTTGAGTACCATCTTGTGTTTGTAAAATCAGTAAATCTGTGCCTAAAGCAAATTGAGATTGCGGAAGACTCTGAATACTTACAAAATTACTGTTAGAGCTGTTATTTGCCATTAATGATATTTATACTAAAATATAAAAGTCAATATGGATAAAATAGGCGTAGGCATAGTTACATGTAATAGACCTAATTTTTTTATTAAATGCTTTAATGCTATACCTAACGATTTAGAGCTAGTTGTTATTAATGATGGTGCTGATTTTGAAGATGTTAAAAAACTTCAAGATAAAAGAAGCTTTACTTACGTACATAATAAAGTAAATTTAGGTGTAGGAAAAAGCAAGAATATATTACTAAAAACATTAATACAAAAAGAATGTAATCACTTATTTTTAATTGAGGATGATATTATAGTAAAAGATAAGAATGTCTTTAATGAATATATAAAAGCAAGAAATGTAACTGGCATTCAGCATTTTAATTTCGGGTATCATGGACCGGCTAATAAAAACGGTATTTCAGGAGGCAAGCCTACACCTCGCTACGTTATAGATTATGGGGAAATAAAAATAGCTATTAATTTTAATAGTGTAGGTGCTTTTTGTTATTATACAAAAGAAGCTCTTGATAAAGTAGGAATGATTGACGAAGAGTACACCAACGCATTTGAACACGTTGATCACGATTATAGACTTTTTAAGGCGGGGTTTTATACACCTTACTGGAATTTTGCAGATATAGCTAACAGCTGTGATTATCTAGATGAAATAGAATGTTCTGAAAAAAGCAGTGCAATAAGACCTAGGTCTGATTGGAGAGAGAATATACAAAAAGGTGCAGAAATTTTTAGAAAAAGACATGGCTATCTACCAGCTTGGAATGGTGCTGTACCTGATACAAGTGAATCAGATTTAAGAAGTATATTAAAAGAGATTTTTAAAAAACATGCTAAACGAAACTGATTTTATTATTCCAGCTTTTATGGATCATGAAGATAGAAAGAGAAATCTTTCTATTGTTTTAGCCTATCTTAAAAAGATAGGAGCAAAAAATGTTTATGTACGTGAGTATTATAAAGAACAAAGTAAAATAAAAGATTTAACTGATAGCTACCCAGAATTTCATTTCTCTTTTAAAGAAAACAATGAATTATATTTTAATAAAATGCTTTGTATAAATGAGATATTTCTACAATTTTCTAAAAGTAAAGTTGTTAGTTTCTACGATGTTGATGTTTTATTTTCAAAAAAAGATCTTGTTGAGGCTTCAAATTTAATCTTAAACAAAACATACGATGTTGTCTATCCTTATAACGGATATTTTTACGACATACCTGCTAAAACTGTTAATCAACTTGTAACAGATTTTAATACACCTATTAATTTAAGTGAATGCACCTTATTTAATAAGGGCTCTCATGGCGGTGGCGCTCTCTTTAACAGAGAGGTTTTTTATGAAGGTGGAATGTGTAATCCTAATTTTAAAAATGTAGGGTATGACGACGATGAAATAAAATGGAGATTTTCTAAATTAGGTTATAAAATAGGTAGAACATCCGGTGTGCTCTTACATCTAAATCACTTTAGAGGTAACACATCATTTAATTACAACGATTTTACAACAAATAACGTTAATGAAGTAGAAAAAGTTAGTAAGATGCCTCCAGAAGAGTTACGTCAGTATATTAAGAGTTGGTTATGAATGTTCCATTGCTTAAGGGCGGAGTATGTAATCAGATGTTTCAAATAGCTGCTGTGTATGCTAATTGCTTAAAATATAATAATCAATTAGGAATAAATTACAAACTAAGCTTTGCTGCACACCAAGGCTTTCATCCTTCAAGATATAGAGAAACACTTTATAGAAATATTCTAGCTACTGAAGAAGTGCCTGAAAAAGTTTTTAGAAATCTTGGCCATCAATTTGTCGCTATACCTAATGAAAAGGATTTACTTATAGATGGCTATTTTCAGAGTTATAGATTTTTTTCTGAATACAATGAACAAATAAAAGAATTGTTTTGCTTCCCACAAAGCATAAAAGAAAAAATTAATAAAGTAAAAGAAAAAATTAATAAGTCATTTTGTGTTATTCATATACGTAGAGGTGATTACAAGGTATTAGTTCCACATCATTTTGTGTGTACTAAGGAATACTATTTAAAGTGCGTAGATTTAATTAAAAGAGAAGCTGATAATATTAATTTTATTGTTATAACAGATGATAAGTCTCACGTTTATTCAGAATTTGAACAGCAATTTAATACTGGTGAATTTATAATTTCTAATTCACAAAATGAAATTGAAGATTTATACCTCTTAACACAAGCTGACTATATAATTGGTAGTAATAGTTCTTTTTCTTGGTGGGGATCCTTTTTAAATAAAAATAAAAATAAATGCCTATTTCCAGATGTATGGTTTGGAAAAGAGGGTATAAAAGAGTATGGCCATCCTGAACTATACCTTGATTATATGACTAAGGTTTCAGTGAATGAATAAATTAGTTATAGTAAGGGATGATTCTGCTGTTGGCTTAGGATCAACAATATTAAGAGTTTTACATCATTTATACTATCTAAAGCCTAATACTATTGCTTATTATGAAATGCAAAACAAATTATATTCAAATTTTGGTAATACATGGAACAAATTTTTAATACAGCCTTTTGAAGATAAAAAAAATATAATAAAAGAAAAGTTTAATAATAACGATTATGAGCTAACGACAAGCTGGGGCAATGGTGAAAAATTTTTCTTAAGTTACGGTAAAGATCAAAAAAAAGATCAATTTACTAATGTAGAATTAGTAACACCGGTAAGAGATGTTTTTAAAAAATACATTAAGGTAAAACCGTTTATCTACGATATTGCAAAAACGTTTTATCAAAAAAATTTGAATGAAAAAAAAGTATTATCTGTTCATATAAGAGGTACAGATATGTTTAATAGCCATGCGTCCGGACAACTACATTTAATGGATTATAAAAAATATATTAAGCCTTCTGTAGAAGAAGCACTTAGTAAAGATAATTATGACTGTATTTTTTTGGCTACCGATAATGCAGAAACAGTTAATAATTTTAAATGTGATTTTGGTAAAATTTTGATTAAAAGAAATACAGATTTAGTCTCAAAAGATAACCCTTATGGTCTACATTATTCTAATATTAATAGCTCTGATGAACAAAAATTTAAACTTGGAGTTGATATGCTGGTAGATGCTATTATTATGTCTATGTGTAAGTATAGTCTTTGCGTAAGAAGTAATGTATCTATACTCAATATATTAATGAGAGATAATTTTAACTACAATTTTATTGACGATCATATAGATTATGGGAGAGCTGGATAATGATTGAAGTAAACTTATTTGACGGTACTTTTGCACATTCAAAAGGAGAAAATGGGTTTCTTACATCTACTAAAGATCGTAAACCATTAGAAATACAGTATACTGAAAGGTTGCTAGATTACGACGGTGTTACAGTCTTTTGTGATGATTTAATGTATAGTGAGTTTCCTGATAAAGTAAAATCAAAATATAAAGTTGCTTGGTGTCTAGAGTCTCCAGCGGTAAAGCCATACATTTCTGCGAGTTTACATGGAATAGCAGATAAATTTGACTATATTATCACTTTTAGAGAAGATTTAATTAAACTAAACCCTAAAAAGTTTCTACCTGCTATTGTAGGTGGTACCTGGATACCAGAGAGAGATCATTCTCTTTATACAGATCAAAAAACAAAAAAGTGTTCATTACTGCTGTCTGGAAAATCTTTTACTTCAGGTCAATCATTAAGACACCAAATTGCACATAGTGTTGCAGGTATTGATATTATGGGTGGCGGATCAAAAACAGGTCATATCAAAAACAAACTAGATTCCTTAAAAAATTACAAATATAGTTTTATTATAGAAAATTGTCAACATTATAATTATTTTACTGAAAAATTAATAGACTGCTTAGTCACTGGTACAGTTCCTATTTATTTTGGTTGTCCTAATATTAGTGATCACTTTAATATAAACGGATTTGTAGTTATAAACAATTTTAGAGACCTAGAAAACATAAAATTAACTAATGCTAAATATGAAGAATATAAACCATATATTAAAGAGAATTTTGAAAAAGCTAAAAATTATCTTTCATCTGATGATAGTTTAGCTAAAATAATACAGAAATATATTTTATGAGCCAACTTTCAATAATTATTGCCTGTAGAGATGATGATTATGGATATAATATTCTCCATAGATTAGAAAAAGGTATTGAAAGCAATATAAGATTCTTAGAAAAATATAATATTTTTTATGAATATGTTATTGTTGACTGGTGTCCTTTTGATAACAAGAAAAACCTATACCAATTAGACCTTTTTAATAAATTTAAAAATAAAAATATAAAACATGTTATTGTTGATAAAAACATAATAGAAGCTGAAAAATTAAACCCAAAAGTTTTTTACGAATTTTTTGCTAAAAATGCAGGTATAGTAAACGCAACAGGTGAGTATCTTTTGTTGACCAATTGCGATATTGTTCTTTCTAATAGCTTAACAAAAGATATAAAAAATGTTATTGAAAGCAAAAATAAAACAAATTTTTATAGACCTAAATTTAGATGGAATATGCAGTTTTTAGAAAACGATGAAGTAAGAGTATTGAGAGAATGGAATCTGCCAGAAAATAGTACTATGGATAGAGAAATAGTAGGTGCATATTCCGGTGATTTTGTACTCGTAGATAGAAATATTTTTATAGAGAAATGTCAAGGTTACGATGAAGTATTTTATGGTCACAGAGATTTTTTAAAGTGGCAGACAGGAATGGACAGTGAAGCTTGTTGGAATTTAAAAAATAACAATATAAAATGTATTGTTTTTGATAGCGGATATTATCATATAGATCATTCGAATATAATACCTACATCTCCTCATGATATAAAGCTATTAGATGGACATTATAGGGTAGATGTCAAATATACTAATAAGCCAGATTGGGGTTATAAAAATTACAATTCTATTAAAATAAATGATAATGTTATAAAATACTTTTCAAAATGAAAAAAGTATTGAGTTTTTGTTTGTGGGGTGACAAGGAAAAATATAAAGTAGGTTTAAAAGAAAATTTAAAATTAAAAGAATTATTTTATCCGGAATGGGAGTTTTGGCTTTATGTCCCAGAAGCTTATGATCTTTCCTTTTTAGGAAATGATATTTCTCAAATAGTAGTAAAGAAAGTTGCAGATAAGGAATGTTTTTTCTTTTCAATTTATAGATTTTTACCACCAATAGATCAAAGTGTAGATATTTTTCAGGTAAGAGATTTAGATAGTCGACTTACATTGCGAGAAAGGCTTGCAGTAGATCAGTGGATATATTCTGGAAAAGAGCTTCATATAATGAGAGATCATCCTCATCATACATTTGTAATAAACGCAGGTATGTGGGGAGCTAAGAGTAATAAGTTACGTAATATTGATTCAATGATTAAGAAAATGAATAGAGTAGAAACTAATTTTTTTATTGATTCAGAGTTTTTGAAATACGATTTATACCCCATCTTTAACAAAGATGAAATTTTTATTCACGATGAAATTTTTGATGATGGCAACACTTTTCCAATTAAAAGAAAATATGATGAGTATATAGGGTCACAGTATGATGAAAATAATATTTCAAATCAACAGAATGCTAGCTTACTATTAGGCTATTGCGATGCAAAAGAAAATACAATAAGAAATAATTTATTGAACAACCAGCACTATATTGAAGGTATTAATACTTTTAGATCATACACAGGCATGCCTAATAAGAATATGCTTGTTTATAGAAGTATGGTAAGATCTTAAAGATAGCAAAATAACTGTGGCCAAGTAAACTCCATTCCACCGTCTTTTGTACTGCAATTATCTACTTTATTTCTATCTTTAAAGTTTTCTATTAAATCCTTATAAACACTCCTAGGCCATTTTTTAATAATATCTTTATGAACACAAAACTGTGCGTTTATAAAAGCTTCATGGTTTCTCTTATCAATTTCTAACCCTGTAGCTTTCCTTATTACAGAGTTTGCATCTAACCCAGCAGCTTGATTAATATCATAACAACCAAAAGGGTGCTGTCCATTTCTATAGACGTTATGAGCACTCTGTTCCTCAGGGAATCCTGAATAGCATATTTTACATTCAGTTAAAAACATTATCTCAGGTAAATATTTTGAATTTACAAATGATAAAAAGTCTTTAAAGTGTACAAAAGGATCACCATGCACAAAGATTTCAAACGGTCTTAAGTTATCATAATTTTTAATTATATGAAACAAATAGGTATGACCCTCTCTACCAACATTACATAAGTTTATCTCTTCTCCATTAACATTATAGGAATCATATTCTGCAATATTATTATTTTTGTTATATACAATATATTCACATTGAAGCTCTTTTACCCAAGAAATATCTTCTTGATACTTGGAAACAACTACCCTTCTGTTTGCATACATAAAATAATAATATAATATAATTCAACATGAAAGCAACAATTGTTGGATGCGGACTGTCTGGAATTACCGCAGCAATAATTTTAAAAAATAAAGGCTATAAAGTAGAAATTTTTGATACAAGAAATCATATAGGCGGTAATTGTTATGACAGTAATGTATGTGGCACTATAGTACACAATTACGGTCCTCATATTTTTCATACTGACGATGAAGAGGTGTTTGCATTTCTCTCAAACTATACAGAGTTTTTTCCATTTGAGTATAAACCATTAGGTGATACAGAGCTTGGTCTTATTTCATTACCGTATAGTAAAAAAACTATTAATGAATTAGGCAGAGAACTTACACAGGATGAAATTGTAAAATATATTTTTAAAGACTATTCTGAGAAGCAGTGGGGAGTACCTTTTGAAAAAATACCAAAATCAATTACAAATAGAATACCCAAAACTAAAGATGATTTAGACCCTACATGGTACGGTAATCAAAAATATCAATGTATGCCTAAATTTGGATATACTAAGATGATGGAAAATATGTTAACTGATATCAAAGTAAATTTAGGAGTAGAAGAAAACACATGGAAAAAATATAATTCAGATTTAGTAATTTTTACCGGTAAAATAGATCAATATTTTGATTATATTCACGGCTATCTCCCCTATAGATCACTAGAATTTAACCATCACATTACAGATAAAAAATTAGAAAGAGTAGTAATAAATCAAAATAATATGCGAAACAAATATACAAGAGTTTATGATCATAGCTATTTTACATACAATCATAAAGGAATAACAGTTGTAACCAAAGAGTATCCTGTGCAACATAATAATACAAATATACCTTTCTATCCAATTCCTTTTGGAGAAGGTGACAGCATATATAATAATCTATATAAACCCCTTGGTGAAAAAGAAAAAAATGTAATATTTTTAGGAAGATTGGCAACTTACAAATATTTGGATATGTGGATGGCTATAAAACAAGTCTTTTTAAGACTAAAAAATATTTGATATTTTTATTTTTCATTATATAATACACACATGATTATAGAGCAAAAAGTTTATGATGGTAAGCTAATACATAGTAGATTTGCATACAAATTTTTTAAAGATAAGACTCTTCCTATTGGAAATATTGTAGCATTTAGAGCTCCGATGCACGTTGAATTGGATGGTATGATTGATTCTGAAGATTTAATTAATAATGATTTTATCTATAGCGACGATGCAATTAATTTTTGCTGGGAAATTCCTTACCTCGATGCATTTGGTGCTGTAGCTTGGCAAAGGCTATTCAATACACAAATAGCGCATGTGTTAGGCAACAAATATCTAAAAGCTCCTATTGAAGTAGATGGTGATGATCTAATTGTACATAAAGAGCATGCACAGGGTGGTGTCACTCAAAAGAAAGGTAAGTGCAGTGTGAGTATTACATATTCAAAAAACAATGTAACGCTCGGTCATACAGGAATTAATATTAATGCTGGTAAAAAAGCTCCTGCTTTTGCTTACTCTACTAATTTAACAGAAGAGCAGGCAAAAGAATTTATGAAAGATATTATTGACATATTTTATACTCTTAACGATGATATTTTTATTGCTACTTCAAAAGTAATTTGCTAATGTCTATTTTTGACTTTTTAAAAGATCTTCTTTTTTTTAAGAGTAAAAGAAGTTTATCAAACATTGATAGTGAGAGCAGCTTCTCGCCATATATGGTTAATAGATGGGCAAGTATGTATTCAAATACTGTAGCGCTTTATAGTAATATATTAAACAAATATCTTATGTTTAGTCCAAATAAAGAAGATTTGTTTGGGCTTTTTCTTGCAGTTTTACCTAGAGTGCCGCAAAGAAAAATTACTTATTATAAAAAAAATAAAGAAGAAAAAAGTGATAATGATGAAAATATAGTACTTTTAGCTAAATCGTTAGAGCTTTCTACAAAAGAAATAGAAAAGTATATTGATACGTTGAAATGTAATAAATAAAAGCTAATTATTATTATGCCTGCTGATATAGACCTCCTACCTACACAAAAAAGTTTAATTGATTTATCTGAATTACCTAAGAATTCATTTAACTCTATGTTCACCGGATATAACCTTAAGAAGCTCTTAGATGATGTTATGCTTGTTAAGTTTGTTGATGAAACAGATGATGGTAAGTCTATCATGAGAAATGGTATTGTAGTACCAATTAATGCTGATACACGTGCATGGAGAATCGGTGAAGTTATTCTTGCAGGTCCAAATGTTAAACATACAGCGATTGGTGATTATGTTTGCTTTCCTAATAATCTTGGCATACCTGTTGCTAATATAGATGTTGATGGATACGGTACTCTAATTAAGGGTATTTTTCTAAATGAGCAAAGAATATTTGGAATATGCTCTGTAAGTAAACAAAAAGAAACTATAGCTGCGAACGTCCTCAAGAAGAAAAAATAATAAATGAAGGTGTCTTTGTCTACTTTAAAGACAATTCTTCTTACTAACGTAGCAGAAATAAAATTTTTTCGTAAACGCCCTAAACCTGGATTTCCCCCTACAAGACGAATGCTATGTACTAATAGTTTTCCTCTTCTTAATAGCCCTGAAGGTAGAATAGCACTAAACTTTAGACCAGCAAAATCTTTTCCAACCTTTAATACAGTAGAAAGAAATGTATTAATTGTGTGGGATATTTTTATGCAAAATTTTAGGTGTGTCAATATGGCTGCTTGTAATTTAGTATCTGTAATACCTGCCAACAAAGAATTTTGGAAATACTTTAATCAAAAATTAGCTAGACTTTCAACAGCACAAAAAATAAATTTTATGAACAAATGATATCACCAGAAATAATAGAAAATGAAGTTTCAAAGAACCTTCAAAAAAAGGTAGACTTTGTTATTGAAAAAAAAGTCATTAAATCTGGCAAAATACTTTTATTTAGTATAAAAGATTTTTACTGTAACTTTCTTTTATATGTAGAGGAAAAAAAGAAAAAAGTTTTGTTTGAAATTCCTTATCCATATAGCTACCAGCAGACAGATTCTGGATTAATATTTGATTATACTATTGATACTTTTTTTAAGAATAACCCTCATATGCCTGAATGCATGAGTATGTTTAGAGGTACAAAGACTTCCAAACTTTTTAATAAAAAGCTTATATTAAAAATTTACATTTAAAAGGTACAAATAGGTTATATAATATATTTGTGTTTAGCCGTTATTTAAATCATTTTCCTAAAGACTATAGTCCCTCAGAACAGCAAACAAAACTAATCAAAAGTGTTGAAAGAGCTTTTAATAGAGGAAAGAAATTTGTTATAGCTTGTGCACCAACAGGATCAGGAAAAAGCTTTCTATCAAAGACATTATCTGGACTAGGTCAAAAGCCATCAACAGAATTTAAAACGCTTATTGAAACATATAAAGCATACAAGCAGGATTATACCGGAAATTATATAAATGAAGTCGACTGTTTAAAGCAACCTCCATTCGGGACATTTGCTCTTACTATAACCAAATCTTTACAAGACCAGTATCTATCACTCTTTCCAGATACAGACTTATTAAAAGGTAAAACAAATTATGTATGTAATGTAGATCAAAATTTTGATGTAGAAACAGCTCCTTGTCTGTTTATAAGCTCTTTAAAAGATGAATGCTGCAGTCAAAAAAAATGCTTATACTATAATGCAAGAAATACTGCACTCTTATCTCAATTTTCAGTTCTAAACTATAAGATGTTTCTTTCTCTCCCAAAGCATTTAAAAAGAAAAAATTTTATTATATGTGACGAAGCATCAGAATTAGAAGAAGAACTCGTTAAACAATTCTCAGCTGAAGTTAACTATGACAAGTTAAAAAATTATGGTATTGTTTGTAGACAGCTGACTACAGAAAGTTATGAAAAAATTAGAAACTGGATGTATGATCTTCTTCTCAGCATAGGCGAAAAAACAAACACACTTATAGTAAAAGCTAGTAAAAAACAAAATATGCTATCACAACCAGATAGAATAAAATTATTATACCTTAAAAACCTATCTAATTCTCTAACCATGATAGATACATTGTGGAAAGAATGTGAATTTATAATTGATAAAGATTTAAAACGTGCAGTCTTTACTCCTTTAAAGGCAGATAAAATATCAAAACATATATTTGATTATGCTGATAATGTCTTACTAATGTCAGCAACTATTATTGATCATAAAAACTTTGCAAAATCTCTTGGTATAACAGATTATGAATATGTTGAAGTTGAGAGTGAATTTAACCCAGAAAGATCTCCAATTTATGTTTCTTCAAAGCATAAACTAAATTATAAAAATTACAAAGTAATTTTACCAGAGATTGCTACACAAATAAAAAGCTTAACAGAAATGCATAAGAACGACAAAGGCATTATACATACACATAGTCAAGAGATTACAAATATACTTAAAGATAAGCTAAAGGGCAATAGAAGATTTTTATTTAGAGATGAAACATCTAATAATGAAGATATTTTAAAGGAGCATTATAACTCAGATTTTCCTACCATATTAGTTTCACCGTCATTATCATATGGTGTCGATCTTAAAGACGACTTAGCAAGATTTCAAATTATTGTAAAGCTCCCCTATCCACCTCTTTCTGTAAAGCGTGTTAAAAAGCTGTTTGATATTGATAAAGACTGGTATGAGAATAAAATGCTTAATACATTAGTACAAGCATGTGGGAGAGCAACAAGAAGTAAAAATGATTTTTCTACTACGTATATACTTGATGGAAATGTAGTAAACGTTTTAAAAAGAACAAAAAATAAGCTTCCTGCATCATTCATTGAAAGAATCGTTTAATAAATAATAAAGTGAAGAACATTACTTTTCACTTTGAAGTAAAAGACCTGCTTACACAGTTTGTTGCCGCATTTGACAACATTATTATAAAGAGATATGACAGTAATAGGGTGCCACAAAACCTATTGCAAGTAAGATATGTGTACTCTCCAAAACAAAGAGTTATTTTTGATCTAGTAAACAAGGCTCAAAATATCACTGTACCAGTAGTAGCAGTCAGTATTTCAAATATTAGCAGAGATGAGTCAAGAGTTTTTAATAAAATTTCTGGCTATTACTATTCACAAGCAACATCAGATATTTCTGCTAAAACTAAGAGTACTCATTTTAATAGTCCAGTGCCTGTCAATATAACCGTTAACATGTCAATTTTAGCTAAGTTTCAATCTGACATGGATCAAATTATTAGTAATTTTATCCCCTACAGCAATCCTTATATTATTCTTTCCTGGAAAGTACCTGAGGGTCTTTTTCCCGAAGGCTCTTCTTACCCGCAAGAAATAAGAAGTGAAGTTCTTTGGGATGGTAATATTGCTATGAGTTATCCTACAGATATTACAGCAAATGAAAAATATAGAATAGCTGGAGATACAACCTTTACAATAAAAGGATGGCTGTTTACTGCTGTTGATCAAAGCGCTGGAAATATATTTTATATAGATAACAACTTTACAGCAGCCTCGGTTCTCTCTAATAGCTTAACACTATCTACATTTAGCCCCCCGCTGTCTACAGGCGTAATTAGTGATACAGAGTATGTAGGTGTATCTGGATTTCCTCAACTTACCAATGCTGACTATACGTTTCAACAGATATGAACTATATAACACTTTCACCTGCTAATACCGCTTTTATATCTTTAGAAGGATATTTTTATGATAAAACAATATTTGTATATCTTAGCAGTGTAAACAATTCAATTTTTCCGTATGTATGTGCGGTAAATTTATTTCCTAATAATTCAGAATTATATGCAAGCTTTCCAACTATAACAGGTTATCCCTATTATAACTATACAATTGTAAATTACAATTATCTTAAAATTGCTGTTTCAGATATACCTCAACCTGGTATATATGATTTAATAGTAGGTAATAATGCAGGCTATACTACACTATCAATAAAGGGATTTCTACTATCAGCTACATAAAATGCTAGATATTTAAATACTTTAATATATCATAAATAATACTATATGGCGGACTCTAATCGCGAATCTACATTTGGAAGAGATTTAATGAAGTTTGTTTCTTCTAAATTACCGTACCAATCTGTAGATACTAATGCAAAAGTAAATCAGTTAAACCCAAAGTATGAATTGTTTTATAATCAAACTACAAAGTTTAATGATGCTTTAACAAGACAGTCTATCTCTAACTCTACTGTTTATTCTGATGACATGTTTGCAAATGTTATCAAGAATAAAGATTTTCATGAATTCATGTATGCTAATATACAACCTGATAAAGGTAGAAGGCTCATGGATTATAGAGTCATGGCTGCTTTTGCTGAAGTTGCAGATGCTTTAGATGAAATTTGCGATGAATTTATTAATAAAGATGAAAATGGCGAAATTGTAAAAGTGCTTTTTAAAGATTCTGATTTATCTGAAACACAAAAAAATGAAGTAAGAAGAGAGTTTCAAAAATATATAGATCATTTTGATTTAGAGACTAAGGGATGGGAGTACTGTAGACACTTGCTTGTTGATGCAGAGTTGTATTGGGAGCATATAGTCCATAAGGACCATAAAGATAAAGGTGTATTAGGAGTACTACAAATTCCCTCTGACACAATTGATCCTATCTATCAAAATGTACAGAATATGGATGTAAAGGGATTCCTGCTCCGTAAGCCAATTTATGATTCTAAGAATCCAGGTAAGGTTGTAAAGACAGAATTAATTCCTCTCGATTTAAATCAAGTCTCATATGTAAATTCTGGTATATGGAATGAATCTAAAACCATTCGTCTACCTTTCATTGAGAATGCAAGAAGAGCATATAGACAATTATCACTCATAGAAGATAGTATCGTTATTTACCGCTTAGTAAGAGCACCAGAGCGTTTAGTATTCAATGTAGATGTGGGTAATATGGCTCCTCCTAAAGCAGAAGCATATTTACGTAAACTAATGACTCAATACTGGTCAAAGAGAACTTACGATGCAGATCAAGGCTCCACTGTACAGAAGTTTAACCCTCAATCAATGCTAGATAGTTTTTGGTTTGCAAAAAGATCTGGCAGTGAAGGTACAACAGTGACAACTTTACCGGGCGGACAAAATTTAGGTGAGTTGACAGATTTAATGTATTTTGTAAAGAAACTTTATAAGAGCTTAAAAGTACCTGTAAATAGACTTAACCCTGAAGATGTTTATAACGACAGTGCCAACATTTTAAGAGAGGAATTAAAATTTGCACGCTTTGTAATTAGACTACAGCAGAGATTTGCATCAGGCTTGAAGCCCGGGTTTATAACCCACTTAAAATTAAAAGGCATTCTCGATAAATTAAAATTAAAAGAACATAATTTGGAATTGTTTTTTAACGTACCTACTAACTTTTATGAGATAAGAGAAAATCAAAAGTTTCAATTAAAATTTGAAAACTTTAATAATATTACTCAAGGTGATCTAGTTTCAAAAACATTTGCTCAGAAAAAATATCTTGGATGGAATGATTCAGATATTATGGCTAATAGAGAGTTCTTAAGAAAAGATAAAGAATTTTTATGGGAGCTAGCTCAGATTGAAAACAGCGGTCCTAATTGGAGAGAGATGGGTGAAACTGTCCCAGCAGAAGGTGGAGCAGGTGGCGGCGGCGTAGGCGGAGCTGGAGCATCTACACCCCCAGAATTTGGACCTACACCTGAAGCACCAGCAGGTGGCGGTGAAGGCGAAGCTGGTGGAGGTGAGAAAGCTGCTGGTGGAGCTACAGAAACACCTGGTGGCGGTGAAGGTTCTGCTCTACCATCTTAATAAATAATATAGATGGCATGTACAGAGATCACCCCTATTTCAGCATTCCAGAGTACCAATCTTAACAGTAAGATTGCTTCTTTTTCAAGGCTTTCCGAAAGAATTATGAGAGCTCTAGGAGCTCCAATGATAAATGTAGAAATTCATCATGATCAATTATTTGAAAATATAAGTCTTGCCTGTGAAATGTTTACTAAATTTGCAGGGTACACAGAAGAATATTTGGTATTTGATTCAGACTTATATGTTGATGGTAAGGGAATAAAACTTGACGCTCTCTTTAGTATTACACCTTATTTTAATAAAACAATAAACCCATCTCCAACAGTATATGTTGCTAATTCTTCCATACCAGGTTCAGCATTTATAACATCAAATCTGCTTAGTAGTACTTACGTTGATGGTATTTTTAAAAATCAAATTATATCATCAACAAACTATCTTTCAGTCATAACATTTAATTCAAATTTAGCTCAGTATTTTACAAACTCATCAAACTCTCAAGAGAAGTTTGTTAATAGTTTTGACTATGATGTAATGGATTATAGAAAAGTAATTGACATATACGATTTTGAAGAAGGAACAAGCACAGGTATTAACACTCTGTTCACAATTGAACAAACTCTAGCCCAGCAAACTTATTTTAGTTATGCAATGGGTAATTATGGATTTGATTTAATCAGCTGGTATGTTTTAAAGAATTGGCTAGAAACAAGAGAAAAAGTTTTAGCACAAAGAAGATACTATACTTTTGATGAGCGCACTCAATACATGGTTTTATTTCCACCTCCAAGAACTCCAGGATCTGGATCAAGATTTTACGGCGTTGTTGCATGTTATGTTGAGAGGCCTTTAAGAGACATTATTAAAGAGCAATGGGTTTATCAATATGCATTAGCTCTATCAAAAATTACTGTTGGTAATATTAGAACAAAATATTCCGGTACTAATCTATTTGGTGGCGGTCAGATCAATGGTACAGATATCCTCTCACAAGGACTAGAGGAAAAATCTAAACTAGAAGAAATGATACAAACAGGTCCTCCAGGTTTTGGAGATGCTTCACCTCCTATGTTCTTTGTAGGTTAAAATGTTACCTCTTAAAAAAGACGATAAATACAGGCAAGGTTTGTTTAAACCAAAAAATACACAAAAGTATGTTGGCCGCGGAATGCCTGTTTATAGAAGTGGGTGGGAATTAAAATTTTTTAGATGGTGTGATGATAATCCTAATGTAGTTGAGTGGGCTAGTGAGAGCGTTATTATACCCTATACAAATCCTATAGATGGAAAAGTACATAGATACTATACTGATGGTGTTATAGCTATAAAAGAGTTAGATAAGATTGTAAAGTATATTATAGAAATAAAGCCAAGTAGTCAGCTAAGCGCACCTGTTAGAGGAAGAAAGAGACAAAATACAGTTTTATATGAAAACTATAGATATGTACAAAACCAATCCAAATGGAAAGCAGCTAAAACGTGGTGCGAGAAACATGGTTATAAATTTTTAATATTGACTGAAAAAGAGTTAGGACTAAGTAAAAAGTAACAAGAAAGAATAAATATTTTTATGTCCCTAAGGCTTATTGTCGAAACACCTCAAGATAATACTGATTTTGAGTATATCTACGAAGAAAAAAATCATAAAGAACCATCCAAGCTGTTTATCTCTGGTCCCTATATGATGTGTGAAACAGTTAATAAAAATAAACGAATTTATTCCAGAGAAGACATGGAGAGGGAAGTCAGCAGATACATTAAAGAAATGGTTGAGACAAAGAGAGCTATGGGCGAATTAAATCACCCTGAAAGCGCTGATGTTAACTTGGCAAATGCCTGTCATCTAGTAACATTAATGAAGATGGATGGTAATTTTGTTGTAGGTAAATCACAAGTACTTTCAACACCCTCTGGTAAAATTGTAGAATCACTTATTAAGGATGGTGTAAGAGTTGGAATGTCTTCTAGAGCTTTAGGCGAATTAAAAGAAGAAAACGGTGTTAATAAGGTTAATAATATGAGACTTATTGCAGTTGATTGTGTTGCCGATCCATCTTGTCCAAAAGCTTTCGTAAATGGTATTCTAGAAAGTAAAGAATATGTTCTAAAGGATAACGGTGAACTAGAAGAACACTATAATAAATTTGAAAAAGCTATGAGCAAGTTTCCAAAGCATGATGTTGAATCATATCTTAAAGAACAGTTCATTAATTTTATTAGAAAAATTCAACATTAACACTAAATATATTATATGGAAAAGAATACACCTGAGAACACTAATTCTGAAAAAAACAGTATTTTGAATTTAATTAAGAATATTTCTCAGAAAAATTATTCCGAGGCAAATAAATATTTACAGGAGGTTGTAAATTCTAAATTAAAAGATAGAATTAAAACAGCCGCCGAGAATAAATTATATTAATATGAGCAAAATCGTCGACGTACTAAAAGAAGCTACAAAAGATATTCTCTCAGAGGAAACACTGAAAGAAATAGAAACAGTTTTTAATACCGCTGTAAATGAAAGAGTAGAGTTACACGTTAAAAAAGCTCTAGAAGATCAGGATACAGATTATGCTTCTAAACTTGAAAAATTAGTTGAAGCTATTGATACTGATCATACAGAAAAACTTCAGAAGGTTGTTGAAGCTATCGATGCTGATCGCACAAACAAGCTCAAGATGGTAATTGAAAAATATGAAACTGCTCTTCAGAATGAAGCAAATAAATTTAAGGGCGATCTAGTAAATAAAATTTCTAAGTATCTAGATTTATATCTAGACGAAAAACTTCCCGTTACAGCTGTTAATGAAGCTGTAAAAAATAAGAGAGCATTAAATGTTCTCAATAGTCTAAGAAATACACTAGCAGTTGATATGGCTCTTTCAAAAGAGAGCATTAAAGACGCTGTTGTAGAAGGTAAGAATAGACTTGATGAAGCTGCTAAGCAGCTTGAAGCCTCAAATAAAGAGCTTAATGCATTAAAAGCAGAGCTCACCAAAGTTAAGGCAGAACTCACTCTTGAAAAGAAAATTCAAGGGTTAAATGATGAAAAGAAAGCATATGCAAAGAAGATGCTATCTGGAAAATCAGAAGAGTTTGTTAAAGAAAACTTTGATTATACTTTGGGGCTTTATGAAAAAACAGAAGAGGAAGAAGTTGCTTCTATTAAAGAAGAAGCAATTAAAAATACAGTAGCTTCTAAAGTTGACAGACCAGTAATTACTGAATCTGTCAAACAAGAAGAATCTCCTGATTTTGCTTTCAACGCCTATCTAGGCGAGCTTAAGAAATATTAATTTCTTTTTTCTGAGACAATAACAGTCTGAACAGAATTTATTAGGTCGACAAATATAGAAAGATCTATTTATACAATATGTCAAAATCTATTCGTCCTTCACAGTCTTACATCAGTGAGGATCGCGCAAAACTACTAGTTGAAAAGTGGGCTCCAGTATTGGATTACACTTCCGCTAATGTAGCTGCTATCGAAGACGATCACACCCGTTTGAATACTGCTATTCTCTTGGAAAACCAAGAGAAGTGGTGCATGGAGGCTTCTAATACCGCTGCCCCCGGTTCCGTTCTCGGTTCCTGGACAAGCAATGCCGGTGTTATTCCTTCCCAGTCCGACGCAGGATACAATCAGGGTGACTACCGTCTTCCTAAGATCCTAATCCCGATGATTAGACGTACCTTCCCTGAGTTGATCACTAACGAAATCGTTGGTGTTCAGCCCATGAGTGGTCCGGTTGGACTCGCTTTTGCCCTACGTTATAAGTACGAAGCTTCAGCCCTCGGCGCTCAGACCAGCCCCGCTGCTATTGACGGTTCACTCTCCAATGGCACAAACGCTGGTCCCTCCATTGATACAGGCGTAGAACTCGGTTATCAGTATCTCGATACTAGATTTACCGGTGCTTCTTCCGCTGCACTCTCTGGTGACGCCGCAGGTCTATTCCCAATGCTTGCCAATGATCAGGGTGTTGCCCGTTTGCTCGGTAATTTCGAGTTAACAAGCAATATTCCTCAGATCGTTGTAAGCTTTGAGAAGACTGCTGTTGAAGCTGGTACTCGTAGGCTAGCAGCCCGCTGGTCCGTCGAACTCGAGCAGGATTTGAAGAACATGAACGGTATCGATATCGACACTGAGCTCACAAACGCTATGTCTTATGAGCTACAGGCTGAAATCGATCGTGAAATGATCATCAGAATGATTCAGACAGCTCTAAACGGTGGCTACGGCCGCGGTTTCTCTGTCTGGTCTCCCGCTTCTGCAGACGGTCGTTGGCTCGTTGAGCGCAACCGCGACTTCTACCAGAGACTAATCGTTGAGGCTAATCGTATTGCAGTTCGTAATCGCCGTGGTTCCGCCAACTTTGTTGTCGCAACTCCTCGCGTTTGCGCTATCTTGGAAATGCTCCCTGAATTCCAGTGGGTACCAGTCCAGGGTAATGTCAATACACAGCCCGTCGGTGTCGCTAAGGTAGGTACGCTAGCTGGTAGATTCAATGTATATCGTGACACACGTACAGAGGCTCAGTTTGAAGCCCAGGCCGGAGGCAACTTCGGCGGCAACGGTGCATTCCCCACCTCCGGTGGTTATTCCCGTAGCACACGTCTAGAATATGCTCTCCTTGGTTACAAGGGTCCAGAATTCTACGACACTGGTATCATCTACTGCCCTTACATCCCTGTCATGGTACAGAGAACAATTGGACCCAATGATTTCGCTCCTCGCGTTGGTCTATTGACCCGCTACGGGGTTGTCGATAACATCTTTGGTGCCAGCTTGTACTACCACGTTATCATCCTACAGGGTCTTGGAACTGCGTTCCAGCCTGGTCTACAGTCTGTTTACTTCTAATTTTAGAAGTAGACGGGGTACTGAAAAAGAAAGCAATTTTCACCTGGTAAGTCCCAGGAACTTTAAAAAAGGGCCTCTTGCGGGGCCCTTTTTTTTTTGTAAAATTATAGACACAGGAGAATAAATATTTGTATGGCCTTACTAACATCTTCACTCTCTTCTAAAGCTACTAATACTAGCACATACAACCCTGTTAACTCTGCTTTCACTGGCACAGTGACTGTTTCCGGTCAAATTGACTCTGGATTTAATGGTTCCTTGTCTGGCAGCAGCTATGCCTTTAGCGGAACATTTAGTTACAGTGTAACAGGTGCTGCTGGTAGCACATTAACAGCTAATGCAGATCAGTTGGTATTGACCATTCCTTATGCTGGTGGGTCAAATGTAGCTTATGGTACACTCAAGAGCACCAGTGTTTATTACCCTGGTGCAAGCGCTGCAGATATTATTGTTGGTTTCAGCGCCCCCTTGAACAATACTACGGTTGGTATTTCTGCTAATAAAGTTGCAGCAACTCTTCCATCAAACAGTACTTACATCAATCAAATTGATGTGCCTTATAAGATAACAGGTGGTATTGATACTGCTCTAGGTGCAAATGCTGTTGTATTTCGCACAGTAGGTGACTTCTTGAGGCTCTGGAACCTTAACGGTTAATTATTGCCGGACTGTCTTGGTAAAATACTTTGTCTCATCAATAAGAGCTTTATCTAATAAACTATAGTTACTAGCTCTTGTTGGGTTAATATCAATTCCACCACGTCTCACATACAAGCAACTAACAACTAGCTCCTCTGGATTAAATAACCTAAACAAACGCATATAAATTGTTTCACAAATTTCTTCATGAAAGTGACATTCATCTCTAAATGAGACAATATACTGTAATAAAGAAGTAGGATTAATAGCATACTTACCTTTATAGTGAATATAAACATCACCCCAATCAGGCTGACTTGTTACTCTGCAATTTGACTTTAACAATGCAGAATGAAATCTCTGAACTGTAGAAACAGTGCTCTCTATGCCTAAAAGAATACCAGGCGTTTCGGTATAATGATTTGCTTTAATCATAGTAACATCAATACCATTCTCTAATGTAGGATAGTCCTTATTACTGAATACCGGGGGATAATATAGACTATCACTAATATCTTTTGTCAAACTAACACAAACTTTTACATCTGTTTCAAGCAATTGGGATAAGTCTTTAGCAATTGTATTCTGTAGCTCACCCAGAACAGTGGAAATAGAGCCCTTAAACTTTTGCATATTAAAGGAGTTCATATACAGTTTAATAGACTTTGATTCTACAATATATTTGTTTTTACAAGGATAAACAATCTTAGCAATTGCAGCAATAGGCATACCTTCAGCTGTTAAGCAAGAGACCTCATATGCATTCCAGATATCAAATCCTGAAAACGGTGCATTATCATCATTAATATCTAAATGCTTTCTATTATTAATTCTAGGCTCTCTAACTAAAAGAGATGGATCATAAGTGGACTTATAGCCAGTTACTTTACCTAAATGCTTTGAAATGTTACTATTATCTAATACTTTGTTCATGTAGTTTAATTTTAATCTGTTCCAAGCGTTCTTCAACTGTTCCTTTTAAAATAATTACTCTATCTTTCCATGGAGATTGATTTAGATAATGACTCTCATACATCTCAATAATACTATTTCTAAATTCTTCATCTATACTCCTCTCACCATCATCTACTAAAGTTATTTCATGAGGATCCGGATAAAAAATAATATTATACATAGAATGAAACCTATACCAGTAATGTACTGCTTGCTGCCATACATGTTGAGTAACTAGTTTTTTATTATAAAAATATTCAGTAAAAACTAGCCCGTCTAATAAGCACCTATCATGTACTATACCCCTACAATTAGGCCACAATAATTCTTTTTTATATTTAAATAAATTCTCTAGTTCCTTGTTTATAATTAAAAGCTGTGTAACATCAGTTGCACCCTCTTCATTTATACTTACGTTAAACTCTCTTTTAACTAACCTAGTAACCTCATCTATATACCAGAATTTATCAATTATACCCTTCTCCTTTTTCATCCTTTTTAGCAATGTCGTTTTACCCGAACACTGCGGACCTGTAAACGTAATATTCACTATCTTAGTATAACTGACTTTATTACTTACACCACTTTTTTCTTTTAACAATTTCAGCTATAATACAGTAAACTGCAGTATCTCCAAAGGCATCAAAAACAGGCTCATTTGCAGTTTCAAAAGTTTTCTTACGCAAAACCAAATTAATAAGCCTCTGAATTTTATCGTTCAACCTAACTACTATAGCAGAAATAGAAGCAACAATATCTTCTTTTTTATGTAGATCTGATCCAAGACTGATATTATGAGGACCGTAATCAAATTGCTTTTTACAGAACAATTCATACTGCTCATTTTGAATTTTCTTAAATTCAGCACAAGTCTCAGGATACGTAGATTCTACAATTTTAATAAATTCTTCTGGATTCACAATCTAACCCCGTAGTTCACGTTACTTAAATTAAGCGCCTTCAAATTGCAACCACCTGCATAACTAATTGCACTCTGCAAGTCTTGAGTAATTTCTAATAATTTTTCTTCATACGTAAATGAATCTGTATCCATAAGCTTCATTGTACCCTCAATATTCTTTTTATCAATCTTGTTGTGTATACTAGCAGAGCCATAATACTGCTTGTATCTTCTACCAGAAGAATCTTTTACTACTGGTGCAGGACTATCTGAACATGCAGCAAATATAGAACCACACATTACCATTTTAGCACCTGCAACTAATGCCTTTGCGATATCACCATTACTGCGAACTCCACCATCTGCAATAATTGGTATACTATTACAAGACTCTTCTTTGCCCGCACATTCTACAACACAACTGAACATTGGATAAGTAAATCCTGTCTTATCTTTTGTTGTACAAGCATAGCCTCCTCCAATACCCACTTTTACAGCATCAGCTCCTGCAAGTGCTAAATACTCTACACCATTTCTTGTTGCAATGTTGCCTGCTATAACTTTAGTTTTTGGCAGTGTATCTTTTATAAATTTTACTTGATCAGCAACTTTAGAATGGTGACCATGAGCAACATCAATAGTAATAAAATCTACTCTTAAATTATGATTTGCAATATTCGTTACTAAAGCCTTATCTTTCTCTTGAATACCTATGCTAATGGAAACATTATTAAAAAATGCCTCGTTAGCATCCCTTACAAAGCCTAAGATATCATGATCAAAACGGTGCATAATATAAAAATAATACTTTGAATCCAAAAGACGACAAATATCAAAATCAACACAGCATTTCATGTTTGCTGGTATAACAGGAAGGTGAAAATTTTTACCTAAAAAATTTACATCTGTGTCTATTTGAGCTCTAGACTTTACAGAATTATAATTGGGCTTGAGAAATACATTCTCATAATGCAGTGAAATATCCATGTTAACGACCTAATATATTATATGCAGTAAAAAAACTTTTCCAGAGATCAAAAGCGACGTTATGCAGACTGTCGTACACTTCTGTTAATGTTTTATTCTCTATAGCTACTCCCTGGCTCAATATAATTTCACCGGCATCAACTTCAGGTACAACCTTGTGTATAACACAACCTGCTAGCTTATATCCCTCTCTAAATGCTCTTTCCTGCGGATTAAAGCCCTTCAATGAAGGATATTTGTCAATTAAACCTGGATGTAAATTATAAATTTCATATTTTTCACAAATTTCTTTTGGAATAATACGAAGATATCCGTGTAATGTTATAACGGGATTTTTAAATTGCTCTAAAACCTTTAAATAATCTATTGCAGTTGGCTTAGCGGGTAATGCGTGCCAAATAACACTATTTAATTTATGTGCACGAAAAGTATTTACAGATAACAAATCTTTATTTACACCGTCTAAACTTTGTCTATTTGTAACAACAGCATCAGGATATACTTCTAATGCCTTGCAGAGATTGTTAATTTCTGTACCTGTTTGAGAGAAAAATGTTACCCAAGGTCTCATCTACGAATAATCTTCTTAAACATTGTAGTATTATATTTTACAAGTTCAAGCTGATCTTCTGTGAAGCTATGTGCAATTAAATCTGCTAATTTGGTTGATGGTTTCATATCTAGGCCATAATCCGCATCATATTTTAATCCATGAATAGCGGCAACAATTGGATTACTAGTATCGCAAGACACAATATTGTGAATGTTTCTATCGACATAAAACCTAAATTCTTTAGCTAATGAACAGCCAAGTAAATGATGAGGCTTGTCCCACCTCCATATACCATTATTTATTAAATCAGAAATAAACCTCTGTCTTCCAGAACACCAGCGCTCTAGATGATGCCATCCTTGCCCGGTAGCTTGATAATAACTAAAATCAAAACTAATAGCTATCATGTCAGCGTTATCAGCCATAAACTTATAACATTCTCTCAATTCTTGCCAGTTTTTACCTTGAATGGCACCTATTGCTTTTGTTTGAAAATTAGTTTTTATTTCGATCTTTTTATGCTCAAAATCTTTAAAGCTTTGAACTGTCCCATGCATATCCTCTAACACGTCAGGTACAATAAACATATTTGGCTGTAGTTCTAATGTTGCTTTATAAAAGTTTTCTGAATCAAAAGCCTTCCCTAATTCAAAAATAGAGTTGTCTAATAATACTTCTCTATCATATGTAGATCTTGCAGCTTTATAAAACGCTTTATATTCAGGATATTGATCTAATAGATGCACAAGACAATAGTCAAAATCATTATAACTCTTTGATAAATCAAGTATTGATATAGGAGATTCATGAGAGACTTTCATTAGCATACAATTAGTATATATGTAAATAATATTATATCAAGATGAAATCGCCTGTCTATCATGGCAATTATTTGGGCATAGTAGTTCAAAATAATGATCCTTTAAAAAGAGGTAGAGTTAAAGTATTCGTACCTCACATTTCACCCAACATTTATAAAGGGTGGAACGAAATAAGTAAAGATAAAAAGTTTAAATTTGTCGGTGTTAACACATACAGCGACTTAACGGATATATTAGAAGATCTTAAAAAAATATTACCCTGGGCGGAATGTGCAGCTCCTCTGGCAGGAGAGAGCACATCTGGTAGGTACAGTGCAAATAAAAACACCGGCTCCATAAGTGACAGTAATAGACTATCAACAACAGTTTCAAGCATTTCTTCTTGCGAAATTGATTCTCAAAACTTAACAGAATATTCACAAAACTATGATAATATTGGTGAAAAACCTGCAAATATTTTAGACAAATATGCATTTAAATTAAAAGATGCGTTTTCTGATCCAAAAGAAACAAATGTTAATATAGTAAATAAATTTTCTTTTAACTATACACCTGAATCATATAGCAATGCTGCAAAGGGTTCTTTTGCAGTACCATCAGTTGGATCTCACCTATGGGTATTTTTTGCAGGTGGTAACGCAATGAAACCAGTATATTTTGCATCGTCTTTTGGCTCTTCAGACTGGGGAAGTATCTATAGCTCTACTTCTGCTGTTTATGAAGATGGGACAGTTATACCTGGTGCAGGAATTGATTATCCAGGAACATATGAAAATACTCCTGGAGAAGAATATAATATAAACACAGAAACATATAGAAACAAATATGTTATAAATCAAAAAGGCGGTACACTATCATTTGTAAATACGGATAATAGAGAAACATTAAAATTAACTCATTTCTCCGGTTCCTTTAAAGAATTTAATAACTTTACAAATATAGAGCTTGCAACAAAAAATGATCAAAAAATGGTTTTAGAAGATTCATTTTTAACTATAAAAGGCAATAGAAATGAATTTACAAGACTTGATTATGATTGTGTAATACAAGGTAACTTTTATAAAAAAATAGGAACATTGAAAAAAGAGCTAGCCGAACAATGGAAAAATATAGTAGCAGAACTTAATGATATAAAACAGCTTTTTGATATAAAAAGAGCTAATAGAGTTTCTAATTCAATACTTAAGTATACATCTACCAAGCAAGAATTAAATGGTAGAGCAGCACCATGCCCAGTTTGTAATTCAAATAAAGATACATATGTAACATACAATAATACATACGGTATTGGCAGCCAATTTGCTGGCGGGTTTTTAAACAAAATATTTCCTGCAACGTCAGACGAATCTGGTGATTATAATTTTTCTCAAACTATTTCTATTCTAGGTATTGTTCCATCTATTCAATTTCCAGGCGTAATGGGTAACCCTATAGTTACTTCAGCAATTGGATCTCTGGATGGAGGAATAGGAGGCGGAGCTACCAATCCACCTGGTAAAATCATGGGTGATACGTGTCCTGCGTGTGGAGGAACAGGAGAGTCAAAATCGTCACAAGATGGTTTTTGGCAACGTGAAAATAAAGTACAACTTATACAGAGCTTTTTTGATAAAAACTTAAAGAAGTTAGCTGATATAGAAGAACAATTAGGATTAGGCGGTAGTGAGATTGTAGAAATTACAAAACATAAAATTGAAACAATTGGAACTGTAATGAATGATTTTGGTTCAATAAGGTTAGATGATAGTGGTAAAATGGAAATAAGCGAGGTAAGAATTGCACAGTACGGTGCATTTTACAATAGAACACCTACACCTGTACTAGAATATGTTAATGTGGATGATTTACCAGGAGGTAACTACACTCTTAATGTATGTAATAGATATAGTGTATTAGTAGGAGCAGGTGGATTAAACTTAAAATCTTTTGGCCCAGTTAATCTAGGTGGAACTATAACAAACATTGCAGGGGATCAATTAAACTTAGCAAGCGGTAATGAAGTTAATATTGACGGTGGTAAGAGATTATCACTAATAGCAGATATTATTTCTATCAGACAGAGAAATAAAAAGCAAGTTTTAATAGACAGTTCTTTAGGTGTATCAAAAAATTTAGTTGTTGCTGGTGGAGGATATTTTGATGGAGAACTATTTGTACATCATATTACAGCTCCAGTAGAATATCAGGAAACCGAAGGTAAAGTTATGTGGGGAGCGGCTGCAACTGACCCTTCTAATGGCTTAGGCAAAATAATAGGATACGGAGTACCTCTAGCTCAATTCCCTACTCCTGGTGGAATTGGTGGTGGATTTTTACCTATTCCTGCTTTTGGTGCTAGTGGACCTCCATATATAGGCTATACAGATCCAAATCAAATTTCTGGTAAAGTTATTGCTGGCACTACTATAGGTTATGTAACATTAACGTGCCCGGATTGTGCGGGTACATTTCCAGTCATTGCATCAAATACTGGTGGACCTGGCGCAACACCAGTAAATGACGTAGATGTGTTTGGATCCGGTGCATTCCCAGGTCCTATACCCGGGTCAGGATGTATAAAAGGAAGTAATGAAGGTATTGGTGGCGAGAACGCTTCACTAATGCCTATTGTTGTTTATGGTACCGGTAGAGATCCAAGTTCAATCTTTATGCCAGAGCATAAACATATGTTTAAAAATATACCTTTAACACTAGTTGAAACTAATAAGGATGTTAGAGAAGCTGCTAAGGTTTTAGAAAAGGGAACTGCAGTAGGACCATCACCTATTGTAAATGCTCACAAATAATTACTTGTTATTGGTCCAACTATTTCTATGATGCATAACCCAGTCTAATAAAGCTCTTTCAAATCCCACATCCTTACCCTCTTTCTCTGACATATACCACTTGTTTTCAAGTATACATTGTCTTTCTTCTAGGAATCTTCTATAAAGAGCAGTGTTTGAAAGCTCTAACCCCGTAAGGGATGCTGTCATATATATTATTTATTCTGGCCAAATATATTCCAAATTAGTTGGAACTTCTGGCCAAAGCTTACTGTAAAAATCTGGTAGTTTTTGTATTAATTTGCTTTTGTGAGAAAGGTGTAGATCTTCTCTGCCAAGCCATATAGGCATTTGGCATGATTCTTCTTTTTTGTAATGTACTTTAATTTTCTCAAGACATGTATCCTTATATCCTCTATTTTTCCATGCAGTACAAATTTGTACACCGTATTCTACTAATGCATTAGGTGTATTAGTCCACATTTTTGTACACGGATGATTAGTCCATCCTCTTCCTTTAGTTATACCTCTAATTTTATTAAGCATCTGTAATACCTCAACACGCTGTTTACCAAGACGCTTTACATCTAAAGCTTCACCGCTTTTATAAAACTCTTTATAAGGTAAAAAAGTATTCACAAATAAATTGTATCTAGATCTTTCTCAGAAATAACATCTAATTCATTATTATTAAATTTTTTAATATATCTCTTCTTTAAGAAATTTTCTGTCTTAATTTCACCTATAACATAGCAACTATATGGATCAACTTCTTTATTATAAAAACATAAAACAAGTTTTTTAATATTGTTTTTGGGATTACTTATTTGTAATGTCTCTTTACGCTTAAGCTTTAATTCTTTAGGACCAGGACCATTATAAGAAACAGTTTTTACTTGAATTCCATTACCATCACTATCAAAAAAATCAGCTTTAGGACCGCCGTAGCTTGATGCGTTTTTATTCCATTTAAATCCTGTAAATTTTTCAAAAGCTCTTTCGCCTGCCATACCAATTGACATATCTCTACAATTATAATTTGCTCTTTTTTTATAACCAGTACTATCTGTGTTCACAAATACATTAGAAATAGACAAAATTTCTTGTATGTCTTCTTTAGTAAGAGTTATTTTTTTCACTCTTCCTTATTATATGTGAAATAAAAATAATAGTCAAGAACTATTTAAATAGTCTCAGTCTGTACCGAGCCCACCTCCCACCCCTATTTAAATACTCCTTCTAAATTTTATTTATTATTTTCTGCCAATTTTTTTTGCAACAGGGTAACCATTTCTTTGTGTTCACTGTCTATTTGTCTTTTTATAAGCTCCAGTTCAATTAATACGTTTTGTACTTTTAAAAATTTTAACAGATCAAAAGAAACATCAATATTATGAGGCCTATATGCGTTATCACCAATCAAAAATAATAACGACAATTCATCTTCTGACAATTCTTTTAAAAAAGAACTATAAATCATAACTCTACATTTTCAAAAACATCTTCTGAAATATTGGTATCTCTGGCGCCAATTTTATAAGCTGATATTTCTGTTTCTTGAGGCGCAACCTGTACTTTACTACTATCTAAATAACTATCAAGCCAACCTGCAATAGGGTTATCTTTTTGATTGTAAATTTTCTTATATCCTAAAGAACGTAACCTATTATCACAAAGCCATTTAGCGTAACCACCTAATACATCAGCATTTAGACCTAACAAAGAACCTTTACTAAACAAGTAGTTAGCCCACTCTATTTCATTCTCTGTAGCTTGCTTATAAATTTCGTATATCTTATCTTCACTCTTTTTTACAATGCTAGTAAACCCCTCTTTATCCTCTTCTCTTAAAATTTTTATTAAATTTTGTGTAATAGCAAAATGCTGAGCTTCATCCCTTTGAATAAACTTTATAATTTTTGCATTACCTTCCATAATACCGCGATACCCAAAATAAAATGAACATGCAAAAGAAACATAAAATACCAGTCCTTCCATTACATTTACTGAAAGAATACAATCAAAAACTCTTTCTTTTAAATCCTTCTTAGTATCATCACCCAAAATTTTATCGTATCTACCTCTAATAAGCTCTGCTCTTTTAACTATTTCTTTGTCTTCCATAATACTATCAAAAAACGTCGACGCATTTGGATGTACATTGTTGAGTAGGTATGAATAGCTATAGCTATGAATACCTTCAAACCGTTGCCAGGTGTTCATACATATTTCTAATTCAGGATTAGAGACGTAATCTTTAAGTGAATGTATAGACCTAGATAACATACTATCACCAAGTGTTTGAAATTTTAAATTATTATCAAATACAAATCTCTGTTCACCCTTGAGCTCTTTATAATCACTCCTGTCCTTACCCAAAGCTATTTCATGAGGCCACCAAAAAAACTCTTCTTGTTTTTTAAATAACTCAAAAAACACAGGATACTTAAACCTATCATATCTTTGTAAATTTAAATCTTCCCCAAAGAATAAAGGTTGTTTAGTATGATCTATATTCTTTATATTAAGAACAGATTTCATAAGCTAATATTATATAATTAGAGCTTACAAGCTCCACTAGAGCAATCTGCTTCTTTTTGCATAGACTGCTCTTTATCTCCGTCATCTGTATTATTGTAATACAAACTCATAAGACCAACACTGTAAGCGTACATTATTTCTTTCATTACTTTAGCGTCAGGTAAAACATTATTTTCATAATGACTATAGTTATAATAAACGTTTGTAGATATTGCCATGTCTAGATACTTTTGAATAACTGCGCTTACATTCAATAGGCCTGTATTATCTTTTAAATTGTATGCTAGTTCATAATTATTTTGATACTTACCGATACCAGGAACTAATACCGGTAGTTTACCCATCTTTGACATTTTATAAGTTATTAATGATCTTACTGGTTCAATACCATTAGTTGAACACTGTATAACAGAGCTAGATTCACATGGCATACAGCTAGAGAGTGTAGAATGTCTTAAGCCATATTCTTTAATTTGTTCTCTCAAAGTATTCCAATCTAAACTAAATTTACGCTTGACTACTTCATCAACTTTCTTTTTATATGTATCGATAGGTAAGATACCTTTTGAATACTTTGTTCTGTCATATTTCTCACACTTACCTTTTTCTTTAGCAAGATTACAGCTAGACTTTAAAAGGTAGTACTGAAAATGCTCCATCCATTCATCTAATAAAACTAGAGAATGTCTAGAACCATAAGCAACTTCATTTTTAGCAAAATATGCTGCAAGGTTAGTTATACCAATACCTAAACTTCTTCTTTTTTTAGCAAAATTTTCTGCTGCTTTATTAAAATAATGCTGAATATCTATTATTTCTTCTAAGAACCTTACTGCTAAATCTGATGTTTTTTCTAGATCTTTCCAATCACGTATTTCAAGCATATTAATAGCAGATAAAATACACATTCCAATTTCAGCATCTGAATCATTAAAATCGTTGAGTGGAATAGTTGGATGAATAACCTCAGTACAAAGATTACTCATTGTAACTTTATCTATCCATGAACTATGTTCATTAGCAGTATCAACATTAAGAATATAAATTCTTCCTGTTTCAACTCTTTCTTTTACAATTAAAGAAAATAGCTGTCTTGCAGAAATTTTCTTTTTCATCTTAATCTTTTTATCTTCTTCACATTCTTCGTATATTTTATTAAATTTAGGTGTACCCCATGCTTCAAAAAGATGCGGAACTTCATGTGGGCTGAAAAGTGTTACTGTTTCATTTTTAATAACTCTATCATAAAATAGCTTACTCATACCTATTGTATAGTCTAATTTTCTCACTCTATTATCGTCTGTACCAGCATTATTTTTTAATACAACAACATCCTCAATCTCATAATGCCACCACTGAATATTTGTTGTTGCAGAGCCACCTCTTAACCCATTTTGCTGCCACGCTTTAACAGATGCTTCAAAAATCTTTAGGAAAGGAATAACGCCAGTATGTACCACTTCACCGTTATTAACAGGTGCTCCCAACGCTCTAATTCTAGAAATATCAATACCAATACCACAACGACTTGCTGTAGCTATAGATACAGCTGTACCAGATGCTGTTATAGACTCCTTATTATCATCTACGCCAATCAAGCAACAGCTAGCATAGCTTTTAGAATTTGTACGTACACCAGCCATAATAGGTGTGGGTAAATTAATTTTATGTTTGGAAATTGCATTATAAAATCTACCCACATAGTCTAATCTTGTTTCTTTTGGGTAATTTGCAAAAGCATATGCAGAAATTAAAATGTATGCAAATTGCGGAGTTTCAAAAATTCTATCTGTCACTCTATTTTTTATTAGATATTTGTCACAAAGCTGCTTTATACCTGCATATGTAAAATTAAAATCTCTATTATGATCAACAAACTCTCCAATTTTATTAATTTCCGCTTCTGTATATTTTTCTAAAATAATTGGATCATAAATTTTTTTCTTTATACCATTATGAATAACATCTAAAAGTCTAGGTGCATGCTTTCCACCCCAAACATCTTTTCTTAGTTCATAATTTAACAATCTTGATGCCACGTATTGATAATTTGGAGTGTCAAGTGAAATTAAATTCGAAGCAGATTCAATTAAAACTTTATGAATATCTTTAGATGCAATATTGTTTACCATATTAAGATTAGCATTAATCTCAATATCTGAAAGGCTTACGCCCTCAATACCTTCTATAGCCCAATTAATTACTTTGTGAATTTTTTCTATATTAAATTTTTCTAACTGCCCGTCACGTTTTTTAACAAAAATTTGTGAACTCATAACTATGAAATAATTTATTCCTTTTCAAGGCAAAAAACACAAACAATCTGTAATAAGTTCACAAAAAAAAATATTAAAGTATTTTACTAAGAAATCAATGAACTCTTTTAAGAATTTCAGTAATTATAACAACACATATTGAAGTAAAAGATGCTAATAAACCAGTAGAGACAGCAGTTTTAAAGCTCCACTTATGTTCTTCTTTTTTAATCTCTCGCTTAAACTCACTATTTAGTTGATCTGTTAGATTGTTAAATTTTTCTGTAACAACATCTGTAATGTTTTTAAATTTTAAAGAAATTTCTCTATCTAATCCTTGAATTTTTTCATTAAAATTATTTGCCACATCAACTATTCTACATTTTAAATCTTCATCTAAATTGTCAATATTATCCTTTATAGACTTGACTTGATCTTCTAATTGAGATAACTGTAGTAATACTGAAGGTTTTCCGTTACCTTGGTAGACTGTCTTATATAGTGTGTCAACACTTTTTTTAAGATTAGTTAAATTATTAGAATTACTCTTTTTCATTTTACATTGAATGTGTATCTTATTTGTCCTTTTGCAAGAGAGTAAACTCTGCCTCTTAATTTTCCTGCTGAATTTTTTGTTACCAAGCTTAAATTATCTCCTGTAATTACAGGTCCATTTATAATAGTGTCAGAACCAAGACTTATCGTATATTCACGAACACCTTTTTCTGCATTAAAAACTGTTATAGAATGTGCATCAGCTACAGCAGAATATGTTTTAGCCATATTATTTATTTATTGTTCTAAGTAAATAGTTTAATAAATAATTAAGAGCCATGGCTGATCAAGTTACAAAAATTATTATACGCAGAGGAACCGACGTACAACGAAGAACAGCTAATGCTACTGGTGTGCTTTTTGATCAAGGAGAACCTGCTTGGGCAACAGATATTACTAGGTTGTATGTAGGTGATGGTTCTACATACGGCGGTATACCAGTAGGAATGAGAAATTTAGGCGCTGTTAATAAATTGTTTGGTGATTACTTGCAAGGATATACTGCTGAAGGATATTCAGCAGTTACAGATAGAGGTGTAGAAATAGGTGATATTATATATGATAGAACAACTAGAAACATATATGCACTATCTAGTAAGTCAAACTTTCCTCCATTAACTTCTGAATTTGTAAAGTATGATTCTTTAACTCTAGTCAATACATCACAATTTTTTTATGATTCAGGATTAAATTTAAATATTGCACAGCAAGGTGTTGGTGTATATGAATTAAATTCTAATGTAGCTGATGGATCTACTATAACAAAACTAGGGCCTTCAATTCCTTTATCACTCGCGCAGGGATCTGCTGGAAATGGTGTTGATAAAAGCAATTTTAAATTTATACCTGCTAATTCTGTTTTACTAAACAATACAGGGTCTTTAAATAGCCCGGATATTGTACGTGTACAACCAAATCAATTTATAGGAAGATCATCTACCTCAACTCTTACAGCATTAGGGTTTGGTGCTATAGCAACAGGAGGTGCTTTTGCAGGTAATAATGGAGTACAAATGGGTAGCTCAGGTGATACTCTAATTGTTAGTTTATCATCTAATATATTTACTATAAGCCCTCCAAAAATGTTTATTAACTCGCAATTAACTGTATATCCTAGTTTAAGTGTAGCTGGTCCTGCAACTATAAATGGTAATTTATCTGCTGCCGGCGCATACTTAAATGGTACAATTGTAGCTACAGGTGACGTTATAGCATATTTTACCTCTGATAAAAAACTCAAAGACAATCTAATTAAAATTTCTGCTCCACTAACAAAATTAAAAACTTTAAATGGTTATGAGTTTAATTGGAATCAAAATGCACCTGGCCATTTAAAAGGCAGTGACATTGGTGTAGAAGCTAATGAAGTTGAAAGAACATTACCTCAAGCTGTAATAGTAAGAGATAATGGCATTAAAGCAGTTAATTATAATAAATTAATTCCATTATTAATAGAATCAGTAAAAGAACTAACAAGTAAGGTAGAATCACTTGAATCTAAAATTTTATAATAAAGTTCAAGAAATTTTGGAAACTTCAATTTCACCATTTGTAAGTAGATCTCAGCCTGTAGACGCACAGTCAGGAACTAATATAGGCATAACATCTGGGGATATTTTAAATACATTTCCTTCATCTATTAAAAAAATTAATTTTAAGCGAAAAATTAAACAGAAGAAAAAAGCTTAACTATACTGTTTACTCTTTTTCCTACTTGAGTAGACCACTTACTTTTTTGTATTTCGTTTGCAGCATTACCATATTCACCCTTTAAAATATAATCTTTAGTTTTAACAAATTTATTTAGTCTTGTAAATCCCATATTAAAAGACATATCTAAAACACCTAATTTTATGTTTTTGGGTAATGAATCAAAATTTGGTATCCATTTTTTAGCATCATTATATGCAATAGTAAGAGTTATTTTAAAAATTTCTTTTATTTGTTCATCTGTAAGAGCAGATTTTCCAGATAATATATCTTCATAGTTAACTCCAACTTTTTTAGCTATTAATCTAGCATCAGGTCTAGTTAAATTAAAGCCAATACCAATTGTAGGTATACCTAAGGAATCTTTATATACATTAGGTCTATAACCTTCATGATCCTTTATAAAATCAAGAATATCATCAAATGATAATCTAGAATCTTCAGCTTTTTGAATAATAGCAGGTGGAGGAGGTGGAACATCAGAAATAGCTTCTAAAATTTCTTTAAGCTTTCTATAGAAGTTCACGTAATTATTTAGTTAATAACTGCTACCTTTACTATCTTAGGATAGCGGTTAGCAAACAACATAGCGTCTTTCTTATGTTCAAAAAAGACATCTATTACAGGCAACTTACCACTAGAGGCACGCTTTTCTCTAACTGCCGTTCCTGTATCAACAGCTTTAACTAACCCAATATTAGGAATAATAACCTCTTTGGTATATGGAATAATTCTTGGATCAACTGCAATAGATTCACCCTGTTTAAGAGTATAACCTGTAGAGCTTTTCTTTTTAGCACTATCTCTATCAGTATCGCCACCCTTAGCCCAGTATACTGTTAATCTAACTGTCATAACTTTAAACCCATTTGTCTTGGGAATAAATTCATCTTTATATTTTATACCATCATTCTTAACAACAATCTGTTTTGCAATAGCTCTTTCTTCTTGAATTGGTAAGTTTTTAAGCTCATTTTTTACATCTTTAATACTTAGTTTTTTTCTATATGTGTCTATACCTACACTTGTAATGGATGCAAAAAGCACTACAACAAGTAGGAATAGCTTAGTTATTTTGGTGTTTATTTTCATAAAAAAAGAATGCTGTATACAGCTTATTGCCTAGAATGGCAGAAAATAATATGTAATATTACTGTCATTATTTATTCTATTTTAAAGGAACAAACAATACAGTCAAGTAAAAAATTATGCCAAATCTCTAATGTATTTACGTAAATTGTTGTTTCTGTTAGTCCAACCCTTTAAAAACACCTTTAACTTAGGTCTAGATTCAGTAAGATTTTCATAAAAGGTCTGGCGCTGATCAATAATTTTTATTGCTAATTCTTTAGGATCAGCTTTTTCTGCAGCCTTTAAAGTAACAGGACCAACTACACCGTCTGCTACAACACCTAAAGCTCTTTGTAAAAACTTATTGGCCTGCTTTCTTCCTGTATTGACAACAGAATCAAAATACGAAATATATGAGGGGTGAGATAACTTATCAGCTGAGCTCATAGACCAGTAATCTTTAAAAAATATCTCATCTGCTTTTTCTCTCGTTAAATTTTTAATATCAAGATCTGGATAATCCCTCTTAGTAAGACCATACATTGTTTCACCACCGGGATCGTTAGGATGATTATAGTAACCGCCTTCTGCTTCACGAACAAACTTCATGGCTTTTTCAAATCTATCATTCATAAAAATACTTATTCCCAAGGAAAATTTACCCACAAATCATTTGAAAGCTCTTGCACATATATATCAGGAATAAAAGCAGTACCGTGTTTTATATACAATGTGCCTGTCTTAACTTTAGCAGCATTAAGATTATAATCAAAAAATTTAGCAGCATATTGCAATGTTTTGCCTGTATCTGAAAGATCGTCAAAAATTAAAATATTACTTTTTGAAAAATTATTACAAAGATATTCTAGATCAGGTTTATTAAGAAATTTTATTTCTTCTTGTTTATTGTTATCATTATAGCTCTTTAAATGCAAAGGATACACATTAGGTATTTTTGCTTTATATGAAATAGCAGTACCAGGTACAAGCCCACCCCTTGCTATAGGTACAATTAAGTCAAACGATTCATTTTTAATTTTATTTAAAAATAACGTAATATTAAAATTTATAATATCCCAGTTTACATTAAAGAATTCCATATTCTTATTATAAAATTAAAAATAAGAAATTCAACATTATTAAATATTTATAATGAAAGAGAAGAGGCTAATTTCTTCTCGAGAAGATGTAGCTAAATACGTTTTAGATAACTATAGAAGCTTTAAAGTCTGTACTGGCTGTGATTCAATACTAAAAAAATCAGCTTCTATATGTCCTATATGTAGTACCTATAGGTTTGATAATACTAAAAAAGCTATATTTGATGTTGCTACAAGAATTGCTAGCGGTGAAGAACGTAGAACAGTACTTGAATCTGATTTGTATTAATTTTTTTCTAAATCAATCCTTTCATTTAAATGTTGAGAAAAGTAAATAATTTTTTTCATTAGTTCTTCTTTCTTTATGCCTTTAGTTTTCTTGGCTTCAGTATAGAGATCTAACACAAAGTCTGCAGTAATTTTTTTCTTTTCTCCCATAATAATATTTATTATAGTTGAAAATTGTTAAAAGTACAATATATAAGTTATATGGATACAAACTTTATTGAACAAATTGTTGGGGTAGCAAACGGATTAACAGAGGACTATGAAAAGTTTTTTGTTAAGAATCAGAATGCAGCATCTTCAAGACTACGCAAAGGTCTTAAGGCTATTGCTGATATCTGTAAGGCAGAGAGAAAGCGTATCTCTGAAGTAAGAAATCAGAGAAAAGCTTCTAAGTAATTATTGAGCTCCCGCTTAAATATTTTTATGAAAGACTGCGCATGGCTGCGCGCGTTCCTATACTTTGCAATTGCAGCTATTCCAGCTCTCATAACTGATTTAAGCGGATATAAATCATACCACGATATATCTCCTATAGCCCTAACAATAATAATTGCTAATATGTTATTGCAGGGGTTTATAGCTGTTAGAGCATTTATTGATCAATCAATTAGCCGTACTCAAAAAGAAAAGAAAGATAAAAAGTCTGATTTATTATTTGAGGGTTAATTTTTTTACTTAACTAAATCTTTTGCTTTATCCCAAATAGAATCTGGTTCCTTACCATCTTTACGCCAGCTATTCAAAATTGCATAATAAACTAAATGCTGTTGATCTATAATATAAAGCTTACTACCTTTTTTGTCTGTATATTCTTCTATACCCGAATTCACATCTAAATCTACACCCTTATACGTTTTAAAACGAATTTTATAAGTTTTAATTAGTGTATTATAACGAAGTAAGCCGAACGGGGTTATAATGCCTCTACCATCATCTAGAAACCCAATAAATCCAGAGTTTTGAACATCATAACCTGAAGGAGTAGAAGCATCGTACGATGCAATTTCATCTTTTACTTTATCAGGTGTAACTGTAGAACACCCTACTAGTAATATACTACTCAGCGAGAGAATCGCGAATTTTTTTAGCATCTTTCTCCTTTATGGCTTTTTCTATTTCACTCTCAAAATTAGCTTCTTTTTGTTGCTGCTGACGATCTTTCATTTCTTTTGTATTTTTAGCTCCAAACACATTATTAATAGCCTGAAATATTCCAGAAATGGCTCCAATAATAGCTTCTGCTATGCCAGGCATTAGTCTACGTACTCTTCTGTGGCTGTTTTACAGCCTTTAGCAATTGCGTTGAGAACATCAATTCCAAGCTTAGCATCACCGTCAAGCCTTGCAAATTGTGCAGCATAGATATCCTTTAGAGCTGCAACATACTTTGACCAATGAGTCTTTTCAGCAGGTAAATAATCTGTGAGAGCTTTTTGTAGTTGATCAGGTGTGGGTGTGGATCCGCGTGTTAAACTCTCAACTATAGTAGCTACATTATTAATCATCTTTGCTTTCTCTGCTCTATCTTCTGGTGATAGGGCTTGCTCTAAGACAACAGTACATGCAAGTGTTACTGCTGGTGCAATGTAAGGAAGAGCATTCTCTACCGCTTGCTTAGGCGTAGTACCACCTACATCTGATCCACCATTGCCACTATTATTGGTAGCACATCCGACTAGTAAGAACGGAACTAAAATTAAAGGTAAGATATTCTTCATAAAATTATTTAATCAATAGAAAATTTTATCAATAACATCTTTAAAAGTATGTCCGCAGAGTTTAGCTGCCTTAACAAGCGTTCCATCCTCTCCTAAATAACAATTTAAATTAATATCAAATACATATATTTTATTATTTTTTATTCTATAATCTATTCTATAATAACTTTTTATATTAAATTTTTTCTTTATTAATTTAGCAATTTTATAAATTTTTTTATCTTTACTAATTTGTAAGTTTTCTTGTTTATGCTTTCTCCACTTAAAATTATAGTCACAAATTCTATTTTTACTGATTTCTTTTTTTACAGAAACAGAAAACAGCCCGGGTACTTCACAATAACTGAATTCATCACCATCAATAAATTCTTCTAAATAACAATCTTTTTTTATAGTGCTTGGATACTTACATAAAATATTCTTCATAGTAATCTCTTCACTTCCATGTTTACATGCAGATTTTAAAATAACAGGAGTTGGCATATCTTTACAAAAAAAACTATTTTTTGGTAAAAAATTTAACTTATATAATCTTTCTATCCACCTTTGCTTATTAACAAAAAAATATAATATTTTAGATGATGCTCCAGTAAATGTAAATTTATTTTTTTCTAAAAATAAAACTGATTCTAAAAAACCTGATCCTGTATTTTCATTATTATCACATAAATTAAATATTTTTTTATAATCTTTTTTTAAATCACACTCAATATTACATATCGGTATTTCTATACCCTTTATAATTGCTGCTATTTTTTTAGCTAAGGCTTTATTTGATTTAAATTCTTCTTTTTTAAGACTTTTGTTAGCTGAATATATTACTGCGTACACATAAAATATTTAATATATTTTTAAATAAAATAAAACGCAATCTTATCGCCTTCATAAACAATATCAAACGCTCTGAACGAAAATTTATCTTCTATAATTTTTTTTGAAAACTCTTCAAAAGCTTTATCATTTTTATCTATTCTAAATACTTTACCTGATACGTTTTCAAATATATAAGGTTTTACTAATAGCATTAAATCTATATTTGAATGATTTTTATGCCAATTTTCTATATATAAAAATACATCATTTCTATTTTTTTCTATAAAATCAATAATTCTATATTTGCAAGAGCAATTAGGATTAACCTTAAACGACTCTACATCAGCATGTGTTTGTAGAAAAGTATTCTGAAAATTACTTCTAAAATCATCAAAAGTTGTTATAAGAGTTAGAACTAAAGTAGGAAGATGCTTGTAATCCTTATCTAGCATATGATATATTATTAAAAAAACCAGTTTTATCAATATTAAATAATATTGTGCCTAATATACCTAATATCAATGATATTAATAGGGCAAAAAGAATAGCTGTTGATGCTTTATTAAGAAGAAGAAATATTTATACAGGCAGCGGTGCTATAAAATTTCCAACTCCTACACCCACTCTAACACCAACACCTACTCCAACACCTACTCCAACACCTACACCACCAGCTCCTCCTTCTAACGAAGATCTCACATTTAATAGTAACACAAGTTTTGGCTTGAGTGCTGTTAGTAACATTTTAAATTTTGACTTTTTTAATATAACATCATGAGAAGAAATATTACAGCAAGTATAGATGAAAAACCATTAAAAGTTTATAATCATTCTGTACAAAGATCTATAGATAGTTTTTGGATTAACAATACACAGAAACCTTCAATAATACTTGCTAGTGGTATATATAGATTTTATCAAACAGATCCAACAAATTATTACGGAACTCCTAGCCCTTTTATAATTGGTACTCTACCTGAAACACAAGCTGTAGACAATAGTTATATAAAATACTTTTTAAATGGCCAACAAGTAAATGCTACAAACTATATAAACAATTTTACACCTTGCTTAACAAGCTATTTTGGAAATCCACAATTAGGAAATTATGTAGAAATAACATGCACTTACACAAATCCTGTTACTAGTTATTTTTATTATAATGCAAACCAAGTAGGATATGGCAATAATTTAAAATACCTACCAACAGATAATTGTAATATATTTGTATGCTTAAGCACAACTACAAGCTTAGAATTATTTGCAGGTCAACATTCAATTTATATTCCTATAAAACTCGCTTATGTGGGTCTTCCTGCTGATAATACCTATTACGATTATTATAGTGGCGACGGGTCAATTTATAGAAATTTAACCGCTTTTAATATGCATGTAATGAATACAGAAGCAAAGACAGTCACAGCCTATACTCTTTCAGCATTTGAAACTTTACTCACACAAACTGAATCTACTAGTAGCATATACGCTATAAGACCGTTAGGTTTTGTGCCTTCACTTTGTGCAACAGTAATTGAAACAATAAAAATAAAATATTAATATGCCAACACCTCCTACAGAAACATTAGTAGAAAAGATTAAAAAATCTCAAGATACACAAGCAGAGTTATTAAAACAAATTCCTGGTTATTATGATGATCCAGCAAACACAAAAACACCCACTGGTACTATTATAATACAGCCTGGTAGTAGTACTATACCTATTGTTCCACCTGTAACAAATAGCCCCGGTACTGGCGGTACACCTGCAATTCCTGGAACGCAACCTTCGCCTGTACCAGCAGCACCGCAATACGGTATAGGCAATCTTATACTTGACATTAGCAATGCTATTTCAAATTTTTACAATAATTCAAAATATATTTTAGCTATGTGGGGTGTGCTGCCACCTGGAGTTTATGAGTTTGATGGTAAAAGGTACAAAGTAGGAGAAGGCACAAAAAAACAAACATATAAAGAAGCAAAACCACCTGCCCAAGGTCAAACACCGGGAGCAACAGACCCTTATGCAATGAATTACGATCCTGCTGCTACAGTTTCAGATGCATCGGAAGAATATCCTTTTACTGGAAGCCCGGGGCCTTTTGATTCTAGAAACTCCTACTCAGGTTCAGGATACGCTGGCTATAATGGAAATTTTTATTCACCAAACGTTGCATTATATGCATACCCTAATTCAACAGATATCGTAGGTGTTCCTTATTATCCTTATCAGCAGATCAATGCGCAAGTTATGTGGGTAGGTGATGGAGGTATATTTGGTCAAAATAATGCCTACTATGAGTTAGATGATGGAACTACACAACAAAGAAGAAAAGGTATAATAGATGATTTTTTAAAAGCAGCACAATATAAGTTTTTTCCTCCTACACACATATTTCAAGAAAGACAGAACGAACCTATAGGGTTTGTAGGTAACAGTAATATGATAGAAGATTATTTAAATGGATCTCTTCCAGACAATATTACCTATGCAATTCCATCATTTAATTTTGGCGCCAATGCTGCTCCTTATAGAAAACTAGAACTAAGAGTTAATTCTCCTTATGGTGGAACTAATTTTTATGTTATTAATCCTAATAATGGTACTTGGAGACCGGCAGAACCTACTAATTGGTATACTGCTCTTACAGGTCAATTGGCAATAAACTTGAGAGGGTGTAACCAACAAGATAAAGTATCTACAAATCCATATATTAAGCAGATATTTGCATTCTCTGATTCTTCTCCAATGACAGGATATAATATTCATCTAGATGGTGTACTACTAACAAATAGTAGAGAAATAACAGCTACATATGATGATTCAGGTACAAACAAAATAACAATATTTGATCTAAATTGCATTAGTAGGCACAACCCAGTTTGCTTCAGGACTAGAGTAAATACTTTAAGTAGCTATCCAGGAATACCGCCAATAGCTAGCTTTATTTTTAATAATAATATTGATCAAGGAAAACATAATACTTTTATTATCATGCAACATAATGCTATAAAATCTTTAAATATACCTAGACCTTTTTATATAGAATATTGCAACGCATACTTTCCAGCATTTTCAGGAAGGATACACATAAGATGATTTTATCAAACAGCCATCAACCATTTCTCTTTAAACACAATAATCAAATGCATTTAATTTATTGTGAAAAAAATAATACATTAATAATAAATCAAATGCCAATTATTATATGGAGTATATTTGTATTAAATCTTGAAACAAATACCAAAAAAAGAATTTTTAATATAGAAAATAGAATAGAATGTAACCCAAGTGTACGGTATGAAAACAATTCTATTATTTTAAATTATATTGCTAGTAATATTATTGAAGAAAAAATAGAAAGTATAGATTATTTTCTATATCGCACTATATTAGATAATGATTTTAATATAATAAGAGAAGAGCAACAACTAATAAAAACATTTTCTGGTTTTGAAACTTTAACAGATATATATTATTTTTCTCTAAGAGGTGGATATGAATATATCAATATTCAGAATAAAGATACAAATAATGAAAACATTCTCAATATTTCATCTATCACCAATGGGCTTGCAAGAATTATTCCTATTTTTAATTCCAATAATTTTATCGTTACAGATCCCTACACACAGAGAAGCTTTTATATACAAGATAATTTCACCAATGACCCACCTCAAATTAAAAACAACCAACACCAAAGCATTTATAAATGTAGTATACTAGATAATACAATATCTTATGCAGTTAAGAAACAGGATTTAGAAAATAGAGATATAATAATAGAAGAAGGTTATTATATAGAATAATTAAACAATTAAATTAATCTTCACTAGGAGAGAAAGGCATCTCCTGAGGTATAATAAAATTTTTCTTAGGAGTAACGGTATGGTCTGTGGCAATGTGACCTGGAAGAGTAGCACCACCAGATGTATTAATGGTATAATTTGAGTAAGGTGATTTAACTGTACTTTGAGTTAATCTAATACCTGTTAGTAAGGGATCTCTTTTAAGAAGAGTAGGCTTTTCATAATCTGTGTTATCTGTGGTAACTGTTTTCTTATAAGGTGTAGCTGTACTAGATTGATATGAATTATATCTCTCATTGATATAATTTTCCTGTCTTTGTAATGCTTCTTTTTGCATTCTTTCTTGTCTATCAGCTGCTACTGCAGATTGAATCAGCCCCCCTACTAATCCAATAATAGGACCTATGGGTATACCTCCCCCTCTTTGCATAGGAACACCTTGATTGGGAATATACCCCTGTTGTACCGGTACCATACCCATAGGCATATAGCCTTGTTGTACACCATTTACTGGGTAGACTTGTCTGGGGCTATTAACAGATCCAAAGGTAAAGGTACTCTGGGCTTGTAGAGTAACAGGAAGTAGAAAGAGAATGAATAGCTTTTTCAACGGGGTATACGGAATAGCTTACCTTCAAAAGGATCATTAACAATAGAACCAGGCTTATACTCAGAGGTAGAAACAGTAAACTCTGAGTAAGGAGATTGAAATGTAGTTTTACTAAGAGGAATAGCTAGAGGCACATTCTTTTTATCTACTACAGGTCTATAGGCTTGACTCTGTTGTTGTTCCTGTTGATGTGCAATATTATCTCCAGACATATAATTGGCTAAAAGACCACCTGCTGCCATTCCAGCCAATGCACCAATCCACTGTGCATCTGGACCATTACTAATAGCTGGTGCTAACATATATCCCAATCCTGCCCCTGCCACCGATCCATACAATGTTTGAGTCGGTTGACCAGTATAAGGTTCCCACCCCAATTGTGCAAATGAAATAGAACTACTTACAAGTAATAGTGTTATCAGCTTCTTCATATGTATATGTTAAGTGAACTAAGATAGAGGTCAAGCTCTTTTTTTATTTGGAAACCCCCGGGCCCGCTACCCTTTAGAGCGGCGCAGCCGCTTTGGCACAGCTCCCCCTATAATTTTAAACCAGATCATATATAATGCTTTCAATGAAACACCGTAAATTTGTATCTGGTACACCTAAGAAGACAGTAGCTTCTGCTTCTTTTGCTAAGTATCTAAGAGAATCCTGTGGTATTAATGCTAGAAAGAAACCAGTGAGAAAGAAATGAGATTAGATATCTATCCTCCAGATGATGAGTTTGATGATGAAGAAGATGATGATATAGATGAAACACCTGAAATGTATTAATAAATAACTATATGCCTCAGGTACCTAATATTAATGATATTAACAGAGCCAAAAGAGCTGCTTTGGATAGGGTTGCAGGGGGCCTGCGAGTGGGTTGTACATACAGCCAGAGTGGGTTGTACATACAGCCAGTGTAACAGTGTGGCAAAACAAACGGTAAAGTAAAGTAAGCCGGAACCTCTTATGGGAAAGTTAGCGAATTTTGCAAAAAAAATTTGGCATGCACCTATAGAAACCCCAGACCACTCCGCATATAGATATGAATTCGCGTACCCTGGTTCTATATAACTGTCAGTGTTTCGCGGCTACCACAGCTCTTCTCAGACACATACCATGGTATAGAAGAAGGGTACATAGATAGAGAGTCAGTTGTAGTAGTGAACCAATGATCATCATCTGCTAACTCATGGGCTGTCTTACGCTTTGACTCCATATACTCTTCTAGTGATTGTATCATATGTGTTATTGTATAGGTATTATTGGTTTGGGCCTACAAGGATTTGAACCTTGGACCAAGGCATTATGAGTGCCCTGCTCTGACCGCTGAGCTATAGGCCCAACTTGTTCCTGGCAAAGTCTGATAGCAATTGTTTAAACTCTACTACCAACCCTACCTTGGATGTCATATGCAGTACGGTGAAGACACCTAGCATGTAGATAAAGACTGAGTAGAGGATTAAGATGATCACAGACTGTTGTAACGTTTGTTGGCATCATCTAGAGTGGTACAAGTCCATCCAGTAATACCCCACAATGAACTACCAGGATAGGTCTCTGCAGGCTCAATAGCCATCCCACCCATACTGTATCCATTATGTCTACCTAGCTTGACTACCTCATAGTTCTTCATCTCAGTACCCTCTCTGGTCTGCTCATAGATAGCCTTCATACCATCCCGTCTTACCTGCTTATAATTAAACCCCTTCTTCTTAAACTCATGAGGGATTACTTTGTACTCAATACCATTGATTGTTTGTGTCATGTTATATATTGTATAGGTTTAGTAGTGGTAGGTCAATAGCAAACTTAATACAGCTAGCAAGCACCCTAGTTCAATGTAGATCATATCAGGCAATCTCCATAACACTGTGCACACTACTCTCACTGATGGCTGACCTGAGCAGGTTCTCTACAGTAACCCTAATGGTCTGACCAGGGAAGTGATCCTCAGCCTCATCTGCCAACCTACCATCAATTGCAATGAACCTCTTACCATTCTTCTTTACAATACTGATACGCTCCTCACTAACCCTATAAGCATGGAAAGGATTCTTATCACCTTTGCAGTACTTGTTCTTGTACTTCTTAACCAGGTTGTTGGCCTTCTCATCCAAAGCAGTCCTAGCATAGCCTTTGTTCTTCATCTTCTCTACCTTGAGACCAAAAGCCTCAGCCTGCTTTTTAAAGTGCTTGTTGTGGTACTGATTGGCATTACAGTCAACAATATCATGGACATTGTTCTTATAATGGGCCATCTCATGAATCAAAGTCTCACAGATGTCCTCTACAGACCTCTTGAGGGTGTCAGCGGTAATATTAATCTCAGGGAGAGTCTTCTTACCATCCTTCCACCTACCCTGCCAGAACCAACCATAGTAGCTTTGACGGCCCCTATTGGGGATCAAAGTAAACACCGGGGTGTCCAGATTGGCTTCCAACTCTTGGTTAAAGAACTCAAATGCTTCTACCAGCTTTTGAGTCACGTCTCCTGTAATGTTATTACTCATTTCTGATTCTCCTTATTATATTCGGTACTATCACGTTCGTCAAGCATGTAATCAGCATACTTGTACGCTTGGTGGGCCACCCACTTGTGAGTGGCTGCCGGTTGATTGATTAATGCATGCATGGCAAGGGCAGCAAAGATGTCTCTTAACTCTCCAGTATCACTATATTGATTACGATTCTTCATTTACATCTTCTCCTTCAAAAGGGACCTCTTTCTTAAGAGGAGTGAAAGGTTCCACGTAGAGATGATTGAACTCTGCCACCTGCTCGTCCGTGGGATAGTCAGGTAGGGTGTCGAGGTACTCTTCCAGAGTCTGCTTCTCATCATCCCAGTCTGGACTGTTCTTAACCATCCATGCAATCTTCTTGCAATGGAGCTCTGCATTGTAGGGTGTTTCATAACCGGTTGCTTGTTCTGTTGTACTCATAAATTTAAACTGCGTAAGGGTATTCAATACTGTTGAGCTTGTCAATAGCATTCTGACAAGTAGCCATCAACTCATGCTTGGAGAACATGGGAGTTAAACCTCTCATGCCTTCTGGGTTGCTGCTATGATCAGTCATATTGAGCTCAATCATACGTTGGAGGTTAATGAGGGTACCAATGGCCCAGCCAATCTTACCCCCAGTGGATTCAGAGCTGCTAGTAGCTACTGGCAACTCAACGGTTACTTTGTTATTCATCATCCTCTTATTATAATGGAATTGTGGTTAACAGCAACTACCAAATGGCTCTCCATATGAGATAAGTGATGCCACCATACAATGCTAGTGCTACCAGGTTGGCTAACACATTCAACATGAACTGTATAAACTTATCAGGCCCCTCGTTCATCTTCTTGATACTCCTTCCAGAATTCAGCTAACTCTTTCTCTTGTAACAGTCTCTGTTGTTCTTTGTGTTCAAAGTACTCTTGAACAACTTGTTTATTATCAATGATATCGCTCTTCGTATACTTACGAGCAAACCAGCTCATACAACTCCATGCCCTTCATACTTGAGTAAAGCGTTGTAGAACAAGCGCTGTAAGTCGTTGATAGTGTTACACCTATCAATGTTTATGATGAGCTTGCGTTTATCCATGGTGGGTATATCACTGTCTTGGATGGCGCACACAAGCGATCCCTTAATCTCCCTAGGTTCTCGCACTGATAAAACGATGTCTTCTAATGGTCTGAGCTTACTAGTCATATGTTAGTCTCCAATATGGTAGCACATCTCTACCTTGATGTGTTGATCATCAAGCTTTTCTACCTTACTGACGGTAGTATAGCCACCGAACTTGTTGAAGCGCGCAGGGTACAACCTGTAGAGAGCTCGTTGCATACGACCCAGATCGCAAGGACCGTAGAAGGGCACCTTGTAATAGGTGTGATCGTAATAGGCAGACTGCACTTCATCGCCAATCTGTTCGCGCTTGCCCCACTTGATACCACCAATAGCGGGCTCAGTCACATTGCGCCATTCACCATCTTCGTCGTAGATCTCGTAAGTTACTGTTCGGTTTTTCATCATACACATATTGTAGGTGAAGTTTGGGTTAACGGCAACTAGGAACTTGAGTCAAGTAAGGATGCCAACCATCCAATCTGTCTTCAGTCCTCACATCAGCAAAGTCCAACAACAGCTTACCATAATACTCATCATTATGCCAATAGGTTACATGACAGTCTTGTTGGTACTCATTCATCTGGTTGATACGACTAGCTAGCTCTCTGTATGTCATTTGTTAGCCCCCGCAAGCATCTCTTCAAGAGTGGGCTCCTGCCAATACAGCTTATTGAATCCTATGATCCAGATGTTCACATAAGGCTTCTTCACACCACGCATCACCACCTCACCAGCAGGATGCTGTTCACACTCATCTGTGATCACTCGGATGTATCCATCCCTCACAGATCCTTCAATAGTGTAGCCCACTCGCTTGGCTTCCTTCAAGTAGGGCTTGAGGACCTGGGTGGTCATCATCTTGGGGAAGAACTCGTGCTTCAGTTTGTTGCCTTGTTCTTTA